AGAATGATGAGCGTTGGACTATTGTTCATGAATTTAATCAATACCTTGAAGAAATTAAAAAATCGCCAGATGAATATCCTCATATGTGCTTGATAGATGTGCCTTTGCATGAAAGTGTTATGCCACATCTTCTTGCAAGATTTGATTGTCTCGTAGGATTTTCCATGGGGGAATCTACTTGGCTTCCAGGACTTCAAGCCATGGGAATGGGAATTCCTATAATCCAGTTGAACGCTGATTTGACAAATGGATTTCTTGAATATTTACATGATGTTGGATTTTTGTGTATGGAAAAGGAATATATTTACGCCGATGAAGAACTTTATAAAGGAACTTCAGAATATTATGAAGGTCAGAAGTTTGCGGAAGGAAATGTTGATGAATTAGCTGGAAAGATGGAAGAAGTATATGAGGATTATGACAATAAAGAAATGCGTGATAAAATTGAATTAGGGCTTAAGAAAGCAAAAGATTGGACTTGGGATAAAGCAATTGAAGAAGTGGACATAAGACTTGGGATTTTTTAGTGTTCAAATTTAAAAGAATCTATGTAGGATTGCTGATGAATTAGGTCGCTCAAGACAGACAGTTGCAAATAGAGCTGAATGGTTTAAACAAAGATCAAGAAAGGAGTGTTAAACATGGCCTTCCAGTTGAGGCCTTCAAAAATTAGCTGGCTCTTTTGGTGACAAAAGATGAAAAATCGGGTGAATTCAGGGAACCCTGAGATGGGAATCCTGAGCCAAGCCAGGAAGGGTATAAGTTTCCTGGAAGGTGCAGAGACTAGGAAGGTGAGTCCCAACAATAATCCTTCCCACGAGTGCCCGACAAGTCAAGAGACTTGAAGATATAGTCCGAGCTATAGGGAATTCAACCTATAGAAGTTAAGGATAAAGAGCCTTAGCGATAACAAAACTGACCAATTTAGTGTAGGAACAATTAGTGTAGGTAGTAATGATCTTGGAATTGCTACTGAAGTTACTGTTTCGTATGATGGTGATCCGCAGAGTTTCTATGGAGGTGACTATCGTCTGCCTCTTGCTGTAGAACTTGGAAACAGGACTGGTGAAATTACTGTCTCTACTGCAAGGTTTGATACTGCGGATGATCCGCTTGATAATGCATATGTAACTGTAACTCTTGCAACGGGGAAGAACAGTGGTGGTCTTACTGGAACAATTAACTATTGCAAAGTAACAAGTTATAATGTGAATTCTACGCAGAATGACTTTGTGACTTCAGATATGACATTGGCGATTAGTAGTCAGGATGCTGAAGGGGCTTCCAAGGGAGGTTCTTGGCCAAGTTGGGTATAGTAAACGACTTACAGGTTTTTAGAATATTTTTAAATTTTTAATAACGGTTGATTTTTATCAACCGTTATTTTATTGAATAGATTAGAACGTTTATAAAACAAAGGAGGATAGTATGAAATTTCTCAAATTATCATTATCTGATGAAAAAGTTTACACTTTTTCAACTCTTACGATTAAACAGAGATTGGCGTTGAAAGATGTTTATAAGAAAGCATTAGATCTTCAGAAAGAAATAAATAGAATTCAATTTGATGTTGATGAGAAAGGAAAACCGAAGAAAGATGAAGAGGGTGCAATTACTGTTAAAGAATTAAGTCCAGATGATCAAAATGAATTAATTGGTATTCAGGATCAAATGGTAGCAATTCTTATCGACATTGTTAGAATGTCTATCGCCAGAAAACATCCAGAATTTAAGAGAGACAAAAAGAATGAAAAGGAAGATATAGAAATCAAAGATAAGATGTTAGAATTATTTGATTTTGATGATGCTACAGATGTAAGTAGATTTGCAATGAATGGAGAGATTCCTTATAGAGAAGCCACTGAATATGATTTTAGTGAATTGAAAACTGTAACTAGTATGACTTTTAGTGATGATGAAAAATCAGAAGAGAAGTCTGAATGAACAATTAGAAGATTTGAAAAAATCTATATTGGGAAGTTCAGACGCAGCAAATTATTTTGAAGAAATAGAATTCCCGGATGGAACTGTTATAAAAGCAGACGTCCGGGATTTTTATGATATAGTTGATATGTTTGCAAGCAATTATGGATTAGGAGGATGTAAGACATTAAAGGAATTTATAGAACATATTGATGAAATTGATTTAAATATATTAATTGGATTACAAGGATCTATTATAAGACGCATAGAAGCAATGTATGGTAAAAAATCTTCTTGGAAAGATCATCAAATAGAAGGACGGAAGGAAATGAAAGTACCAGAACAATTTAGACCTAAACAAAAGAACAGAATTGTTGCTGGACCTCAAGAAAAAATATTTATAGGCAAAGAATCTTCAAAGGCCGAATTACAAAAAATGGGAATGTTTTTGAAATCATGGGGTGCTCCTTATGATAAAGTCAATGAGGCTATTAATCAGATAAAGAAAGGAAAGATAGCTATACCAGACGAAGATTTTAGTTGGATAACGCCTGAAGTACTATTACATCCGAATTTTGATACTAGGCTTGTTTTAAAAGCTATGAGAAAATCAAGAGAAAAATCAATTAATTTCAATGTGGGACGCGATACTTTGAATGCGAGAAGATAATGCCTGACCAAGTAATCGCTCTTACTCTAAAATTAAAAGATCGTGGGATTGCTGGCACCACTTCTAAGATGGTAAAATTGAAGGGGACTGTCAAGCAATTAGATAAAGCTTTAGCATCTGCCGCAGGATCAGGATTGAAGGGCGCTACATGGATGCGCTCTGGATATAAGAAAGCACGAGAAGAATTAAAGAATGCGGCAAAGAATGCTAAAAATTTAGAAACTGGTCTTAAAGCTGTTAATGTAGAGCTTACTAATATAGGGCGTGGAAGAGCAGGATCAACGATAGGTAAGATATTAGGAGGAAAAGATTTTGCGGCTGAACGTCGTGCAAAACTTAATGCTATAAGACGTGCTATGCGTGAAGAAGAAAGATTACGTGAACGTATGCAGCGTCAGCAAATGCAAAGGATGGCAAAACAAAGAGCAAGATTTTCAAAAATGATGATCGGTACGATTCAAACTACAGGCTTTGTAGGAATTGCTGCTGCTAGTGCATTAAAAACCTTATTTGATCCTACTAAAATTCAAGGTATATTTGGTCCTGCTCTTGGACAATTGGGTTCAGTTATTGGAAATTTGTTTGGAGAAACCATTGGTTCAATTTTAGGAGATTTAGGAAAAGCTGGTGGTGAAATTGCTGAAGCTTTATTAAATGGAATAACTGCTACTCTAAGACTTGGCGCAAGATTTTTAGGTAGTTTTTTTGAAACGTTCTTTATTGGTGTGATTGCAGCACACGGAACGATGATGGTTTCTATTCTGGTAGGCATAGTTGCAGGACTTGTAAGAGCGGTAATGGAAACTTTTACAGCTTTTGTTAAAGAAATTGTAGATTTATTTAGGTCTTTAGTCAAAGCGATTGTGGCCATTATTTCAGCATTTGTTAAGACAGTAGTAGCAATTTTTAGAGGAATAGGAAAAATAATAGTAGGAGTCTGGAAAGGAGTTTGGGCAACTCTTAAGGCTATAACAAAATTATCTGTTCAAGCTATTCTTGGTATTGTGAAAAAACTTGTAGATCAAATTGCTGTTGGTTTTAAAGAATTTGTGGCAATTCAGGTAGAAGCTGCAAAAACATTTGGCCTTGTAACAGATGTTGCAGGACAATCGACGAGGAAGTTTGCTACTCTTGCGATGAGATTAGCAAGTGAATTTGGATTTGCAATGGGGGATATTCAAAAGACTCTATTTGATGTTACTTCGGCAGGATTTAGAACTGCTGCTAAAGGTGCAAAAATTTTAGAAAAATCTTCTATATTAGCTGTAGCTGGTGCTGCAAGTCTTTCAGGAGCTACTAAGGCTGTTGTTTCAGTTCTTAGAGCATATAGTAAAGATGCTAGTGAAGCAGATCTGGTAACAAGACAATTATTTGCAGGACAGGTATTTGCAAGAGCAACGGTTGATGAATTTGCTTCTGCATTAACAAATATTATTCCTATTGCTTCTTCTGCTGGCGTGAGTTTTGAAGATGTAACGAAAGCACTTGCAACTATTACATTGTCAGGATTTTCTGCAAGTAGAGCCTCACGTGGATTAAGTTTGTTATTGACAGGATTGATTGCTCCTAGCGGCCAAATTCGTAAGAAGTTTGAAGGTATTGGTATGAGTTTTACAGAAATGGGGAAAAATGGGCAAATTGTTCTTAAGCCTTTGGGAGATATTATCAAACAATTGCAGAAAGTTTCCATTGCTGAGATTAGGACTGTTGCATCTCGTATTCAGTCAAGAAATGCTGTATTAGCATTAAAATCAGGTTATGAAAAATATCTTGAAATTTCACGCGATTTTGTTAAGGTAACTAAACAGCTTGATGCAGCACACAAGGGCGTAACAAAAGAATTTGATAGACAGTTTAAAATTCTTTATGGGAATATTACTGTATTACGTTCTTTACTTGTTGGGGGATTTGCAAGAGCAATTCAGGGTCCATTTAAAGATCTTGTAGATATGATTAAAGAGATTACACAATGGTTATTAAAATCAGAAGCCGTTGAAAGATTTTTTAAGGCTTTCCAAAAATTTGCACAGCCTGTGATTGATACAATAATTGAGCCTATGAAAAAAGGACTTGATGGTATTTTAACTGTATTAAAGACTGAAGATTTTGCTAAGATTTTTGAGACAGAAACGGCGGAAAAATTTAGAGAAGCTTTATTAAAGATTGTTGAACATATTAAAAATATTCCGACCTTTTTAGTAAAGATTTTTGATACTGTATTGGATACCATTGAAATAATAAAGATTGAAGCAAAATTTATTGCGGATGTAATCTCAGGAATGTTTAAAAAATTAGCTGATCCAGAAACTTTTGTTAAATCTTTTGATGCGTTTGCTAATGCATTTATGGATGTAATTAGTATTATAGGAAAATTTTTGTATCAAACTTTGAAAGATGTATTTCTTATGTTGGTTGATTTTTTCAATGCTACAATTGGACCAAAAATAGTAGATTTTATAGATAAGATGGTTGATAAAGTAATTGTTGAATTGGGAACATCTTTTATAGGGAATTTACCTTTTATTGGGATGGAAGATAAAACTTTTAAGGATGCTTTGCGTAGAAAAGGTGTAAGAGAACAGGTTGGTACTCTTGAAGAAGAAATAAGAACAGGGGGTAAAGAAAAAACTAGAGAGAGATTAGAAAAAGAATTAGGAGAAACAAGAAGAGCTTTAGTAAAACTTGAAAGATCAGTCTTAAAAGGAGGCTGGAGTGGTTTACAAGCACATAAAGAACGTAAAGAACGTGAAGCTGCTATTGAAGCTGCTAAATTAAGTGTTGAAGTAGCTGAAGATCAGCTTAAAGCTTTTGCGATAGCTCTTAAAAACGTAACTGATCCTTTAGGAAGAGAGACTGCTGCTGCAAAAAGTATGATGGCAAGAATTGCTGCATTAAGAGCAACTTTTGGTCCTAGATTTAGAGGAGCGGCTGCTGGAGTTGGAGCGGCTGCTAAGGCTGGCGCTGGTAAAATAGGAAAAATTGTAGGTGCAGGTGAAATAACTGGATCAGCACAAGCGGCAAGAGCTACTGCATTAGGACAATTAAAGGCTAATCAAGAAAAACGTACCCAAGAAAGACTTCAAGCTGAAGCAGCAAGAAAAGAAGATTGGGCAAGACGTAAGGCACAAATTACTACTGCTGATTGGATAGGGGAAATGGGCGTTCCGACTGTTTATGAAAAAGGTTATAAAGAAAAGAAACCATATACGACTAGAGGTGGATTAGTTGGTTCTGAAGCTGAAAGAGAGCTTAGAGCTTCAAATAAAGCAGAATTTGATCGTCTTGTTACTATATTTCAAAATATTGAAAAAAATACAAGACGATCTGCTGAAGGTGCAATAGTTCAAGAACGTGCTGCTGCTAATATGGTGGGAGAGATGGGCGTTCCGACTGTTTATAGTGAATAATGGTTTATCCTACTTTCGATGGTGATCAAGTTGCAACAGAGGGTTACGGCGTCTTGAGTGGACGTAGTAGTCCGTTTGTTGTATTATATCCTAGAACGGTTGGCGGAATTCTTCAGGAATCTGGTGTTGTAACAAAAAGATTAAATCTGCGTAGTTATCTTATTCCTCCTTCTACTGCTACTCGAAAAACTATAGAAGAATATTGTAATTCTTTAAACGAACAAATAGGAACAAAAGAAGCAAATTTAATTCTTAATGGAAATACTTATTTAAATTGTAATGTAGAAAATATAGATTATGATTTAGAAAAAGTAAAGAATTATATAAGATACACAATTGGTTTTATAATAGGAGATCAGAATACAGGAGGGTCAGTAAGACAATTGTCTGTGTCTGACCTTTTAGGATTTACACGCGGACGTGTAATGACATTTCAATCAACTTTAGATGATTTTACAAATAGAACTTTTACATTTTGGCATAATACCGATAAAGTAAGAAATTTTGAAACACAGATAACAGTAACTTATACTGACAGTTTTGGAGGAGGAAGCAGAATAATTCGTGTAGGTGGATTTGAAAGAATAAGGTGTGAATGTTGGATATTGGGATTGGATGAAGGTCAATTAAATAGAAAAAATCTTGAAGCTTATTTCTACAATATGATTAATGGACCATTGGGAAGATTAGGTACATTGGTTATAAATGGTGAAACACTGAAAAATTGTTTCTTCGAGTCTGCATCTATGTCTGACGAAACTGGAATAGGAATTAATTATAATCTATCATTCCTAAAATCTTTAGCATGTTGAGAGCTATGATAAACGTTATTGTTTTATATGAAAATATTGATATTAGATCCTGGTTTTGAATATTCCACTTTAGCAGTAGCAGAAAGCTATTATAATGCGTTTGTGCGTCTTGGGTATGAAGTAGAAGAATATGATACGCACCATGCTTTTAGAGAAGCATCGAGATTAACGAAGTTTCAATGTCCTGCCTGTAAAGAAAATTTTAATTTTTCAGAAGAATATAATTGGAATAGACTTACTGAAATAGTAACTGCTCCTATTTTGAATATTGTCGTTCAAGATAGATTTGATGTAGTTATAGCAATTCATGGATACCATATTAATCCTGTTATTATTAATAGCATAAGAAAGATTGGATGCAAAACTGCTTTGGTTCTTACTGATGAACCTCAACAAATGGATATAACTAAAGGTTGGAGTCAATTTTATGACTACAATTTTTCAAATGATAAAGGTACTGCTAATTATCATCACAATGGATATTATTTGCCAATGGCCGCAGACGAAAGAATATTCAAACCGCAAAAAGTATTGACAATGTATGAGTCGGATATTTTAGTTGGAGGAAGTTTTTATCGAGAACGTTTTAAATTTCTTATGGATCCTGATCTGACACAATGTATGTTCAGGCACAATACAAAATTTATTGGAGCTAGGAAAAGTAATTTTGGAAATAATGATATAAGAAATAACTTATTTGTAGGGAATAAAATATCGTATGAAGAAATGGCAAAATATACGGCTGGTACAAAAATTAACGTCGATATACCTAGAGATGAGTTCCGTGACGGTATATTCTTGTCTGGGAACACTAAAAAAATAAAAGCAACATGTTTAGCCCCGCGCATTTTTGAATCGCCTCTGGCAGGAGCATTAGTTCTTACGTCTGGGCAACGTCGAGATATATTTGATCTATTTCCTGAGGGAATGTTTCCAATATATGGAGATCAGAGTCACCTTACTCAATTGATTGAAGAATATCTAGGAGATGAGGAAAAACGAAAGAAATTAGTAGAAGAACAAAGAAAATATTGTCTTGAAAATCACACTTATTATGAAAGAGCTAAAGAAATTGCAAAGGTTATGGATTTAAGTTTAACAAGAAAAATAAGTAATACATTTGTTTGGAATAGAAAGGCAGTTAAACATTGGGAACTTATATGGCGAAAAAATTATGATTTTATGAAGAAAAAAGAATATTATAAAAATAGGAGTTTAGAAAGTCTTAAAAATCATTATAATAATGGATCAATAAATATTGTTAGTAATGGTCCTTCTTTAGAAAAATATGTAGAGGATTTAAATGGGAAACAAGTAATTAATATGACAGTTAATGACGCCTTCAGATATATTGATTGTCAATACTATGTAGTTATTCATCCTGACGATGATGTATATGAAAGATGCGTAGAAGATCTAGATGATTTAAGGCATAAAGAAACAATGTTGTTAGCTTCTTCTGTAGTAAATTATAAAGTTGTGGAACATTGGATAAAGAGAAATTTACCTGTTAAGTTTTTTGGAACATCATTAAATGAAGAAGATAGTATAAAGAGAGTAATACGTTTAGTATATAATTTTCCAATTCTTGATGCAGGATATTCAGTAGGGTATTCAGCTATAACATGTGCATTGTATATGGGGCTGACTAAGGAAATCAATGTATATGGATTAGATTTTTGTTATAAAAACATGAAACGTTATGCTTTTGAAGAGCCAATAAAGTTTAAGGATGCACTTGATAGAGAAACTATCCTACTTGAGGATGCCGAAGGAAATCCGGTTTTGACTGATAGTGTTTTAATTAAGAGTAGAGACTTAGTTTTAGATTTAATAAGAAAAAATCCGAATACAAGATTTAATATATATGGTGGAGGATTATTGTATTCGGATAAGATAGAAAATTTAATAGTACATGTCTGACATCAGTAAATTAATACTTGCTTTAGCCGAATATCATCCGATTGATATGAAAAGAAAAGTTGGAGGATATCATACTTTAGTACCGATTGACAGTGATGTAGATAGCGTATTTCAACCAGGATTTAAACCACCCTCAGATTTTCCAACTGATACTTTTGATCAATATAGGAAAGTATTCTGGCGAAACCAAACAGGTAGATCTTTATCGGGAGTTCAGATATATGGATTCAATGTAAAAAGTTCTAATGTTGTTAAATTTGCTTTGGAACGTGGACCTGATGGAGTAATAACAAGAGATGGAAGTGATGCAATACGGAATTATCAGATTAGACCAACATTTTTATCCGACGGACATTTTACTGAAGTAACTACAGATAATGCTTTGTTAATCGGAGGTTCAGGAGTATTAGCACATGGATCAGGTCAAGGAGTATGGTTAAGGCAAAGAATAACAGGAACAACAGCGGAAGACGCAAGTGATAATTTTGCAATAGGAACAGTTGTTTCAGAAGTAGGATCAACTACCATTAAGGAAGAAAATATTTTCCATACAAGAATTCCTGGTCTAACTACAATATTACGAATAAGAATTGATCAGTATAATCCTATGACTATAATTGTGGATTTCAGCCATAGTCTTACGACTAACTATTACAAAACTGCGGCGGAAACACTTTATGCTTTGTATGTAGATAATAAATTTGTAAAGGAATTTACAGGAGAGATCGTAAAAGTTCAGATGCTAAGTATTGATACGATTAGTGAAGTCGATATTTATGCAATTCCACATTCAGGATTTAGACCTCATCAAGATCCTACTGATCCTGAAGAAGGAACAAGATTAGACCCTACTATTCCTGGAAACAAAATAAGAATTAGATTTAGAGCAAAGGATTCTGGTGTATTTGATGTAGAAGCACACCATATACAGTGGGATGAAGGAACAGGAACTTTTGTAACTAAAGAAATAGGTGTAATAAATGCGGATGATGCTTCTATTAAGAGCGGATATAAGATTAAATCAAGTGAAATGATTGATCCTATTTAAAAATAGATGGATAAAGTTAAATATTAAATATTTGTTAGAGGAGACAAAATGACTTTATCTAGAAGAGCTTTTGGCCTTGGGGGAACAGCTTTAGGATATTTAAAAGAAATAGGAGCAGGAATCGTAGGTAGAGCCGTAACTCACACCTTATATGTTTCACCGGAAGGTAGTGGAGCTGATGGATTGACTTGGGCAACTGCCTATAAGACAATTCAAGCCGCTTTAGATGCTGCTTCAACTGATGGAGATAATTTAACTTTAATAAATATTTCCCCACATACAACTAATTACGATATAAATACTACTGGCGATCCTACATGGACAGGAAATTATATTTTAAAAGGAAGTCACAGGAATTGGGCGAAAATTAAGAATGCGCATGGTAGTGCTACTTCTATTATGAAGTTCACTGGTAAGGTTTCATTAAAAGATTTGAATTTTAATTTAGGTTCAGGAAGTGGGAATGGCGTAATAATAACTCACGGCGGATTCAGGGTAAGAGATTGTCAATTTGTTGGAGAAGATTTAACTGGTGCGGCAACAGCGCTCCATACAGATGGCGCAACAGTATTGAAACATGGAATAATAGAAAATTGCCATTTTCTCGGAGAAGGAATAACACATATGACGGCGCTCTTGTTGGATAAAACGGCAAGAAGCTTTATTGAAGGATGTAAAATCCACGAATGTAAAACTGGCATTCAGATAGTTGATGCAGATAGTGATGAAAATATGTTTCGTTTTATTGATATTGGTGATTCCGGTATCGGATTTGATATAGATGCCGGAAATGCTCAACATATAGAACATGTCTTATTTCACAACAATACAACAAATATAGATGATGAAGTTGGAGATCATTTATATGATACCTTATTGGGAGAAAGTTCAGGGACAATATTATTGCCTGACGATTTTACAGGAGTAGATTTAGATACTCATGCTGATCCAGCTACTTGGGGAACTAATACGGAAATACTGGCCGCTGTGGGCAGAACCAAGCCGTTTCGAGTTATTGGAATCATAATGGAAGCAGATGCAAATGAAAAATTTAGAGTCAGACTTTCTGCGGATGGTGGGACTTCTCATTTCACAGATATTATGGTTGAAGGTGCAGCAAATGCAGCTAAAAGAGAATCAGTGCAATTGCCTCCTGGAGTTGAAGTAATTCTTAATCAGGGTATTCAAATATCTGGTTCTTCAAAGTCTGAATCAGGGAATAATACAGCTACAGTCTGGTTGGAAATACAAGAAATATAAGATTAAAGGAAAAACTTTGTAGGAGCAATAATGGCTACTTTTACAGTCTATTTCAGTGATAGTGGTGTTGCTGCAACTGGTTTGACAGTGGCATTTGAATATCTTAAAAAGGCTAGCGATAATACCAATGTTTCAACGGCAGGAGCCACTATTGTCGAAATAGGAGGAGGTTGGTATAAAATCACAGGTTTAAATCCTGATGAGTTATGGGTAGGAGTAATGGATGGAAGTAATACTTTAGCTAATGCCGATAGATATGTTCCAATTGCAATGGAACCTGAAGATTATAATTATGAAGCACATGGTATTCCTGTTTATAATGAAACTTCAGATCAATTGAAAATCGCAGCGTTTCTTTCAAAGAATGGACAAAGAGTTACAACAAATCTTACGAATTGTTCTATAATAGTTTACGATGAGAATCATGCAGCATTATTCACTATAACTTCTGCTTCTGCAACAAATGGCGTATTTTTTGTGACTAAGACGACTCCTAGGTTTGTCAAAAACAAGTTGTATTATGCAGCTATTACGATTACCCATGATGGCGTAGGTTATGTTTCAACGGATGCGATTATTGCGATAGAATAATGAGTTTAAAGGTTTTCAATCCAAGAAAGAGGCAAGTATCTTTCTTCAGAATTAATTCAGATTATCCTTTTCGGGATAATTTGTTTGTTTCTGGAGGAAGAAGTGGAAGCATTGTTTTTTTAAATTCTGCATTAAATAATCCATATAGACATTACAAAGTAATTACACTTCCAGTAGCCAATGGAAGTTATAAAGTAAGAGTAGCTTCAGAAGATGCTTATGGTAATACTAATGTTCCTGGAACTGATCCTGAAGCCTATGGAGTAATAGTTGTAGGAGTTTTTGTATTACCTCCTATAGATATAAAATTTACAGTATCTGGAAACAATGTTACATTTACGTGGGAACATCCTTCAAGTGGTGCTCCTGATGCTTATATTTTTTATGGTGGAAGAGATGGAGCAGCAATTGATAGAACTACGCCTATAGGAACCGCTGCTGGATCAGCAAAAACAAAGACTTTAACGTTAGCAAGCGGAGTTTGGAAGATAGTTATAGAAGCTAAGATCAATTGTGATCAATGGGATATAGCACTTGGCGCTCCAAGTGCTATGAATAGAGTGGATGTAGGAGATTCAAATCTTACAGGAGCACAAGCTACTGTAACAGATGGTGTTGATCGAGGAAATAACTCAGCTTTATGGGTATTTAGTTAATGGCTAACAATACTTGGACAAATGGAAACGGTACTAACGTTTGGAATGATGCCCTTAATTGGTCTTTAGGGCATGTTCCATTGGCTACAGAAGATGTGATATTTGATGGAACAGATGTTGGTAACTGCACTATAGATACTTATCCAAATAATGTAGTTTCAATCGCCGTCGATGTTTTGTATACTGGACAGATCACTCAGACATGCGCGGTAGTGGTAAATGGTCCCTTCGCTTCAGCAGGCAAATGGGACTGCAACGCCAATTTTGATTGCACCAACTATACCCTAACAGCTGGCACTTTCCAAGCAGGAGCTGGAAATATCACGACAGCCGGTAATGTGGCAATGGCTACTGGTACGTTTAGTCGCCAAACTTCCACTTTTATTTTATCTGCTACTGGGACCATTAATGCTGCGGGCATTATATTTCATAGCTTTACTCAAAATAACGGTGTAATAACAGATATATTAAGTAATGTAGTTTTTGCTACTGGCGGCATACTCACAACTGGTAATAATACTTCCACAATAAGAGCTTCTGGAGCTACTAGAACTCTTTACATTTATTCAACATTAATAAACAATGGATGTACTTGGGGCGGTGGTGGACAATTAATGATTCTTTATATTCTTCGCCAAGACATGCCAGGTGGCAATTATGGCGATTGTCGTATTTGGTTTAGAGATACTCTAGGTGTTCCAAGAAATCTACTTGGTAATCTTACCACTACAGAACGATTTTACATTGATAACTGGGTAGTAGGAACAGCTCAATTATCTTCAGCCGGATTTAATATTACCTGTGCGTGGTTGCGTCTTGGTCAGACCACCAATAATCTTTGTGGTAAATTAATTCTTAATCCTGGAACCACACTCCAAGTCAACGGTGATCTTACGATCTATGCCGATGACGGAAGCTCTGAAAACGCTCTAGTCGTAGACACGGACGGCGCTAATTTGATTTATGTATCAGGCAACTGGGACATCCAAGATCCTAGTGCGGAATTTGATGCCCAACAGTCCACTGTGATTTTCAATGGCGTAGGTGCTCAGACTATTAAGTCGAGTGGGAATGCTTTTTATGATATTCAATTAAATGATGGCGGTGCTGGTGGTTCATGGACGCTTCAAGATGCTTTAACATGTCATGATCTTACACAAACAGATGGAATACTTGATACCAAAAATGGAGTAAATAATCCTATAACTGCAAGTGGAGATATTGCATTTGATGGAGGGACACTTATTGCACGTGGAGCGACTATAACATGTCCTGGGAGTATAACTTTCGATGCGAGCTTTACATTTACTTACGGAACTTCAAAAATTTTATTGAATGGAACATCAACTCAAACCATTATGTCTAACGGAATTGCAGTTTATGATATGGAAGTAACTAATACTGAAGGAAAAATAGTTTTTGATGATGCTGTGGATATTGATAATCAATTAATAGCAAATGCTGCAACGGCTGATATTCTGATCGAATTTGATGAAAATGGCGGACATACCATTGAAGATCTCAGTGGATTAACTGGAACAAGTCCTCACTATGTTAAACTGAGAAGTCAAGTAACTGGTGATGAAAGTGAAAATTTTGATGTTCAGGATGTGACTTTACCTTCTACTTCAGTAAAACCTCCTCAACCTGGATTACCAGCTACTTCTGATCCTAATAATACACTTGATGCAGATAATCCGTTTGTAGAAACTGGACTTGAATTAACAAGGGTATCGGTTGGAAAAGCAAGGATTCGTTTTTATTGGTTATGGGGAAATTTAGCCACAAAATTTAGAATTTATCACAATAATGGATCAGGAGATGTTGATTGGGTTACACATGCTTATGAATTTAATAGAGTAGATGGTATTATTCAATCCTATACGACTCTTCAGTTGAATGTAACAAGTGTAGTTCAAACATGGAAATTTGGAGTACGTGCGGTAAATTCTAATAACCAGACAGATACTAATACAGATGAGTATGAAATAGATATAGAGGGTCTTCCGCCAGATTTAATTGAAGATATTGTTTTGGATACGGTGTTATAATGGTTCAAGCTGGTATACAATCTGGACAAAATGTGACTTCTTTCAGGAAGCATAAGGTTTTTCTATTAAGAAATAATACATTCAGTAATCTTACCAAAAGAACATCATTTCTAATGGATGGCAAAGTAAGAGAAATTAATAAAGGGATTAATGAACATATAGACACATGTGAAATAGAATTTCCTGCGAAAGCTTTTGGAAATCACATAGGATTTAATACTCCTGTGATTGTAGCTATTGATAATGCAAGCAATATTGTGTTTAGAGGAAATCTCGTAATAGAAAAAGGAATTCTTTCAAGAACGAGCGACACACTGACTACAACTGCTTATGGATTAAAATGGTATCTTAATAAAATGTCTAAAATACGAGGGAAAATTTATACAGTTGATAATACTATTAAACCCATTTTAGGATATGACACAAATACGACGAATAGATTATTTGAAAAATTTAGAAATCCTCCTCCAGGAGCAAATACAGCTTATGGATATTTGGGAAGTGAACGTACTGTATTTAATGTTGATGGAAAAGAAGATTCAGCAACATCTGGAGATAATAAAGATCTTGCTATAGCGTTTAAATTTGATCCTACACAACAATATATAGAAGCTGCTGGTGCAGTAGCAATGGATGTGAAATATTTCTGGAATTATGCTACAATTCTTATGTATATCGAAGAATGGTATATTAAACCATTTCTTAATACTTTTCTTTCTGGCGTAAAAGTGCGCATAAGTCAAAGATCTTTTGAAAAAATATTTCGTTGGGGTGAAAAGATTGGGTTAGAAAAAATAAGACCAATCAATTTTGACATTAACGGTTTGGGTCCAGTTGAAGCAATTGATAAAGTTGTAAAAGCCATTCCTGGTCCTTGGTATTGGTATCTTAAACATAGTAAGAATGTAAGTGAAGTTGAACTTATAAACCATCTTATGAAAGACGATGTTCCAAAAGCTGTATATATTGGAAGAGATGGTAAAATATTAGATACCGATAGTGGAACAAATATAGCTGGAGCTGATGTAGAAAGAAGTATAGCCGATGCTATTGTTCATGCGGTTGTGGTAGGCGCTCCATTAAAACTTGAAACTACGCTCGAATTAATACCACGTTGGACTAGATATCTTAGACCTACTTCGGATCAAAATAAACAACCTTCTGATACTGATAATAATTATACAGAATATGAAGCTGGAGAAGTAACGAGTAGAAGATATATTTCACATTTTAAAAATCCTATTGATTATAAAAAATATGTTGCCATGAATAAAGCTGGAGCTACTCCAGAAGTTTGGAATACTACTCAAACTGAAGATAAAGCTAAAATAACTGCTAGTGATGTTCAAAGATATGCTAGAATATTTAGAGAATTTACAGTTCCTGGATCTAAAGAAGAAATAACTAAAAATCTTGTAGATGATTTAGGATTGCATGATGATATTAGTGATGTATTTTCTGGATTTGCATCAGAAATAGAACAATTTATATTTGATAATGCTGAACGTATAAGAAAGATAGAACCTCCTGTAACTAAATACGAAACAAGTAAAGTTAATAAGAATCTTGAACCTTCTAGACCTTTTATATTTTTATATGATGAATCTAAAACTATAGAAGCAGAAGATGAGAAACCTGCTGCCGCTGTAGGTGGTGCGGATAAAAAAGAAGATATACTGAAAAAAATTCCTTTTATTATACCTGATGGAAGAGATAAAGACGCTTTTAAAGGTACTTATTCTTTTGAAAATGATTTTCAAGTTGTAAAATTTTCAAAACCACAATATTCAAGTGATTTACCTGATGTATTAAATGCTGATTTAGAAGGTTGGAAAAAATTTGCTAATGCAAAAACAAAACGAGCGTTTATGACTTGTCGGATATCGTTAGATGTTCCTTTAATTGATGATTTGTTGAATGAAGAAAGAGAATTATTGTATGGCAATGGAAGATTTATAGCTTATTATATTGATGAAAAATTAGAATTTGTTTTAAGATCTTCTGCTATTTATCCTAAACCGAAAGCTTTAACTACAGGAGTTCCAGCAATAACTTATACATTGCCTTCAGGAACATCACAAATAGGAAGTCTTGTTATACCAACAAAAAATAGAAATTTGAATGATAAGTTTCCATTACTTGATTGGAATATGCTTAATAGCACAGAAGATGGATTATTAGGCGAATTATTTTCACAGCAAGTTGTTAAGAGTGATCTAAAACAATTGAAACAAGCTTTGGAAGATATGCTTACAAGTGCTCCTGATTTTATAGAAAACATTTCTTTAGATCATGGAAGAGTCGATTTAAGTTTAGAAATAGGAGATCAGGTTGATAGGATTATAGGAAGTGAATTGTCAGATGGAGCGGATGGATATTATGGATTAGATTCAGTTGTAACAGGAATTAATATAACTTCTCGTGGCGATACGGAAGCATGGAAAACGCTTTCAGTATTACGTAATCGAAGAGGATTTACTTTAGGTGATCTTAAAATAAAGGCTAGAGCATGAGTGCTATAACAGCTAGACAACTTAGATCATTTCAAGAACGTATAGATAGATTAGAAACTGCTTTATCTACAGGTTTTGGTGTAGCTTCTTTGGATGAATTATCTGCCCCCAAAGAAGGCAAAATAAAAATGGCGAAATGGACTGGAACTGGAGTTCTTCCACGATATTCTCCAATGAAATTTGATTTAATCGCACATGATGGAGATGTATTAGTGGCGCAAAGAGTAGCAAAACTTCCTCTTCTTGAATATCCAGAAAAAGACGATGACGATAAATTAATTTGTGTAACACAAATGGAAGCAGAACAAGGAGATATTGTTCCTGTAATGATTGAAGGGGAAACACTGGTAAGATTTAAAAGTAGATCTGATTTAACTGACATTAATGATGATCCCAATCAAGTAGTAAAATTTGGTGATGCGTTATATATATATTATAAAGATGATACAGATGCAGGAAAATTGATTAATAAAACTACTGATCCTGATGATGCAAGTATATTACAATATATTTCAGATGGATCAGTGGCATTTGCTCTTGAAACTCAACAATCTAATGCCACATTGGTAAGGAGTTTACTTCGGCCCCGTGGTGTAACGGGATTGAATTATTTTGATAATGGAGTGATGGTAAAGTCCGATGATGCTGCATCAAACTTTTATCATGCAGTAAATTGGGATGTTGATCTTAAAGTAGATAATGGAACTAGATGGGAAGTTTATCTCAAATTTGCATCTCCGATTACTTCTTTCGATAGATTATTTATATGTCTTGAACATATACGTTCTTTTATTAATGAACCTTTTTATACAGAATCTTCTTTCTTTGGTATAGAACATCGTTTTGATTATGATTTAATTAGGGTTGATTTAACTCCCGGTGAAACATGGGGATTGGATGCACTTACTTGGAATAATGCGAATAGAGCTACAGGGACATTATTTGATACACCAGCTAATTTTCTTTCTGGAGCACAGATAAATTTTGTTCATGAATATTATGAAACTGTATTAAATTGGGAACCTTGTGAACCTCCTGGTATGCCAGCAACACAAGAAACAGAAGTAGGAGGAGCTGACGGTGAGTGTGATGGTATAGCTTTAGAAGCTCTTGCTCCAGAAACTTTAGCTGGCATATTTTTTGGAATAATTCTTTATTTAGGAGCTGACAATAGTGCTGGTGATCATAGTCCGGATACAGTTCAATCTATTCTTCCAATACGAAATACTCGAACAGGTCAGTCTCATAGAAGTTTTGCTGTTTCTGAATAATTATAAAGATATCTCAATACGTTATTAAGTAAATGGCTAACGTTGGAATTTATACTGGATTACTTAAAGGTGGAAGATTACAAATATATGTAAGGTCTGAATCTAGAAAATTATTTGGACGAGCAGTAAGAACTCTTTCCCGTATTCCTGTTATTTCCTATAATAAAAAAAGAAAATATCACGAATCAACAATTTATTACTATGACTTTATCAAAGAACTTGTTATAAATAATGGATGGAATTTCTTTTTTACTAAGAAACTTAAGAGATATTATCGGAAATTTAAGGAGAAATTAGAACGTGTAAAAGAAGCAAGGAAGGATAAAACTTTTCAATCAAAATATTGGACAAAAGACCCTGAAAATCAGATACTTTCTTTTCAAGCACAAGCTGTAAACGTATGTTATGAAGCTAAGAAATATCTTATTGGTGATGATATGGGTTTGGGTAAAACTCCTGAAGCTTTAGGAGTAATGTGTAAAGCTTTTGAAGATGGGTATAAAAGGACATTAATAGTTGTTCTAAATAGATTAAAATTCCAGTGGCGGAATGAAATAGAAAAGTTTACAACATTCAGAGAAAGCAATGGAGATATATCAATTGTAGATTCTACGGTTGGAATAAAATGTGAAAAAGGCATTAAACTTAATTTAAGAAGTAGAGAATGTAAAAATTGTAAATCAAAAAAGAAATGTAAACGATTAAGGGATGACCCTCGCAGAAGACGTAAGTACCAATTTAGTAAAGGGAAAATTGTAATATGTAATTATGAAATTCTTGATAGATCGTTGGAAATTATTAAAAAAAGTGGATTTGATATTTTTATTTTAGATGAAGCATCTAAGATGAAAAATCGAAGTACAAAATTGACAAAGGCTTTATTGAAAATAAGGAGAGAATTAAGACATAACGCAATTTGTATACCTATGTCTGGGACTTTTATTGAAAATAGATTGGAAGAATTATGGGCACCTTTTTATTTTACTGATCCAAGAATATTAGGAGAATTTTATAATTTTAAAAACCATTATTTGATATTTGATTATTGGGGAAATACAGTAGGATATAAGAATGAAAAAAAATTGAAAAAAATAATAAAAGATCACATAATCAGAAGACCTATTGAAAAAGTTTGGAAAGATAGACCGCCGTTGATTTCTGTTGTGCGGACTTGTGAGATGACAATGATGCAAAGATCTATCTATGATGATGCAAGGGAAGGAATATTAAAACAGCTTAATGATTTAGCTTCTCAAAAGAAAATAAATAGAGCTGATATATTACCATTGATGAATTATCTTATTCAGATTTGTGATACGACTGAAACACAGGATCCAAGTATTAGAGAAAGTGGGAAAATTGATGTGTTAAAAGATATTATTGAAAATGAAATTCATCCAAGACACAAGGTTGTTATTTTCAGTTTTTATGCAAACAAAGTTATTCCTATATTGAAGCGAGAATTAAAATCTTTTGGAAAATCAGTGACAGTAGTCGGAGGCTTGAAGCCAAAAATATTTGAAAAAAGAAAAAGTAAATTTATTGAAAATGAAAATATACGTTTTGCTATCTGTTCAGATTCAATGGCGTATGGTCAGAATATGCAGGTTGCAAGCTATGTGATTAATTTTGATTTGTTATGGAATCCTGCCAAAATGGAACAAAGACTTAGGCGCGTTTATAGGATAGGACAAAAGAAACCTGTTACTGTTATTGATCTTGTAACAACTAATACTCTGGAAGATAAAATGTTAGAAGTGTTAGGAGAACGTAGGGAACTTTTTGATAAGATTTTAGGAGCTAAAGCTAAAAAGACCAAAAAACCTAGTGTAGACCAGCTTTTAGGTATTTTGCGCAATTAGGCCAAAATTTGGATCGTTGTAATGGCTTGAGGACAATCAGTTTAGGTGAGGGTAGGTGTAAGGTAGGGGCTAAAATGGCGAATAACGAATCTTATTTCCAGTTGTTTACTTTCGACGAAAAGATTTTGAATAAATTGCAGACAATTGATAGCGTGAAATGTTTACGATTTGTGATTGCATTGATAAGAAATGGAATTACAGAAGAATCGAAAATTATGGAGTTGTTGAAATGTTCAAAAGCTGATCTTTTCAGAGTTGTTAAAAAACTTATTGCAGCGGATATAATTATTAGATGGCGTGATAAAAATACCAGTGTTCCTTCTTATACTCTGAATTTTGAATTTTTTGATATTACTGAATCTTGTAAACAATGTAGATATAGAAAAACGGAAGTTAAAGATATTGGATCTTTAAAATTTAGATATTTGAATTGTTCTTTGAATGGAACTGTAAAGTGTATTCACAATTATCAAAGAGAAAATTATAATATTTGTAAACTTTTATCCGTAACACATGATAAAGTAAGTGCAGAAGTTTTGGATAGAAAAAATAGATATAAATATAATGAAGATAAAGATATAGAAGAATGGAATATAAGAGATTTTGTGGAATTTTATAGAGAAGAGTGTATCGAAAATTTTCCCACAATGATTATGGATAATAATAATATTATACGATCACATATGCGGAGTATCGTTGAGAGTTTTAAAAAGCATTTTAAAGGTAAGTGGCAGAGGTTTTTGAAGTTATATATGAATAAACAGATAGATGAAGCTAAGAAAGAAAGAAGGTATTTACCTTCTATTCAATTAGCAAGAGGAGTTGTAATAGCAAATTTTCTTAGAAGTGTAAAGAAAAAGGGATATACAGAAGTTGGATTTTGTAAACAGAAAAATTTGTATTGTTCCTATTGTGACACTGATAGCAATATTTGTAAATTGAAAAAAGATAAATTAAAATGCACAAGAAACATTAGAAAAAAGATGAAAAAGTTGTATAACTAATGGCGAAGAAAAAATCTTTTAAAGATTCATACAAGCGTAAAAGGGCTTCAATGCGTGATAGTCCTTTTTCACGTATTTTAGATGAGAAGAAGTTCTTAGGTGGTCTTATAAAATTTCCAAAAGTTGTGGGAGTTATAGTAAATCAATTTGATAGTAGATGTTTAAGTAGCGACAAATTGAAATGGCTTTATGAAGAAATAGAAGAATTTTTTAATAAGACGGGATATGTTTTAGATGATAAAGGCTTTAATGAATATGTCGGTTCTTTAAAAGTAAAGAAAAGAAAGATATATAAAAGACTTTGGAAGTCAATTAAGAAAATTTCTAAGAAAATTTCCGAAGCTTCTACATTGGTTATAAAAGATAATTTAGAAAAATTATATGATGCGCGATTAATGATTTATAATGCTAATCATGTTGCAGATATTTTAGATAAGGCTGATGTTGATGGAATAGATGTCGTTGAAAAAGCAAAGAAACAATATGAAAAAATAAACGATGAATTAAGTAGAGGTAGAACAGTTATAAAAGTTGTAGATGCCATTAATTCTTATGATGATTTTAAAGAGTATCATCAAAAGGCTCAAGCTAATCCTAAACGTTATAAAGGCGTTCCAACAGGGATGCGACCACTTGATAAAAAGATAGGTGGGTTAAGAGATTCAGAATCTGGCATGGTATTGACAAGAACAGGGGTAGGTAAATCAATACTATTAATGGAATTTGCTGCATATTGTTATCAATTTTATGGAGATGTTATATATGTTACGATAGAAATGCCTGAAATTCAGCTTAGACAGAGATTGTATTGTCATCTTTCTAGAATAAAATATAAATATTTTAGGAATTTTGATTTAAATAAAAAGCATTGGAGAAGACTTAATAAGAAAATTAAATCAAGATTTGAAAATCATCCTTTTAAATTTAATATCATTGACATTCCTGGTTCAGGGACAGTTGCCGATATTAAAAATAGGATTGAAACAATATTAAATCATAATCCTGGCGTAAGATTGATTTGTGTTGATTATTTAAATATCATGCGTTGTAGTACAGGAGCTATAGCTGTTGAATGGCCTAGACAGATTGAAATAGCTATTGATCTTAAACAGATGTATAGATATTTCGATAAGCCTGGATGGTCTGCTGCACAGTTAAAAGCCGATACTGAGGGGAAGGAAACTAAAATACGTATAAGTGATATGGCTTTATCAAAAAATATTCCTGACCATATAGATATAGGTGTGACAGCACAAGATACTCCTGAAGAAAATATATTTAGAATAGGATTTATTAAAGCTAGAGATTTTAAGGGGGAAGAATTTTATGTTAAAGGTGATAGAGATAGGATGACTTTTAATACCGTTAGTAAAAAAGAATCCGAAAAATATTATGAACAAGAACAAGGAGGATTAAAGGTATGATATCTAATGTTACTATTTTAAAACCAACTGAAATGTTTGATATGGAAGTTATATATGATATTAAAAAATCTAATACTTTATTAATTTCCAAAACAAATCCTAATTTTTATTGTCCCGTTATTTCTAAATATACAAATGTGGGATTTAGATATGCTTATTTTCTTTGGATAATGCGTGGTGCGAATTTACTTGATCAATTAATGTATTATAGTGATCATTTGGAAGGAAATACTGACGATGGTATGATTTTAAGAGGAGCATATGGGACTAGATTAAAATTTTGGGTAGGCGTAGACCAAATAGCGGAAGCCAATAAATATAACGCAAATATTGATGATGGAGCATATGGAGATGAATTTATAAAACCTCAAGGTATTGATCAATTATTTAATGTGTATAGAGATTTGAAAGAAGGAATGGATATATCTGTAGCGAATATATTTGATCCCGCTTTGGATTTTGATGAAACAAATGATATTCCTAATTTACTTTCGATGGTTTTTAAATATAATTATGAAAGATTAGATTTATTTGCCACTTTTTCTGAAGTAGCAATCAATAGTCACTTTATTAATGATTATTTCTTTTTAAGTCTTTTACAGGTATGCATGGCGGGATGGTTAGAATGTGATATAGGAGAATTAAATGTATTGATTAATAAACCAATTTCTGAAGAAGAAAATTTAGAAGTTTGCAAGTTAGATATTTTTGAAAAAGAAAAATTTATACCAAGAACTGACGATATTACTTTTTGGGAAGATATTTGGGAATTATCAAATATAGAACGACATTTAAGGATGATGATAAACGAGAAGACGATTGCAGATGAAAAAGTGTCTGTGACAATATTAAGTGAAACTATTATTAATGGAATTTCTCGAAGAATAATTACAGCTTTTTGGCAAGAAGTAGGATATACTTTGACAATATATTCCATTATAAAACATGGAGGATTGATTGACGAATCTTTACAAGATTTTGTCATAGAAGTATTAGAAACAAAATTTACAATTACTTCTGTGCTGATTGAACTTTGTTGGTGGATAACAATGTTTTGTTCTGAATATAATAATGTTGTTAAAAAAGCTGAGGAAATTATAAATGGCTCTTTATAATACTGATTCAGAATTTATTAGTGAACTTGCTAGAGAAATGAAAGTAAGTTTACCAAAAGCAAAAAGGTTCATTAAAATATTTTCTGAATGCATTAAACGAGTGCTTGTTGTAAATGGTACATTAAATATTAGGAAACTAGGTTTATTTTATTTAAAGAAAAGAAAAAATAGTATTGCTAGAAATATAAGAACAGGCGAAGTTTTTAAGATTCCGTTGACAATGAGAATAATTTTTAAACCTGCTCTTTCTTTGAAACGTTCCGCTAATGAAAGAGTTAGAAAAATTCGTGATGAAAAACTTATTTAATAATCTTCACGCACATAGTCACTATAGTATAGGAGATGCTACTCTTCACATTGATAAATATATAGAAAAATGTAAAAAATTAGGAAGTAATGCTGTAGCTTTGACAGAGCATGGAAATTTAGCTTCTGCGTATGAATTACACAAAGAATGTAAAAAAAGAGAAATAAAACCTATTCTTGGTATAGAAGTATATATGGTAGATAAATATGGTACAGAAGCTGCTGAAACTCCTTATAGTTATTATCATGTTGTTTTACTTTGTAAAAATGAAACAGGTTGGAAGAATCTAAAGAAACTTCACAGCGCATCGTGGCAACACGGTTACTTACGTCGGCCTAGAATAAGTCAGGGAACGCTACAGTCGTTCTCGGACGGCTTAATAGTGCTTACTGCATGTTTGGGCGGGGTTGTAGGCAAACTATTGTTAGGGATCGATCCTTACTACAAAGAATTATCTACAAAGAAGTGTTTAAAAGTATTAAAAAAAAGATTGAAATTTTTTATAAATACATTTGGAGATGATTTTTATTATGAAATGCAATTAAATGATCTTGATGGACAAAATATTGTCAATAAATATATTTTGGGACAAAAAGGAAAGAAAGTAATAACGAATGATATACATTATCTTAGGAAGATGGACTGGGAAATACATGACATTGTTAGATGCCGTGCGTGGAGGAAAACTCTTAAAGATGAGAATAATGGTATTTACCCGACACATCAATTGTATGTTAAGGGAATTAAATCTCTCCGAAGAGCGAAAGAAAAATGGCATGATTATATATCGGACAAAGAATTTTTAAAAGCTATGAAAGCGACTGAAGAAATAGCAGAAAAAGTTGAAGAATATCCTTTAGTTCCTAAGAAAAGCACACTTCCAAAATACGGTAAGGGTGACAGCATGGAAACCCTTACTAAACTTTGCAAAAAGGGATATAAAAAAAGGTTGACCGTTGACCAACAAAAATCTATTGTTTATAAAAAAAGATTGAAACGTGAATTAAAAGTTATTAAGAAGATTGGGTTTCCTGATTATTTTTTGTTTGTATGGAATGTAGTTAGAAAATGTAAGAAAAAAAATATAATAGTTGGACCTGGACGTGGATCAGTTTGTGGAAGTTTGGCGGCTTATCTTCTGAATATTACACAAATAGATCCTATTAGATTTAATTTAATGTTTGAAAGATTTTTGAATGAAGACAGACTTTCTATGCCTGATATTGATATGGATTTTAGTAAGGCTAGACGTGACGATGTTAAGAAGATTATGGAACAAATGTATGGGGCAGATAAATTAGCTCACATAGCTGCATATGCAAAGTGGAAACCAAGGGGAGTTATAACAGATGTAGGACGAGTATTGGGATATGATTATTTTAGTGTGCTTAAGAAACAAACCAAGTTGGTAGATAGTAAAGTAGAAAAATGGAAAGAATTACCTGATGAAATAAAACCTTTTTTGAAAAAGAATAAAACTTTAACGGATAGAGCTAAACGATTAATGGAAACTGTAAATCAACAAGGAGTTCATGCAAGTGGAATTATTGTAACACCATCTGAGTTAGAAGAATGGTTGCCTACTGCCTATACTGTTGATAAAAATGATGAAGAAAGACGAAGAGTAAAGGTATCAGAATGGGACATGTATGCTTTGGAAGATTTGGATCTATTAAAATTTGATAGATTAGGGTTGACAACTCTTGATGTTATCCAACGGACTGTAGAATTAGTTAATAGAGATGGAGAGAAAATAAAAGATATTGATGAAGTCTGTTTGAATGATTTAGAAAATAAAAAAGTGTATGAACTTATTAGAACTCAGGAGTTACAAGGATTATTTCAGATAGAGACTTCGCAGGGAATGGCAAGACTTATAAGCGACATGAAACCGAAGCGATTCAATGATATTGTGTTGATTATTAGTTTATTTAGAACTGCTGTGTTGAAAGCAGGGATGCATACGGAATACGTAAAACGGAGAAATTGGGTTAAGAAAAAAGAAGAGTTTAAAATTAAAATGATTCATCCTATGTTAAAGGATATATTGAAGGAAACATATGGTGTATTAATATTTCAAGAACAAGTGATGGCAATTGCAAATAAAATGGGAAATATGACGTTACGAGAAGCTGATAATTTTAGAAAAGCTATTAAGTTGAAAGATTCTGAAAAATTTGGTGTATGGAAAGAAAAGTTCTTAGAAGGTGCAAAGAAGAATAATGTAAAGGATAAAATAGCCAAAAAGGTTTGGGATTGGATGTATAAGTTTTCGGGCTACGGATTCAATGTGTGTTTAGCTCCCGACAATACTGTGTTAAAGGATTCTGGTGAGTATATGTTATTATCAGAAGTTAAAATAGGTGATAGAATTAAGGCATATAATGTTGATTCTGATTCTTTCTATTATGATGAAGTTATAGATGTAATAGATCAAGGAAAACAAGAAGTTTATGAAGTACAATTGAATAATGGGAGTACAATTAAATGTACTATGGACCATAGGTTTTTATGTAAAGATAAACTGAAGCATCCGTTATGGGAAATTTTGAAAAAGAAACTAGACATTATTTGTGAATGATTACTTTATGGGAAGATAAAAATTTTAGATGGGAAATTTGGGAGACAGTTTTGGTTAAAACTGCAAAAATTGTTGGATTAAGAAGAATTGGTAAAGTAAAATGTTTGGATTTGAAAATGAAATCCAAGCATCACAATTTTATATGCGAAGGATTAGTAACTTCTAATTCCCATGCCGTATCTTATGCATTTATTTGTTATCAAACAGCTTGGCTCAAATGTTTTTATCGACAAGAATTCATGTCATGTGTAATGTCCGAATGTCAAAAGGGAGATAAGGCAAAAATTAAACTTCCTAAATGTATCCATGAATGTAAAAAATATTTTGAAATAGAAACACCCGATGTAAATTATTCCACAGATAGATTTGAACTTCTTGACAAGAAGATAATATTTCCTTTTACTACAATTAAAGGAGTAGGAGATAAAGCTGTTGATATAATTTTATTTGAAAGAAAAAAGAAATTTAAATCGTTTGAAAATTTTTTTGAAAGAATCAATAAACGAGTGGTGAATGTAGGAATTTTAAGTAATATTATTTTAGCTGACGCATTTAGAAAGTTTGGAAAGAGGGAAGAGATATTCGATCAGTTTATGGAACTTCGTGGTAAAGATAAGGTAGCAAGACAATTGTACTGTAATGAATGTAATTACAGATATCCTTGTGTTGTTAAAGAAGATGAAACACCGTCTTGTCCGTCTTGCGGAAGTGCAAGTGTAACTATAGATATTGATGATTGTCAGGGACAAAAATTTAATCATACATTTTGTGAAAATAATTTTGTATTTGGATTTAATGTGAAAGAAAATCCGCTTAAAAAATATTTACCTTATATGTTGAAACATAATTATCTTTCTTTGGAAGATATATTAGAAGAATTAGTGGGGAATATTGTAAAGACAATTGTAATGATTAAAGAAATAAGAAAGCATGTTGATAAAAATAATAGGGAAATGGCTTTTATTAAAGTCGGTGATTTACATGATGATGAAGCTGATCTAGTTATATTCGGAACAGATTGGGAATATTTGAAACACAAAGTACAAAAGGATGGCCACTATAAGATAAAAATAGTCAAAGACCAGTCGAGATGGAACGAAAATATAAATAATTTGAAATTTGATGCTAGAAGGGGTTGTAGAATTAAAAAACTAAAAGTTAAGTGATAATTCTTCAACACTATTACTTTTAAGACATTAACAATTTTTAAGGAGGAAGTTATGGCTAAAGATGATTGTTTAGAAGTTGCATATGGGCTGAATTTTAAGACAGGAGAAAAGGGCGTTTACAGTATTAATCTTCGGAGAATAGCAAGTGGCACAAAGAAAGGGTTTTCTAAACTAGCTGATGAAGCTGAAGAAATTTGGAAAACTCTTGAAGAAGAAGGTAAAACCATAAGTAAACCGGGCGAAAATGATAATGACGACGACGATGATGACGAGGATGATGACGAGGAAGAGAGTGAAGAAGAAAAGTCTGACGATGAAGATGGCGATGGCGATGACGATGACGACGATGATGACGAAGATGAAGAAGATGAAGATGGCGATGACGACGATGACGACGATGATGACGAAGATGAAGAAGATGAAGATGGCGATGACGACGATGACGACGATGACGACGATGATGACGAAGATGAAGATGACGAAGAGGACGAAGAAAAGAATTACGATAAAATGGATGAAGATGAATTGCGTAAGCTTTGTAAAGAGAAGAAGATTAAAAAGACTCCAAATGGTAAGACCATTAAGAAAGCTAAAAAGGGTCAGTTGATTGCTGCATTAGAGGAAAAGGATGAAAAAGACGAAGATTAATTTACCCGAAAAAGAAAAAGTTGCTAAAAGGCAACTTAAATCTATGAAGGTAAAAGTTTGGGAAGATAAAGGCAACTTTGTCTTTGAATTTAGACCAGAGATTATATCAGAAATAAGACAATTAGGATTTATTCTGGAAGTTCTGGAAGTGGGCGGGGGGGAACTTCCTTTACCAGCGTTAGCTGACCATATAGATAAACAAGCCGCATTAGAAGCTTATTGGTCAGCAGCAGCGGAACGAGCGAGATATAAATTACAGCTTCAACAGGATAAATGGGATAGGTGGTATAATAAAGCTTACATGTGGGCTTTTGATGAATTGAAGCTTGTAGATGGTGTTCCTAAGCCTACTGCGAGGGAAATCGAAGCGAAGATATATAAAACTTTTAGTAAAAAATATGACAAGAAAAAAGAAAAATTAAGAGAATTTGAATATAATTATCGTTTATTATGTAATGTATGCCATGCTTCTATTGTGACAAAAGGAAAAATGTTACAATCTTTAAGGAATATATTACAAGGAAGTAATGCTGATGGTATCGAAGTTAAGAGAACAGAAATTACAGATGTTGGAATTAAAGTTTAGGAGATGATTATGGGAAAGAAAAAGAAGGGTAAGGTAAAAGTTTCTGCTATTCCTGTATCTGATAAAGCGGACGATATTGTACGAGTGGAACCTGATGAATGGTACAAAGTAGAATTTTTAGAAGCAACTTTAGGTGAAGGTTCATACGGTCCTTATATTATAATGAATTTTAAGTTACGGAGTGGACATTTTGAAAATTCAGAAAAATCGGCCAAAGGATGGAAGGTAAATAGATTAGTTAATGCTAAGATTCACGAAGATAGTGATCTTTATAAGAATTTTGTAAAAATAATGATGGGTAAAAAACCTTTGAAAAAAGGTAAAAAAATTGATCTTACCGCATACTATGGTAATCGTTATTTAGGATTGGTACGTGATAGAAAACAAAAGAAAGGTGAGACTGGTCCTGTTCGACAGCATCTTGAAAAAATTAAATTACTTAAGAAAAAGAAGTAATGTCTATAATCCAGGATATTGTTGATACTGTTGAGAAGAGTTTTGGCAAAGGATCAGCAATGATCCTTAGTTCAAAACCAAGGAAAGTTCCTATACTTTCTACAGGAGTTCCACAAGTAGATAAAGCATTAGGTGTAGGTGGACTTCCAAAGGGTAGGATAATAGAAATATATGGCCCTGAATCTTCTGGTAAAACCACATTAGCTCTTCACATCATAGCTCAAGCACAAAAGGAAGGCGGTATTGCTGCATTTGTGGATGTTGAACATGCTTTAGATCCAAAGTATGCAAAGGCATTAGGAGTTGATATAAATAGTTTGATACTTAGTCAACCTGATAGTGGAGAAGAGGCTTTAGGAATTACACAGACTTATATTCAAACAGGAGAGTGTGCTGTAGTTGTGGTAGATACTGTTGCTGCGCTTGTTCCCTTGGCAGAAATAAAAGGCAACATAGGAGATGCTCATATAGGTCTTCAGGCTCGGCTAATGGGACAAGCTTTAAGAAAATTGACTGGTGTAGTTTCAAATACCCAGACAATTCTTATATTTATTAATCAAATTCGTGAAAAAATAGGTGTAAAATTTGGATCTCCTGAGACTACTCCTGGAGGACGTGCATTAAAATTTTATGCAAGTGTAAGAATTGATGTTAGACGAATAGGTAGTGAAAAAGAAGGATCAGATGATAATGCAGAAATTGTTGGAAACAAAACAAAAATTACAATTAGAAAAAATAAGGTTGCTCCTCCTTTCAAAATTGCTGAAGCTGTGTTGATTTTTGGAAAAGGGTTTAGTGTTCCACATAATTTTTTCCCTGCCGCTTTGGCAGTAGGATTAATAACGAAAAAGAAAAATACTTTTTCTCTTAATGGGGAAAAATTAGCTGTTGGGAAAAGGAAAGTTGTCGAAGTTTTGGAATCTAGATATGAGAAAGATGAGTTAACAGAAATGCTGAAAACTTACATGACTAACAGTTCAAGAATCAATAAACTTAAAAGAAAAGTGGAAAAGTTTTCTGCAAAACTTGAAAAACTAGACGAAGAGTCTGATGAATATTCAAGGATAGAAAAAAAGCTTAATAAGGCTAAGAAGCAATTGGAGGAATTAGAATGAATATTGCTATTCCAGAATGGTTAGCAATTTTTCTTTGTGTTAGTGGAGTTTTATTTTGGTTTGTAATTTTTATATTAGGATGTTCTGTTGTTTATAAATTTAAACCAAAGAAACCGTTTCCCGATCGTGTAGTTGATGCTTTAACAGGAGAATCTAAACATGGGAACAATTAAGATTTATTGTGCTCCACATTATAAAGGCGATCCACCTTCTATAAAGTCTGGAGATGCAGGAATTGATCTGAGATCTGCATATCCTGTTAGAATGTTTAGTAAGGAAGATGGACAAATTTCAGTTCCAACAGGAATACATGTAGAAATTCCTTCAGGAATGTGTGGTTTGATATGGGGGCGTAGCGGTAAGGCTAAAGATACTGGTCTGCACATACATGCAGGTGTCATTGATGAGACATATAGAGGTGAGATACAATGCATTGTATCTGCTATTCATCCTATGTCGCTAGAGGAGGGTGAACGTTTTGCACAGATGGTAGTTGTTCCTTACTTTAATGTAATTGAAATAGTTAGAGATCTTAATGATCTTTCGGAAACAGGTCGTGGAGAAAAAGGATTTGGAGCAAGTGGTAAACAATGAAGCGCAAGATATCAAAAAAACGTGGTGGCAAAAGATTCCTTAAAAAGAAAAAGGTTAAAGGAAGTTATAGATTATTTCCTGTAATGTTTTGTCTTAGGGAAAAATTAGTAATTGGTTTATCAAAACTTCCCATGAAATTTAAGGCAAGTAAGTATGGGAAGATCACACCAAAATATAAAGTGAATTTCAAACATTGGCGTCCTTCAGTTTGTCAATTTAGAAGTAAAGAATATATAGTTGATTTAAGTCAGTATGATGAGAATAGTTCTAAAATTAGATGTTCTAAATGTAATGGATATATAGATTTTAGGTTATTTCCTTCAGCTAAAATCCCTCAATTGGTTGAAGTTTATGAAAAAACTGATTCTTAAAAATTTTCAAATCCATAAGAAATTAATCATAGATTTTGATGAAGGATTCAATGTAATTTTAGGTGATAATGATCGGGGTAAATCTTCCATAATCAGAGCTTTAAATTGGATTTTTTATAATACTCCTGCCGGTGATTGGATGCGGCGGTATGATGGGAAGAAATACCATACTACAACAGCAAAAATAATTTTTAAGAACGGAAATATAATTAAGAGAATTAAAGGAGAAAACGAAAATAAATATGTTGTTAATGGTGAGGAATATGAAAATTTTGGTTTTGATGTTCCTGATCCTGTAAAAAAGATATTAAATATAAAGAAGATGAAGATAGGATCTGTCCAAATTTTGCCACATATAGCAATGCAGGACGATCCTTTATTTTTGCTATATGAATCATCGACTGTAAAAGCCTCTGTTATAAATATGCTGACTGGAGCAGAAATTTTACAAAAAGCAATCAAAGAATTTAATAAGGACAAAAGAAACAATGACAAAAGAATGAGATTAAACGAAGAAGATATTAAGAATTTTGAAAAAGAGATAGAAAAACTTAAATTTTTAGATATTCTGGGTGAAAAAACTCAAAAAATTAAGAAAAAATTTGAAAAATTTCAAAAATTATCAAAGAAATATGATTTTTTAGTTATTTCTCTATCTTTATTGCAAGCACATCAAAAAACTATTGATAGAACAATACCAGATATTAAAAAAATCGAGAAAATTATATTGAATTTAATAGAAAAACGAGATTTAAAGCAAAATTTATTGAGAAATTTACAGATTTTAATAGAAAATGAAAAGATTGTAATGCAATCTAAAAAAGAAATAAAAAAACTTCAGGATGAATTACAGAAATTTCCTGATATTTGTTCTGAATGTGGAAGACCAATATGAAAATGATTTTTATGACAGATTCTCATTTTAGAGCAAAGACTCCCGTAAGTCGGACTGATAATTTTTTTGAATCTTTATTAAAAAAGTTTAAATGGGTATTGAAATTTGCTAAGAAGCAGAAAGCTTTTATTGTCCACGGTGGTGATTTTTTTGATAGTCCACGAGTAGCAGATTATGTAGCTGTAGCTGTGGCAGATTTGATCTATAAATATAAGGTCCATATCTATTGCATTTTAGGACAACATGATTTGATTGGGAAAAATATTGATTCTTATGAGCAGACTAAGATGGGAATATTTAAACGATTAAAATATTTTCATCTTATAGGTAATAAAGTAGTCATAAAAGGAAGTATAGCTATACATGGATTAGACTTCGATAAGGAAAATCCAGTTCCCAATACAATTCATGTAGATAGGGTGAAAAAAAAGTTCAACATTGTGGTTGTTCATGGATTGATTGCGGATAGAGATTTGAATGTCAGAGGAAAAGATAAATTAATAGAATGGAACAGAGTTGTAACCAATGCCGATCTTCTATTGTCCGGGGATTATCATCCTGGATATGGATATCAGTTTCATACGTTGATCGGAGCATTTTGTAACCCCGGATCCTTTGCGCGTCTTAGTACATCAGACGGCAAGGAAGATCGTAAGCCTTGTTTGGGTATATTTGAGTTTAGTAAGTCGTCTATGACAGACTGGAGCGTTCAAGAGATACCTTGTATAGAACAACCCTTTAACTTAAAAGCTTTAGCGAAGGAAGTAACTGCTCAAGAAGAAAAAGATAAATTTTTGAAAGCTTTGAATGAACTATCAAGAGTTGAAGTTGCTGGTGAAAACGTATTAAAAATGTTGGACACTGTGGATAAGTATCCTAAGGATATTGTGAAAAAATGTAAAGAAAAAGTGGAGAGTTTGAATGTCTGACATTATTAAAAAAGTCAAGCGACTTAAAGATAAAATATCAGAGTTGGAAACTGGTAAGAAAATTGCTGAGCACGAGATTGAGAAAATCCATAAAGAATTAGAAGAGGCAGATATAAAGCCTGAAAATCTTAAGGAAGAAATAGAAAAATTTAGTAAAGATATTAAAAAAATATCTAAGAAATTAGAGAAAGCTGTTAAGAATGCTGAACAAATTATTGAACAGAATAAATAGTATAGATAAATTTTATATTGCTGAGAACGGAAGACGTGATGAACTGTATCGTCAATTAAAATCAAAGAAGAAAACAAATAAAAAATTAAAAAAGGAAAATAAGGACATTGAAAAATGTATTATGTTGTTGGATTATATTACGGCGAATACCGAAGGAAAAATTATAGAATTGTTTCAATCAACAATCAGTGCAGCATTAAAAGATATTTTTGACGATAGTTATGATTTTAGATTTAATTTTAAGAAAAGAGGCAATGTATCTTCTTGTGATTATGAAATACGAAGTAGTGAATTTCCTGAATGGCATAATATTAAAATGTGTAATGGGAAATCTGTTCATCAAATTATTGCATTAGCATTGAGGACAATTATTGTGAAGCTTGATAAATCTAGTCCGGATATTATAGGATTCGATGAACCTTTAGATGGTCTTAGACCTGAAAGGCAAAGAATAGCCGGGGAATTTATAAACAATCTTTGCAAAACTTATGGAATGCAATTTATAACGGTGACTCATTCAGACGAATTAGCTGATCAAGCTGATAAAAGAATGGAAGTGAAATAATGTTAAAAGATATCCTTGCTTGTATAGTTTGTGGAATGGAACATAGTGGCACAACAATTATGATGAGATTGTTGTGTCAGGATAAAAGGTTAGGAGGTGGGTTAGAGTGCCATGCATTAAGACCTAATAAGTTTACAGATTTCAAATACAAAAAATATGCGAAGATATTTAAACAATGTTGGCAGGTAAGCGGAATAGATTTTAGACGATTGACAGATTCTAATTCTAAATCTTATGAAGATTTTTTTCGAGATTTACGAGTATGTTCAGGGATTATTAAGGATAAAAGTGTAAGACTGGTAGACAAAACACCATTTTATTTTTATGATCTTGATAAGCTTTTTGATAGGGTAGGCGATGTTCCTGTAATTGTAATGAGAAAAGATCCACGAAATATGATATCGTCTTTGACAAGAAGAAGAGTTATGTTGAAAAGAGCTATCAAACTTTATAAAGAATATTATGAAGAAAAATTACCATCATTGATTGAAAAGTATAAAGGAAGATTACAGGTAATCCAGTGGGAATGGTTGCTTAAAAATCCTGAAAAAGTTTTAAGAAAAGTGTTTAAATTTATTGGATTAAAATTTGATTCTGAAACTTATAAAGAAGTATTATCTTGTGGAATGATAAAAACATTTTTGATCGACGTTTATAAAACAAGAATGTCTCCTGATAATTTAGAAAAAGTAATTGAACAGATTGATCCAAAATGTTTTTTGAAAGGTATTTAGATGAAGGAAGCTGTATTATCAAAACAATTGCGTGACGACATTAAAGAATACTTTGACGATGATGTGCATATAAATCTCTTACATGACATGAAAAGAACAGGGAAAAAGTTTTATGATTTTTATTTCCTCAAAAATGAAATATTTGTAGCGATTGAATTGAAGGTAGAAGCCGGAATAAGTTTTACTATAAATAAAGTTAAACCACATCAACCAGGATTTTTAGATGAGGTAATGTGCCAGGGTGGATTTGCATTTTTTATGATATGTTTCTTCAATAAGAAAAGAATTTTTATAGTTCCTCCAGGGATGTGGGATTTTTTAGTGATAAAGTCTTTCGGAAGAAAAAGTATTGAATACGGAATGTTCAAACATAATTGTAGGTCGATTAAACGGAAGAAGATAGATGGTAAAACAAAATGGGACATTAAAAAACTTTGGAAAATGGTGAAAAAATGGCCTTAATAGATATTGATCCCAATTTTAATTACCCTAAAATTACGGAAGAAATATGGCATTATGTATTCGGTAGAGACTGTGGAATATGTCAAAGGTGTGGCGGGAAAGGAGAGGAAGTTCATCACATTATCTTTAGAAGTCACGGCGTGAACAATGCGCCTAATAATTTAATACTTTTATGTGAAAGATGTCACAAAGTTAGAATACATAGAGATTATGAAATAGACCAAAATACTTTAATGGTCAGAACAATAGCAAATGAAAAAGCGTTTAGGGAGGCGTTGTTGTGAAAAATTACACTAATAAAGATTTTAAAAAAATTGATAAGAAACGTCAAAAGGCAGTAACCAAAAAACGAAAGAAAAATCGTTTAGAAAAAAAGATTATTAAGAAATAATATGCCTACTAAAAATTGTTATTTTTGTAATGTAGAATTTAATTCATCTGAAGGAGATGAATTAGTTACATGTGATATCTGTGCGGGAATAATTTGTAGAATTGTCAATAGAAGCAAAAAGGTTAGAAAAAAGATTATAAAGTCTTTGATTACTGATAACGATTTTATAAAAGAAATAGGTAAAAAACTATTTGAAACACCAATTGTTGATATCGGATTAGGAGGACCGGGCACTCTTGCCCAATGGTTTTGCGAGAAAAGGAAGAAAAAAGTTAAAAAAGGAACTTCGTAAATATATTGAAAAACATTTACCTTATATCCATTTTACAAATAATAAAAGAGATGAATTAAATAATTATAGAGAAGATGCTGCTCAACATATAGTCCAAGAATTAATAAAATTATATCCTAAAAAATATAAATATACAGATTTTGATTGGGTTACTCGTTCTGCAATCCGCCGTAAATCCATTGATATTACAAATAAATTCGGCAAAAAAGATAAAAGAGAAGTTAGCGAAAATACCAGATTTAAAATTAGAGATAAAAATACGGATAATTATGACGATAGTTTAGAATTACAAGATGATCTTTATTGTCATCGCGTTAATGAATCTATGAAAGATTGGGAAGAGAAAACAGTTAGAAAAAGAAAAATAGAATACATAGAAGATCTTGTTTACAAAATTACATATGGATTTTTAAAAGAGGAATTTAATGATTGGGATAGAGAATACCTTGATTCTTTGATATTTCTTTATAATTTAGGATATTCAAATTTTAGTAAAGATGACATATATGAATGTATGGGTTATGATGTTCAAGACAGGCTAACACTTAATAGTAAATTGGTTTTATTTAGGAATAGATTGAAGAAATGCTGGCCTGATAGGATTGTAATATGAATATAGATTTTGATCCTGCCAAGATTTTAATTTACAAAGAACAATTGGATAATATATACAAGGGAGATATTCCTTTACCTATTATGCTTGAAATAGATCCATGTAATTTTTGTAATTTTGGATGTGAATGGTGTAGTAGCGGACATTATGTTAGAAATGAAAAAGAAATTAAAAGCAAGATGATGATTGATGAAATTAGTTTTAGACACATTCTTGATTTTATGGATGCTATAGATACAGTACAAGGAATTTATTGGTGTGGTGGTGGTGAACCTACATTAAATATTTACCTTAAAGAATTGATGACAATAACAAAGAAATTAGGGATTAAAAATTATATTACGACAAACGGATCTACATTGAAAGTGAAATATAAATATCTTGTCGATTTATGTGATTGGATTGCAGTAAGTGTAAATTCTGGATCAGAAGAACAATGGAAAAGAATTACAAAAACTAAAATAGAATATGGAAAATATTTGAATGGTCTTTATAATATGTGTCAATATAGAAAACATGGTGCTTTAAGAGATATGGAGATTAATTTTAAATTCTTTTTTGATCCTTTGTCGTATGTTGATATTGAAAATGCTTATGAACAAGCTATAGATCTTGGATTTACACATGTAACTATTAAACCTGTAGATATGTTTGTTTATGAACGTGGAAAAGATAGAAAAAGGTTTGATGAAATTTGGCCTAATCACATTGTAGATAGTGTTAATGCGGCAATTAATAGAATCAAGGAAAGAAATAAAAGTAGTCCTAAAATCAAATTAGAATGTGGAAGTTTTTATGGAATGTTCAATGTAGATAAAAAAGAACATTTAAATTTTGATAAGTGTTGGACATCAATGATGGCTCCTGTATTTGGAGCGGATGGTTGGGTTCATCTTTGTTGTGTTAGAAGAGGAGAAAAAAAGTTAGTGAGATGGGATAATGGTGATCTTTTAGATTTTTGGAATTCAGATGAACATAAAAAAATGGTTTGGGGATTTGATCCTAAAGAAGAATGTCCTGTGCGTTGTAAGATGGGCATGTATAATCAGCTTTTCCAACAGATTTGGCTTGATAAAAAATTCAATGTAGGACATATCTAATGAAAATTGGTTGGGTAAGATTAACGATGGCAACCGAATTGGATTATAATATTTCCAAGAACGGGCTAGGTGAAGAACGTCCTATGTTGTTTAAAGGATTTCTTGACAGAGGACACAAGGTTAAGCTTCTTACTCCAGTAAAGAAGAAAGATCAAAAAACATTACAAGCTGCAAAAAATGGAGATAGTTTTGAAAATTGTATTGTGGATAATTCTTGGTTAAAAAAATTAGAATATGATCCAAAGGGATTTGCAGATAATTGCGATGTATTAGTCATAGAAAATGGTCCTTTGAACTTTACCTTCATTGATCCTTTCTTTAAAATACCGCAAATTAGACGGGCGATTGAAATAATTAATAGATTTGAAGGATTAGTAATATTTTATCAGACTGATCCTTTATTACCGTTTCCATTTTGGCGGATGACAATGGCGAAATATCCATGGAGTCATCCCAAAAATACTCCAAGAAAAACAGGAAAGGGATTAGAAACACACGGATGGGGTGATTTTGATGAGATATTTAAGAATAAGAAAATTCTTGTAATAGGAAAGTCACCTAAACCTAACGAATTTGCTCGGGCAAATAATGGACCTAGATTTAGTTACAATCGTTTTCGTAAGAAAGGATTAATGAAGTTTGATTATCTTCATACAGGATACAATAAATATTTTATGCCACATATCAAACCTGTATTTGAAAAAAAGAAAAAGGATTTAATATATGTAGGTTTTCCGAGAAGTAGAACTAATGCTTTTAAGAGATATTATGGAAATTATTTAGATAGAACACATGTTTATGGTCCTTGGGATTTAACATCAAGAATTGATTTTCTTGAAAGATGTAGATTAGAGGGGATGAAATGGTATGGATTTATAGATGGTTTTCCAAATATAACCAAGGCTTATAGTAGATCAAAAATTAGTATAAATCTCATGCCTGAAAAAGCACAAGAATTGGGATGGATCACAAGTAGAGTTTATGAAAGCGTATTTTCAGGATGTATAACATTAGGGGAAGAGAGAACATTTGGGATAGAAAAATGTGAACCAGCAGAGTTAATGATTGATACATTTAATTCTGATGTAATAATAGGAAAAATTTTAGATTATAGTAAACAAGAATATACTGATAAAATTAGTGAACAATATGGTATGGTTAGACATTTAAATTATAATTATATTGTCAAGAAATTTGAAAAATTGGTGAAAAAATATGGCTGAGAAAAAGATTCTTTGTATAGCGGATGGCGGCATAGGCAATGTTGTACTAGCTACGCCGCTTGTAATAGCAATCAAAGAACTTTTTAAACGATCCCAGATTACTTTTGGTACTCGTCCCCCATGTTTACCTATTGTGAGTGGTTTAGTTGATCATATACTTGATGTGACAAAAGATGAATTTGAAAAATATTACGATATGGTTCTTTGTACTATATGGCATAGTTATTTTTTGAAAAGAAAAGATGAGATCAAATTTGATTATTTTGACAGTATAGAATATAAAGCTCCTCCTGTTACTCATGAAGTTGATTTAAATATGAGATTATTGGATTCTTTTGGATTTAAAAATAGACGTAATCCTAAACCATACTGTAATGAAAAATATTGTGATATGTATATTAATAAAAATATTATCAATATTGGAATAGCAAATGGAAAAGCTGATGATGATAATTGGGAAAGAAAAAAATGGCCTCATTTGTATGAGTTTTTAAAATATTTAAGGAAGAATTTCAAAAAAGAATATTGTGTTTATTTGTTTGGCGGAGAGAGAGAAAAGAAAATTTTTAAGAAATTAGATCTAGAATACAATGAATATAATATAGCAGGAAAACTAGAGATTGATGAAATTGCATATCTCATGAAACAAATGGATATTAATATAGTCAATGATACAGGATTAGGACATGTTGCTGGAGCAGTAGGAGCAAAGACTTTAGTTCTTTGGGGTCCAACAAGTTTTAAAAAGAATAGGCACATTGGAGATGAAGTATATACTGTTGTTAGTGATGCGAATTGTATAGAGTGTCAAGGATCGGATAGATGGCATAAATGTAAAGAGTGGAGATGTATGGATAGATTTGTTCCTGAATTTGTATTCAAAAAAATGTATGAGTTAGTAGATATTCAATAAACTTTTTAAAGATAATCAATTATACTTGCAAAATGATTTTCCTACCTTTATATTATAACTATGGATTAAGTTATGTAATAACAAATTAGAAGGGAGATAGGAATGGCGAAACGCAAAAAAGATTCTAAAAAAATAGCTAGAAAAAAAGCTATAGAAAAAGCTTTATCTGACGGGCGCGAAACGGTAATTATCAATGAAAGACCGTGCAGCGTGGAAATTATTAAAAACAGCAAGGGGTATACGTATGCGATGAAAGTTTATGTAGAAGATATTGCGGAGATGAAGAAGAGTGTTAAAGATCTTAATAGTCTCGATAAATCCATAAGGAAAACATTTGCAATTGACTAATTGTTAGTCAGTTTTTTAATGTATCGTTTTTTTAAAAGAGGAGGAATTTATGTCGAAGAAGAGTAAGAAGGAAAAGAAAGAAGCAAAGGAAAAGGAAAAAGAAGAGAAGACAAAGAAGAAGACAAAGAAGGAGCCAGAAGAGCGCAAGGAAGTCATTGTTAAGTGTACAAAAGCTGAACCGATTAGAAAACAGAATCTTGTTCCTCATACTGGTACAAGATTTAAGAAGGGTTCTGCTCGTCAGCTTGCGTTCGATATTATTGCAAAGGGCGCAAGAAAAGGGAAGGCTATTAGTGCAATTCGTGAGGAATTGAAGAATACACGTAAACCAGATGCTAAGTTCAATCTTGATGCTGCTTATCTAAATTTTATAGTTGCATCACATCCGGAATTTTTTAAGGCTTATAACGATGATACGCTTGAGCTAGTAAAAGAGCCTCAAATTGATGAGGAAGCTGCAAAGAAGGCTGATGAGGCTGCAAAGGAAAAGAAGAAGAAGGCTGCCGAAGCACGTGAAAAGCGTGAAAAAGCCGTTAAGGGTGAAAAGAAGAAGAAGGCCGCAAAGCCTGATAACGATGAAGATGAAGACGACGAAGACGACGAAGACGACGAAGACGACGAAGATGAAGATGATTAATGCAGCATAAAAATTGGTTAAGTTGTTTTAAATAAGGGGATTAAAAATCCCCTTATTTTTTTATAAAAAGGTGTTGCAAAAAAATAAGGGGATGTTATTATTATAAGCCGTTAAAATTCAAAGGTTTATGGATTATTTTTTTTGAAGGGAAAAGTATGTCACCCCTCTCGAAAGAACTTCGAGAAACAAAGAAGACGTGGTACAAAGTATGGATCAGAAATAAACAAAAGATATTGAATATAGTAAGAAAATTGAAAAATAAGTATAAATTCTATATAATGTCTGAAGAAGAAATATTAACGACTGTAGAATTTAAATTTTTTGAATTATTTTATAAAACATATGAAAATGATAATCAATATCTTCGATTCATGTTTATAATCACTAAGAATATTATAAATGATTTACAAAGACGTGAATATCGTTTTGTGAACAAACACAGATATGATGCTGCTAAAATATGTGCTCGATTTAGGATAGTAACAAACGATATAATTGATGATAATTACGTAAGAATAACAAATGAGATGGCCGTCGATAATAAGTTTGAAAATAATTGTGAAGAAAAATATATTTATCAAGAACTTTTAAAACAAGTTGAAAATATATTAGAAAGACCAGTTTATATAGAAATTTTCCATTTAATTTTAAATGATTATAAAGCTAAAGAAATTAGTAAAATTGTAGGAATGTCAACAGGATTCATAGGACAAGTAAAACGACAAGTAATTTTTCCTGCCATCAAAGAAGTTCTCAATATTCCAGATAAAAGGTATGAATGGTTATCTGCAAGCGGACGTATTTATAGCCCAAGGAGGAAATAGTATGGAAGAGAAATTTGGATGTTATGCAAAGGAATTGTTGAGTGATGTAGATGATGAAGAAGGTGGAGGTGAGATTCCAACATTAAGATTCCACGATATATTAGCATTAGCAGTAGAACTTCAAAAAGCTAAGAACAAAACTTATAAAGATTCATGGAAAAAGAATGGAGAATTCTTGTCGGCATTTGAAAATGTTTCTAGAAAATATGATAGAATACATAACGTTGTTATAGATTATGTAGAAAATAGTGCACCTTTACCAAAGGGTGACGCTTCTATAGCTCAAGGATTAATGGATCTTCTTGTATATGCTGGTTTATGGCTTACATTAGTTGCAGAAAAAAGACCGAATGAATTTATAGAACTTTTGGAAAGTATTGTTAAAAGTATTGAAGAAACATCAAAGTAATTTATAATTGATTTTACATTTGATGTAACACAAGGCATTATAAAGGGTAGTAAATGTTTAACTTTTTAGGAGGAATTTAATGGCTTTTCTAAGAAAACCTTGTATTATTAAGTATAGACCTGATCCAGCTAAAACGATTGAAGATAATTTGAAAACTGTATTTGGTTCTATAGCTGGCTGTGTTGATGATAATGATTTTGAGATAACTTTAGAAATGACGAATGTTGAAGAATTTGATGCTGAAGAAATAGAAAATCTTATAAATGATTCAATGGAACTTGCCGAACAAGTAGAAAAATTAGATCTCAAAACGCCTCATAGTGTTACTCCTGACGGTAAACCACTTTTTACAGAAAAGGGATAAATCATGGCCGACAAAAAGGAAGTTGTTAAAGGTTTCTGCATGAAATGCAAGCAGAAGAGGAAGATGGTCGAAACAGAAGAAGTGACCATGAAAAATGGTCGTCCTGCTCTTAAAGGTAAGTGCAAGTTTTGTGGAACAAAGATGTTCAAGATACTTTCGATTAAGAAGGACTAATAATGAAGGTAGCGATCATTGACGGAAATGGTTTGTCATTCCGCATTTTCGCTCAATTTAAAGACTCCCCGACAGGTTTGTTAAAAAACAATGTTGGACTTCCGACTACAGTAATTTTTGGATTTTTAAGGTCACTTTTAAAACTTGCAGAACGTATAAAATTTGATAGTTCTATTGTTACTTGGGATGTGACAGGAAGTAAGTTTAGAAAGAAAGTATATCCTAAATACAAAGCACATCGCAAACATAAAGACATGAAAGATTATTATGAGGAGCTTGATGCTTGTCGAGACTATATGAAAGTGTTTGGTTTCAACCAAGCTGTAGCAAGAGGAATAGAAGCGGATGACGTTATAGCTTGGTTATCTAGGAAATTAAAGAAAGATGGACATAGTCCCATAATTGTTTCGGACGATAAGGATTTTTATCAATGCGCACGTGGTGTAAGAATTTTTAGACCGATTAAAAACGAATTTGTAAATACAGAATGGGTTAAAAATGAATTTGGAATCCATCCTAAACATATGGCATTACTTCAAGCTTTAACAGGTGATAAGGTCGATAATATACCAGGGATCAGAGGGATTGGTCCTAAAACTGCGTCAAAACTTATTAACGAATTCGGAACAACAGTTGATAAGTTGGTTGATAATTGTAATCATAAGCGTTGGGGTTCGATTTTAAAAGAAGAACGTGAAAATTTAAAAACTTATCTTCAACTCACTACACTAAGAAGACAGTTGAAGGAATATAAAAAATGGGAAAGGAAAAGATTAAGGAAATGTTTGAAGGAAGCTTTTGTAAGAAAACATCCGAAGTTGAAGAAAGTTATTCAGTTGAAGGAAGATTTGGAACTGGAAACTATTGATATAGTTTTTTTGCTTAGGAGAATAGGTATCCAGGTTTTAGGCAAAAATGGAAAACAAAAAAGACCGGAGATAATAGTATGAGTATTGATCTATATGATACAAAAATTCTTGTGACGGGTGGAACAGGTACTTTAGGAAATGAGCTCAAGAACTATATTCCTAATGCTATGTATCCTTCAAGAGAAGAGTTTGATATTCTATGGCCTACAATGAGATTAAGAGATTTTTTATGGAAAGAAAAAGTTGCAATGATTATTCATTGCGCTGCGATAATTAATGACAAAATTGATAAAGAAGATCCTGAGAGTATGACTCTTGCTTTTAATACAAATGCAGGAGCAGTAGCCAGTCTATGTCATGCTTGTCGTAAAACGGATACACATTTATTCTATATCTCGACAGACTATGTATTTGATGGGAAGGGATCGAAGTATAAAGAAACTGATTGTCCTAATCCTCAGAATTTTTATGCAATGACAAAATTACTTGGAGAAGCATATGTGAGATTTGTAGGCGGTCATGTGATAAGAACATCGTTTTGCCATAAAGACAAATGGCTATTCGATGGAGCATATACAAACGTATATTCCAGTAGAGATACGGTAGATGTGATCGCTCCGTTAATTGCAAAGGTAATAGCAAGAACTGATAAATGGGGACAAATCCATGTAGGAACAGAACGTAAAAGTTTTTATGATCTTGCTGTTAAAATTAAACCAGACGTAAAACGTATTAGAAATAAAGCAAATAAGGATACTTCTTTTGATTTATCGTTGATGTACAAAGTATTGGAGGAAGAATAATGGAATTTGAGTATTTAAAGCACTTGAAAGAACGGGGAGAAGATCCCAAAGGATATGGTAAAACAAATTATGAAGATTTTTTAAAGCAGGGTAACTATGTATTTAAAGGAAAAATTGAAGGTGTAGAAATAAGAAAACTTGAAAAGTTTGTTGATGATCGTGGATTTCTTAGCGAAATTTGTAGATCAGATTGGGAAGAAATAATTAAACTTGCTCCTGGAGGAAGAGATGATATTTTAGGTAACCTTAATCAAGTTTACATCGTAGGTAATTGGAGCAAAGGAACTGTAAGAGCATTTCATAAACATGAAAAACTTGTAGACTTTTTTGTGATTGTTAGAGGAGTAGCAAAATTTATATTATTTGATGATCGTCCTGATTCCCCAACATTTGGGATATTACAACAAATTATTTCAGAAGCAGGTGATCTTAAAATGATTACCGTTCCTTCTGGAGTTTTTCATGGTTGGCAAAGTCTTTGTGTTGAAACTCTTTTAGTCAGCGTAGCAAATGATCTTTATATGGGATATAATAAAAAAGAATACCTTGATGAACATCGTATTCCGTATGATATATTTGGGAAAAATATTTGGGAAGTGGAATATAAATGAAAATGACTTTATTAAATTTTGTGATTTTGATAGTTGTTCTATTTTTATGGTGGGCTAGTTTCAATGCAGCTAATTGGATAGCAGGACGTTTAGGAGTATATATAACTTTTGGACTTTGGATAGTTGGCGGCATTCTTATTGTTGTATATAAAAAGGATGAATAAAATGAGTAAATTGACGGCATTTATGCTTATTCTTTTTGTATCTGGATTGCTTCTGTTTTTTGTTGGTCTTGGCGTTTCTCGTCCAACAGCTAAATTTAAACGTGGGGATTTAGTAAGAATAAAAATAAGTGAAGACCAAAAAATTGGGATGATAATAGCACCTGCTTGGTATTTTTCTTCTGGTGTGATTTATGATGTAAGAATAACTGTTAAAAGAACAGAAATTCCTTATAATGAATTAGGTAGTGGTGGACCATTAAATGAAACAGAATATCAGATAGTACAATTTGTAGAATACGAATTAGAAAAGGTAGAATACAAATGAATTGGCTATTAATTTCCGGAGGAGCAGGATATGTGGGGACTTTGCTCCTAAAACGTATTGTTAATAAATACGATAGAGTCGCTGTATTGGATCCTTGCATATTTGGAACAAATGGCATAGAAAAATATACCAATGTTGTGATATTCAAACGTGGATTTAAGGATTTTCAAAAAAGAATAAGTGGTTCAAAAACTTGTGCAGGCATAATTCACTTAGGTGGGTTAAGCAATGACCCTATGGTAGACAATAATCCTGAAGCCAATATGCGAATCAATGTAGAGCTAACTAAGCTGCTTACAAAATGGGCCGTTAAAAATAAAATAAAGAAGTTTTTGTATGCAAGTAGTGCTTCTGTATATGGATTCAATGATACTAAAGTTTTGACAGAAGAAGATGAACTTAATCCACAAAGTGCATATGGTAGAAGTAAAGTTGAATGCGAAAAATTTTTAGAAGATTGGGAAGAAATCAATCCTGTTATGGTTCGTAAAGGAACTTTGATGGGCGTAAGTGATAGAATGCGTTTTGATCTTGTAGTAAATACCTTATGTTGGTACGCTTATTTTGAAGGGAAAATTAGTTTATTTTCAGGAGGAGAAACATGGCGTCCCATGGTAAATGTTAAAGACGCTGCAAAATTATATGATTGGCTATTTCATCATAAAGAATATGAAAAATTTTCTGGACAAAAAATAAATTTAGTTCATAAAAATTATAGAGTAAGTGAATTAGGTTTATTTATGAAATCTTTAATAGAAAATGACAATAAGTATCCAAAACAAATAGAAATTCATTCTGCTTATGCTATTGAAGAACCACGGAGTTATCAGATCAGTAAGGATAAACTCACTAAATTAGGATTTTTGACTTATTTTGGTTTAAGAGAAACTGTAAAAGAAATATGGCATAATCTCAATGATGGAAAGTATAAGATTAATGATCCAATCTATTGGAGTGCAAGGTGGTTGGATCATTGTAAAAAAGTTTGTAATATTATTGGAAGGAAGTTTGATCCATTAGAAACTTATGTTTAAAACAAAGACAAGATTAATTAATACTCTTGGAAGAGTTTATTACGCTTTTTATTTGAAAGGTGGTAGAAAAAATCCTAAAAGAAAAGATATAGAAGAAAATATATATAAAACAAAATATCCTGATTCTTTGAAATCATATCAAAAACTTTTTTCTCGATTATTTATACATATTAATGAAAAATTGACACAAAAATCTTATAAGAAAATAATAAAAATATTAAAAGAAGAAGATAAATTAACCGAGAAAAAAAGGCGCGGTTATATTAAGTGCTGGCGTTTAATGGAGAAATATTATGGAGGTTATTCAAGCGAATAGTATTAATGATGGATTAGCAAAAGTTCTTGAAGGTATAGTAGGTAGAGGGAATAAAGTTGATATAAAAGGTAAAGAAACTCTAGAACTTCATCCTTGTTTAATAGAATTTGATAAACCTCTTAAACGTACATTGCTTTATCCAGGAAGGGGTAATAATCCTTTCGCTAGTCTTGCTGAAACTTTATGGATTTTAGCAGGACGAAATGACGTTGATTGGCTAAAATTCTTTTTGCCAAGAGCGCCTGATTGGAGCGATGATGGTGAAGTTTGGAGAGCAGGTTATGGACCTCGATTGAGGCAATGGAAAGCAGAGGGTGAATGTTCTAGTGAATGGACGTTCATTGATCAAATTAAATATGTCTACGATACACTTAAAAATGATCTAATGAGCAGACAAGCAATAATATCTTTATGGGATCCTGGTGAAGAATGTACTGTGGGAAAAACATTAGATTGTCCTTGTTCCAATTGGCTACATTTTATGGTAAGGAGAAAATATAGGCCAGAATTAGCAGATATAAAAGACAAACCTGAAACTTGGACTTTCCATCTAGATTGTGAATTTGTGATCAGATCAAATGATGCAATTTGGGGATTCTGTCTTTCCGGTGCTACTAAAATAAAATTATTGGATGGAACTGTTAAACCTATAAAAGATCTTGTTGATAAACAGTTTTGGGTTTATTCAAAAAATAATGATAAAGAAATAGTACCCGGAAAAGTTATAAAATGTAAAAAAACAGGAAAGAAAAAAATATTAAAAATAACTTTTAGTGATGGAAGCTTCGTAAGATGTTCTAAAAACCATAAGTTTTTATTAAGAGATTGGAAATATAGAAAAGCAAAAAATCTAAAAGTAGGTGATTCAATTGATAGTGTATATTTTAGATTGAATAAAAAAGGTTATGAACAATATAACAACGGTGATGGCTGGTTTAATACGCATATAATGGCAAATATTCTGTCGGAAAAGGGAGAATTAGATAGTAATAATAATTTTCATATAACTCACCATAAAGATTTTGTTAAACGAAATAATAATCCTGAAAATCTTTTATGGCTGGGGAATTATGATCATCATAGTTTTCATGCTGAATTATTGCGTAAAATGTGGCGGGATCCTAAATATAGAAAATCAAGAAAGAAAGTTATAAAAAAACTTTTAGCTTTTAATAGAAAACAATGGAAAAATCCTGAATATAGAAGAGAAAGACGTAAAATCTTAAGTGAAAGAATGATCCAATGGTGGGAAGAAGAAAGATTTGATACTGAATTACATAAAGAAGCTGCTAAAAATAATTTAATCAATTACAATAAATCTTTTAAAGGGCGTAATAAATCTAGAGAGATTGGACAAACATTTGGAACAGATAATTTTAAGAAATATCACAAAACGGGCGGACATTTAAAAACTTTAGCAAAAATTCATAGAGAAAAATTAAACAATACTCCAAAAATTAAATTTAAACGCACTAGAACTAGAATCCTTAATGTTTTTAATGAATTGAAAAAAAGATTCTTAGAATTTAATGAAGAAAATTATTTTAATTATAAACCAATGGGTAATCCTGGATGGAAAAAAGTTTTTGAATATTTTAAAGATTTGGATGAAATAAATGAATGCTTAGAAAATTATAATCACATAGTTACTTCTATAAAATCTGACGGTTATGAAGATACTTATGATTTGGAAGTAGAAGATTATCACAATTTTGTATTGGAAAATGGTGTTATCGTTCACAATTCTAATATTAATTTTTATGAATGGAGTGTATTACAAGAAATATTAGCAAGTGTATTAGGTATAGAAATTGGGACATTTTATTATTATGTATCAAGTATACATGTTTACAAACATCATTGGAAACGTGTTAAAAAATTATTGGAAAATAAAGAAAAATTTGTAGACAATCTTCCTGAATTTAGATTTTGTAGAGGGCAAATTAATCTTGATAAATATTTGGAAGACTGTGAAATGTTATGTAAATATGTAGAAGAAATAATAATAAATGATAAGAAAAAACTTAAATATTTTATACCTTTTCATGGGGAGAGAGGATCTACTTTAAACGATATTGCTTGTTTATTGTCAGTTTTTGTAAAAATGAAACAAAACGATAATGCTTGGAGAAAAACTTTGCATTGTATTCCATTTTCTGATTTAAAAGTATCTTGTTATTACTATGCAATGAAAAATATTTTTAAATACAAAGATTATACAATTCAAGAAGCAATAGAAAAGGTGCAAAAAAATGAGTATTAATATTGATCATGGAAAAGATGTTAGAGATACATGGACGCATACTGCTCCTCCTGTAAAAAGAAACCATGTTGAAGAGCGATTTTGTCTTAATGCTGATATTAAAAAACTTCTGTATTCTAATCCTCAAGAATTTGGGTATGATTATTTTGGAGAATTTATTTTCTATAGAACTTATAGTAGGTCGAAAGAAGATGGAACAAATGAATCTTGGGCTGATGTTGTAATCAGAGTGACAGAAGGTACATTTTCTATTAGAAAAGACTGGTATAAGAAATGCGGTATAAGATGGAATGAAAACGCGGCTCAAAGTTATGCTCGGAAATTTGCACTATCACTTTTCAATATAAAATGGACTCCACCTGGACGTGGTCTTTGGGCAATGGGCACAGATTATGTATACAAACGTGGATCCGCTGCTTTGTATAATTGCGCCTACGTAACAATTAAAGACCTTCCTGGAGATGCTCATTGGTTAATGGATATGTTGATGAATGGAGTAGGTGTAGGATTTGGAATCGGTGATAATTTTAATCAATGCTTACAATTTCCTAATCCTGATAAACATTTGGAAGTAGTTATTGGAGATGACAGAGAAGGATGGTGTGAATCTGTTAGATTATTATTACAATCTTATATTATACCTGGATTTTCTACAGTAAAATTTAATTATAGTAAAATAAGAAAAGCTGGTCTTCTTATAAAAGGATTTGGTGGATTAAGTTCTGGACCTGAACCTTTAATACAATTACATGAGAGAATAAGAAAATATTGTTCAGATTATATTGGAATGAAAAATAGCGAAACAAGATTGATCACAGATATTATAAATGCAATAGGATGCTGTGTTGTTGCAGGAAATGTCAGACGATCAGCGGAAATTGCTGTAGGTTCTATATATGATGAAGTATTTTTAAATCTTAAAAATTATGATAAATATCCCGAAAGAAAAGATATTGGATGGATGTCAAATAATTCTGTATGGTTAAAGAAAACAGAGGATTTTGCGTATCTTCCTCAGATAGCAAAACGCATTATTGAAAATGGAGAACCTGGATTTGTGAATGGAATCAACGTAAAAGAATATGGAAGAGTTGGTAAAAAAGATGTTGTGCGAGAAGATGAAGCAGAAGGAATAAATCCTTGTGGTGAAGTTCCGTTGGAAAGCTGTGAGGTATGTAACCTTTCGGAGACCTATCCAACAAGATGTAATAGTTGGGAAGATTGGTTAGATGCTTGTGAACATGCAACGTTTTATTGTTCTACTGTAGCTTTACTTCCTACACATAGATCAGAAACAAATGCTGTGGTAGCAAGAAATAGAAGGATTGGTGTAGGATTAGTTGATTTTAGTGGATGGAAAGAACAAACAAATCTTACTGAGATTACTACGCTGCTGCGTAAGGGCTACAAACATATAAGGTCGGTTAATAAGCGTCTAGCGGCCGAAGCTGGCGTCCCAGAAAGCATTAGAGTAACGGTTGTAAAACCGGGCGGTACTGTGCCAAAGCTTGCAGGCAGAACAAGCGGTATAGGACATCCTACATTTATTTATACTATTAGAAGGGTGAGAATTCAAAACAATAGTCCTATAGCAAAATTTCTTGCAGACCATAATGTGCCTTATGAAAAAGATAAATATAGTGATAATACTTTGGTGTTTGAATTTCCTATTAAACAGGGTCCAGCAAAACCTGCGAGTGAAGTAAGATTATGGGAACAGGCAATGAACGTTGTACTAATACAGAGGGAGTGGGCTGATAATGCTGTATCAAATACCATTATGTTCAATCCTGAAACAGAGGCAAAAGAAGTAGAATCTGTAATTGCATGTATAGCTCCTTTGGTCAAGTCAATTTCAATGTGTCCACACAGTACAAGAGGAGCCTATGAACAGATGCCCGAGGAAGGATGTAGTAAAGAAGAATACGAAAAAAGGTTAAGCGATATTAAAAAGATGGATTGGTCCAAATATTCTGGAACAGATGGAATGGATACAAAATTTTGTGATGGGGAGGCTTGTGAATTAGATGTTCAAAATTCTTAAAGGAGAAGATCATGGCTGATGAAGAGAAAGTTGAAAAAAAGAAGAAGAGTTGGAAGACTACGATTTGTGGTATTGTGGTAGGATTGGGACTCATTATTAAAGCATTTACGCCAATGTTGGATGGAATTGAAGAGACTGTGTTTTCTTTGAAAGAAGCATGGCCGATCATTATTACTGGACTCGGAGCAATGGGAATCGGTTGGTTTGCGCGTGATAACAAGGTAAGTTCTGAAGATGCAGGAGTTAAGTAATGGGTTGGATCAGCGAAATTATAAAAGGCATTGCCCATCTACTGAAAGTCTTTTTTGGTATGGATAAACCTGAAGAAAAGGAAATAAAAGATGCTCCTACGCCGGATGCTCTTAAGCCTACTGATGATGAGCTTGATGCTGGTCTCGGGATGCATAACAATCGGTCCGAGAATAAAAACTGAATTCGTCATTGTTCGTCTTGGCAATCCAGTTCAAGTTCTTGATAATAAAGTTGTAAGATGCAGACGAGTAGGTGATAAGTCCATAGGTGAACAAGACATAGGCGGTTGGTATGCGATGCCTGAAGATTCCTTTAATAGAATGATGAAGTTAGCTACGATAGGGAAAAAATATGAAAAAGAAGAAAAGCGAGAAAAAGAAGAGGGTAATCCGTAGAATTCAAAGATATGTTGATGAAGCGAATGGAACAGAAGTTAGATGTTATACCCGTGTTGGAGCAAAAAAAGATATCTTTTTTACAACTCCTGTTAAAGCTATAACAGGACAAATAGTAGAAGTGAAAATTGAGGATGCGCATACTGTAGATGGCGCATACGATAAATTAGAAGCTAGTGTGGAAAAGTTTGGAAAAGAAATGGAAGAAAAATTTAAGAAAAAACTTCAAGAAAAACAGAAGAAAATAATTAAAGCTGGTATGTCTCCTGATGAACTTATGGATATTGTCCAAAAACAAGGCATGGATGAAGAAGATATTAAAGGTATTATAATCCCATGAATAGAAATATTGATTTAGACGGAAATATTGGTCATAGAATAGCTATACTTATAGATGTAGAAAATGTTTATAAGATAGCAAAAAGGTTCCGAGATTCACGACTTAATTATGAAAAATTTTTGAAATGGGTTGCTGGAGAATATAGTGTCACTATTGCTACAGCTTATGTGTTAATGGATCCTGGTAATATAGAAAATGAAAAAAAGTTTTTAAGCGCATTAAGATTATCAGGTTATGATATCAGAACAAAACCTGCTTGGTTTAAAAAATCTAATTTAGATGAAGAGAAGGTTCCTAGGAATGATTGGGTTTTAGGAATTTCTTTGGACGCTATAACATTATCTCATAAGGTAGATACTATAGCTATAGTCAGTAGTAATAGAAACTTTGTTGAAACTTGTTATTATTTGAAAAATAAAGTAAGAATAGAAATAATATCTATTAAAGACGCTATAGATCCAGTTTTGTTAAAAGCGTGTACTGAGTTTAATGAAATCAACGAAGAATGTTTTGATCCTTTTAATAGAGAAGATTAATGATTACAGTAAAATATCAATGCCAAAACTGTGAATATATTGAAAAGCATTATCTTAAAAATAAAAATTGGGATGATGCTGCAAAATTTATAGATTGTCCAAAGTGTGGATTTTTATCCGAAAAACTATTTCCATGTCCACGGCATGAAATAAAAGAAACCAATGAACCTTTCAGTGCAAAGCCCGGAAGTTATTGGAGGAATGCAGAAAAAAATCGTCAAAAAGTTGCAAGAAAAAAAGCTGAAGCCGAAGCAGAAAAGAAACGTTATGGCAAAAAAGATTGATGCGAAGGAATTTATTTTACAACTTTTAGAAGAAGCAAATTGTCGTGGAATTCATCCAGTAGGTAAAGAAAATTTTAATTGTCAATGTCCATTTCATAGACCTAAGAAAAATACAACAGCTTTTGGAATATCTTTTGTTAATGAAGAATTTGGTTATCCTTTCAGATGTTTTAGTTGTGGAATAACTGGAACAATAATATCTTTAATTGTTTTTTTGAAAAAATGCTCTTATAAGCAAGCTGAAAATATATTTTATAAAAGAGTTTTAATAACTCCTGCTGATACGAAAACACTTAAAAGAAAATTGAAAAATATTAAATATAGAATGGATGAATCTATAGATCATAAACTTAAACTTGAATTACCGAAAAGATCTAATAAAAATAAAAAAATGTGGAATTATCTAAAGGAACGCAATGAAGAAAAACACCATACTTTGTTGTTTCCTGAGTATCTGGTGGGTAAGTACCTTCTCTATTACTGCAATACTGGATTCTATTCTCGTCGGATCATTATGCCTATCCGTGACATGGATGGGACTGTTATATACCTTACCAACAGAGCTATTGACGACAACGAGACAAGAAAAACTTTGCATCCACCAGGATTTAACAATGAAGAATATGTCCATGGATTGTATGAAGCAAGAGAAAAGAAAAAGGTAATAGTAGTTGAAGGTCCATTTGATATGTTCCAATTAGTTTGCGGATCATTAAGAATAAAAAGGAAGGATATTGGTATAATATCTATTTTAGGCACAGAGATGAATGAAGAACGTGCAAGCATTATTTCTGATACATTTGAAGAAGCTTATTTATTATTTGATCAGGATGAAGCGGGTTGGATAGCTGATAAAAAAGGTAAAAATATTCTTGGTGACTATATGAAGGTAACATCTTTGCATGGATCAATAAATCGTGGAAAAGACCCCGGTTCATGCAATATGAGGCTGTTAAGACGAGTTTTTAATCAAATAGCCGAAAACTAAGCAAAACTGGAACGTTGTAGTGCCCATAGGACGATCAGAAATAAGTAAGGTATACCAAGGGTAGGGGGTTAAAATGGCCTATGAACAACGACGAATCAAGAGATATCTTCTTAGGGATTTTGATTATAACGGTGATATTATCTGTCTTCATAGGGTTGACATGTATAGTAGTATATGGATTAAAATGGTTATTTTTTTAGGATTATATTATGGCAAAAGAAGATTTTGAAAAAGAAGAATTTATAAGGAAGTTGGCAAAGAAAAAAAGGATTTAATGTACATAAAGAAGTTGTGCATACTTATCATCTTCATGAAGATGTTAAGCGTAATGGAGAATTTTCTGTAATAGCTAATCAAGATAGGAAAAAAGCTCAAAAATCAGTAATAAGATTTTTAAGGACAAAAGAAGATAAGGGGGAATTAAATGATTAGAAAAACTCTTCAGGATGATTTAAATAATATAGCTGGAGATCTTAAGACCCTTATCAAAAGACAAAAGAAGAAAAAGCCTAAGAAAAAACCCAAAAAGAAACCTAAGAAAAAACCCAAAAAGAAACCTAAGAAAAAACCAGCACAAGACGGAAGTGGTGGTGGTGAAGGTCAACCCGGAGGAGGGAGAAGAAATCGTAATCCTAAACCTTGTCCAACTGATGGACCTGGACAAGGACGTGGTGGTGGAAGAGGAGGAGGGAGAAATAGATAATGCCATTTTCTATTAGAAAACAACGTTGTAAAAAAGCTGATGGTTCTAAAGGGAATTATGTAGTATATCGGACAGACACTGGGAAAAAAGTATCTTGTCATTCAACAAGAGCGAAAGCTGAAGCTGCCATGCGAGCAAGAATAGCAGGATCTGAAGATCTTAGTTTAGATATTCGGGAAGAAATTAAAAAAGATATGGACAATATTGAGGAGAAATTATGAAAAAAGAAAAAAAGTCTGGTAAAAAGAAGAAACGTGTTAATTTTCCTTGGTTGAAAAAAAAACAAACGAAAACTTTGAAGTATTTCCTTGCTTATTATCTTGACAAAATAGGTTTTGCTAAGGTCATAAGAGGAAAACTAAGTTTCGGAAGTTATGTGCAAAAAAAAGTTATTCCTGTTGTGCGTCGAAAATTTCCTTCAGCTTACAGGATTGTCAAGAAACATTATAAGGAACATGGAAGGAAATTGAGTCGGAAGGAATTTAATAACTTGATTTTCCTTAGAATCTCTGCTATGTTTAAGTATCGGAAGGGAGATAAAAAAATCGAGAAAACTTCCGAACATCCTTTGAAATCTAAGAAAAAAAATATGAAGTGTTCTGGACTTGCCAAGTTATTAATAGAAATGGATAAAACTTATGAAGAAGTTAAGTAAGATATTGATAGACCTTGACGGTGTGCTTGCTGAAAACGGAGCGTTTCCTGAAGTTGGTGAACCGACTAAAGGAATGCGTGATTTTGTTGAAAAATGTATAACGAAAGGAATTAAAGTAATATTATGGTCAGCGCGGTTTAATGGTGGTGAAGAAGGACATAATCAATTTGGAACAACTTGTAGAGATCAACTTTTAAAAGTTAATGATTGGATTTTTAATGAATTTAAGTCTGCGGTTAATGATTTTTGTGTTCACGAAAAAGCTTGGAGTGAAGCAGATCATCATGCTGATGTATTAATTGATGATAGATGTATAGAATTTTTAAATGCTGATTATTTAGAAAAAAGATTGTTTGAAAGCAGAGATGAAATATTAGCTAAAGCTATGTATGAAGAAACAAAAGATGAAGATTTTAATATCGTGTGTGACGTTGAAGTAGCAGATGGTGAAGGCTTTGATAAAGAATACATTTTAATGCGTGTTTTGGAAATGAGAGCAAAGGATAAATAATGTCAATATATTTTACAGATTTTAAAGTTCAAATTAAGAAAGAAAATCTTCCCGATGGATGGGATGTACAAAAAAAATATAAAGTTCTTGCAATTGAAGAAGAAGAGACCACTGTTACCATAGATAAAAATGCGAGTATTAGAAAAAGAATAAAAAATCTTAAACCTTCTGAAATTGATGAAGACGATGAAGATGCCATTGAAGAAAGGTTTGAAGTACCTATGAATGAAAGCAATGAAAGAAAAGAAGTACAAACAATTCTTTATTTTTTACTTGGTAATCTAAAAACTGGAGAGTTAAGATTTTTTGCGGATGAAGAAGTAAAGTATGCTGAAGACTAAAGAATGATATTAACATATAGACTTTAAGACTTATAAGAGGAGAAGTAAATGCCGTTGGCAGAAATGATAAATGTAACTGATATTCCACTTGACCCTTATGGATTAAAATATGTTGTAATCGCAGTAGTTGTCATTTTGACTTTAGTATTTGGATTTGTTCTAAAACTTCGGAATGGGAAAAATAAATCAAATTCTACTTCAAATCCAACAGACAAAGAAACTTGTGCCAGTGCCCGGACAAGATTAGAACTTGCAGAAAAAACACAGCAAGATCAATGGAAAACTATTAATGATACTAAAGACACTGTTATAAGGACTGAAGAAAAAGTAAAGAATATAGAAGGAAAAATAAACGTTGTAGAACAAAAAGTAAGTGGAATGGAACAGGACGTAACTCGTATAGCACAAAAAATTCTTGAGGAGTAGAAAATGGCTTCTTATACTTTACGTGAAAACAAATGTAGATTAATGTCAATTGCCACTACAACAATTGACGAATTATTATTTAGAAAAAACGGTCTTTTAAGAAATTTAGATAGTACAAATTCTCTTGTTCTTGTAGATGAATCTGTTGGAAATGCTGCCGATGATGCAGATGTAATAACTGCTTTAAATGATGCTACAACTCCATTAGAGAGTAAAATTGTTATTCCAGCCGGAAATGATTTACCTGTGAGACATTTTAGAAGAATGTTTGTAAAAGCTATTGGCGGTGATATTCTTCTTCAGTGGATTCCGTTAAGGCCAGTTTCTGGTGCTTAAAAACAGAATATTAGCTCTCTTTTCCTCTCTTTGTTTGCCAAATTTCATTCAAATCTTCTTTAATCTATCTTCAAATCCTCAAAGAGAGCTAATATTGTCTAATCTTTAAATCCCCAAAATTTATTAGGGAGAGGTGGTAAGTTCATTGGTGAATCGTTATCGTCAGAATTCCACCATACAATGATTGTTAATATCATTGTAAAAATTATACTGAAAACAATACATCCTAATATTAGTAAAATCAAAGGCCAAAGCCAAGACAATATCCACATTATTATACAGAAAAAAAGTTTTCCAAGTGCATCTAACATTATAATCTCCAGATAACTGCCCTAACCTTTGTGCATATAATAACTACTGGAATTTCTCATTACAACTCTTTTTTGTAAATCCTCTGATTAGGTTTTACGAAATCAAACAATTTTATTCTTTAATATTAAAAACTACTTGTAAAATGATTTTCAAAGTGTTATACCATTAATAAGGCAACACAAACACTTTTGAAAGGAAAAATGTTATGGCAAAGCGAAAGAGAAAAGTCAACAAGTTGAGTAAATGGCAGTTTGGAAGATTGAAGGGTTGGTTGAACAAGTTGGATTTTGATAGACGAACTGATATTGATACGGCAAAGGGAGCAAAAAAGGCTTTAGGCTTTAAAGTAACAAAAAATAATGTTAAAGGGGCGAGAGAAAAGATTGGTGTTTTCCGAAACAAAGGTGGTAGAATTATTGAAGACAAAAGAGATTCTGATTCTAAAGCTGCTGCTGTGCCAAAATCTCCTGTAAAAGGTATTGCGTCTCGCCTTCGGAACCTTGAAGAAAAGATTAACATTCTCGATGGGAAAATAGATAAACTTTTTGCAGTTTGGAGTTAAAAATGGCAAGACCAAAGTCAATAATCCCATACGTTTGTATTAGCATAAAAATTCATAGCTATTTTAATTCAACTGCTATTACAAAATGTAAGATTGGAAAGAATACTTCTGTAATCATTAAGATTAATAAGAAGAAGACTAGGCTTTATTTTAAGTTCAACAAAAAAGGAAAAGGAATAAATGTTGGTGCTCCCACAAAAGTTAATCAAGCTATATTTGGCTTAAGAAGAGTTTTCGAGAAATTTGGTTGTAAAATTGAAGGGAAGTTTCGATTGAAGCGAGATAAAAAGAAGAAAATATGGTTTGCAAAGTTGAACAAACCTATGGGAGAAAAATAATGGATAACTACTGTATTTATCACTTTACAAATTCTAGCGGAAGTAAAGAGTTTGTTGTAATTTCGGCAGAAAGAATAGATCTTATTGAAAAAGAATATGAAGAAAATGACATTTTATTAGATTCGCATTGTGAAATTGATGGAGATGCTATAACTTTTCCTTGTGATCGACCTTTAAGAACAGGATTTTAACATGTCAAGGATTAAGTAATGGATAGAAATCGCGCTATTGATTTAATTGGAAAAATCCAACGTCTGTTGGAACCCGGTAGTGGTGCTACTGAAGGAGAAATGCAAGCTGCTGCTAGTGCAGTTCAACGATTGTTAAAAAATCACAATTTGTCTATGATCGATGTAGAAGATTCCAAAACGAAAGAAAAAGCTGGTAAAAAAGGTCATGATATTGGACAACGTGAAGGGATGGTCAGAAAAAGAAGCAGTTTGCCAAAGTTTGAAAAGATTTTGATTAATATAGTTGCAAAAGCTTGTGAATGTCAATGTTATTTGCAGCAAGAATGGTCTGGTAAAGGACATGGAAAAGTTTGGCGAATATTCTTTATTGGAGATCAATTTGATATAATTGTTGCAGGAGAATTATATACTTACTTGAACAAAGCCATCAATAAAATGGCCAGTAAAAGTTATCCTAAACAATACTCAAAACAAAATTCATTCTGGTATGGATGTATTGACAGATTAGGAAAGCGTTTTGAAAAAGAAGCTGAAAAATTTGAAGAAGAACATGGCGAATACGCTATGGTTCTTTTTGATAAAAAAGGCGTTATTGAAAAATGGGTTGATGATAATTTGAAATTAGTTAGTGGCAAAAGTAAAAAAGGCGGAACAAACGATTTTGATCCTCTTGCCTATGCACATGGACATCATTACGGAAGTAAGCTTGATATATCAAGCGGAAAACATTTGGAGAATTAGTCATGGCGAGTACAATAGATGAAGATTTAAAAGAACAGGTGGAATTTTTTGCTAAAGCTTCGAGGATTCCTTTGATTCTAAACCATGCCTATGGAAAAGTCAGAATATATTGTAAAAAAGAAAAAGGAATGATGGAAGTTTCACCGCGTCTTTCCAAAGGAAACTTGCGTATGTGGCTTGATGGATTTGAAAAAGCTTTGGAACTAACATCAAACGATTAATTCAAACAATATTAAAAACCATTTGCAAATTGATTTTCCTGCGTTTACTATAATATAAGGTAAAGCGAAAGGAGACTACTATGGATATTAACACACGTGTCAGTATTAGTTTGTCACCCGGTATTCTAAAAGAAGAAATAGCAAGGGAAGTAGGTAGAGGGATTCAGGTTGTTGCTAAGGATATCCTTAGCAATATGGATACTGCTGAAATTATCCATGAAGTTATTTCGGAAGAGGAAGGGCTTAACCAATTCATCGAAAATGAGATAAGGGGACAGGTAGGTCCAATTGTAAAACGTATCCTAAACAAGGTTATCGAATCCGAGATAGGTGCTCACATTCATGCTAAGGCTAGGGAGGTTGACAATGCGAGATGAAATGTATATTGGTTCTTCGCCTATTGACGAAAAATGTGCGCAGTTAGGAACAGATGGGTATTGGGAAAAAGCACAAAAGGAATGCAGAGCTTTTATCAATCAATTAAGACGAGTGTTTGGTAAAGAACCCGGAAGTGCTCGGTTGATAATTAAACGGAATCCTCACGATTTTGGTACGTATTTATCTGTCAATTGTTATTATAACGATGGAGACGAGGAAGCATTGGATTATGCTTTAAGATGTGAAGGCGAAACACCTGAAAACTGGGATGACGAAGCAAGGGAAGAACTCGGTTTGGAAAAGGAGAAAGTATAATGGTAGATTTATCTCAAAGTATTGCTATTTGTTTGATAGGAATTGCACATATTCTTCATTGTTTGTCCCATCTTCGAAAACAATAGGAAACTTAAGACTAACGGAGGGCTTAACAATGCGTATGAATCAACACATGGGCTTTACCGCTGAAGCCGATGTGTTTCTTGAAGAATACGCTAAGAAAGTTGGAACGCATCCATGTCCGCATTGTGGTGAAATGACTGATAAAACATTTGAAAAATTGTCGTATAGTTCATACACGGGAATGTTTCAACAGGAATATCCTCTTCACATATATCTTTTAAAAGACGGATCAACTGTAAAAGAAATTGTGCAGGCTGAACCTTGGTCTTCGGGACCATGTTTCTTTATGTGTCTTGAAAGGGATAATGGTAAAAGAATTGGTAAATGGTCACAAGAAGAAATTAACAATGCTTAGAACATAATCATGAACTGTATACCTCCAGCACAAGCAAATTTTCCAAACAACATAAGTATCATTGTTTTGAATGGACATTGGTTTCGTGTCACAAAATTTTTCACACTTGAAGTTGCGCGAAAGATTTATGAAAAACTATTTGAAAATCAGCCAATCACAATTAAATCTCGAACAAACGTTAAAGTCTACAAAGTCAAAAGCAGTAAGGGGGACAAATATTATAAGATTGTCAATAACGGTAATAATAATTGGACCTGTAACTGTTTAGGCTTTACGTATAGACGAAGATGCCGTCACATTGAAGAATGTAAACAACAGGAAAAAGGATACAAGGAGTTTAAGAGAAAATGCAAGGAATAAAAATACTTTGTTCTGATTGTAGGAAACGTCCTCCTTCAAAAGGAATGAAAACTTGTGCAAAATGCAGGAAACGAAAACGTGATTATCACATCAGACAAAGAGACAAAAAAATATGTCCTTGTGGAAAACCTATCACGAAATATACATGGCATTGTAATGATTGTATGTTGAAGATTAAAGAAAATATGCGTAAACTTCATCAAGAAAGACGCGATAATGGATTTTGTCCTCGATGTGGTAAAGAACTTAACTTGGAAGAAGAAATAACTATTCTTCATTTATCTGTATTTACTTGTTTAAAATGTAGAACGAAAAACAAAAAGGCCCGTTTAAAAAGACTGGAGACAAGCAATGTCCAAAAGAACTTGCAGGAGAACACAAATTGAAAACATAATCTGTGAACCATTTATGGATTCACGAGATTCTTTTGGACATTGGGCTTATTGGTGTGGTTCTAAACAGGATGGATGGAGAGCTACTCCTTGCGAACACATTAAAGAAGGAAATTATAGTAAAACCAAAAGGAGAAAATTAAAATAGGATTCAATAAACATTAAAAAGGAGTTGCAATAGGAAGTTCATGCTGTTATAAACAGTGTATAAGGCCAGTAGGCTAAAAGGAAATTGTTATGCCCATCCCGAATTGTCCTCAATGCGAAGCACCTATGAAAAAACGTATTCGGAAGAGTGATAATTCATTCTTCTGGGGATGTCCCAATTATTTTGATAAGGGATGCAAGGGTTTTCGTCTCTACAGAGATGAAGATAGAGCCGAAAGAAAAAAGATCATACCTTCTAAATACCAGGAAGCTATTTTTGATTGGATTAAGGAAAGTAAAGGTCATGCTTTTGTAGAAGCTGTTGCTGGTTCGGGGAAGACCAGCACTATCGAAATGTCCTTAGATTACCTATCGAAGAAGGATCAACGACAGACGATCTTCTGTGCTTTTAATAGGCACATAGCCAATGAGCTACAATCACGTGTCCCTGCGGGAGTGAGAGCGTCAACAATACATTCCCTAGGCTTTAACGCCATAAATAAATCATTCGACGAAAAACCTATGGTAGATAGTAAAAAGTTAATCAATATCATTAACGAAGTACTTGAACCCATACAATTTGATAAGTTGCAGACGAGAAAAGTTGTATTTGATATTCTTCAAAGATTGATTCCATTAGTCAAAGCTACACTGAAAAATCCTTCTAAAAGAAAAACAATGGAAAAGTTGTGTGAGCGTTATAGTATTGAGACTAACGGCGGATTCAATATAGCTTTTCCGCTAATCGAAGAAGTATTAACAAAATGCAGAGAATACAAGTCTGTCATTGACTTCGATGATATGATTTGGTTGCCAGTGATTGAAAAAATTCCTGTTGAAAAATTCAAATGGATATTTGTCGATGAAGCGCAAGACTTAAATGCTTGCCAAATGGAATTTATCATGAAAATGCGCAAACGAGGAACGAGAATTGTTTGCGTAGGGGATCGTCATCAGTCCATCTACGGCTTTAGAGGGGCTGACTTCCAAGCTGTACCAAAACTCATAAAGAAGTTAAAAGCCAAATGTCTACCTCTTAGTATTTGCTATCGTTGTGGAAAAACGATAGTTGAATATGCGAAGAGGATTGTTCCGCATATTGAAGCGTGGGATGAACAGGAAGACGGTGTTGTAGAAAGTTTACCATCAATGCAAACTACTCAAGAAATGGAATATGGAAATATGGTTATGTGTAGAATCAACGCACCATTGATTCCGCTGGCTTATAGATTGATCAAAATGGATAAGAAGGTCGTAATTCGTGGAAGAGATATCGGTAAAGGATTAATAAATTTAATAGAAAAACTTGGCGGAACAACAGTTGAAGAATTGATTGTGCGTATCCAGGAATACCGAGCAAAGGAAATGAGAAAATTAGCATTAGCAAAGAAAGAAAACCAGCTTCAGACTCTTGAAGATAAATGTGATACGCTTATTGCTTTAACAGAAGGTATGAATAGTATTGCGGAGATCAAAAGCCGTATCGAATCAATCTTTAGCGATGATGTAACTGGCATTATTTTGAGCTCAATCCACAGAGCAAAAGGATTGGAAGCTGATACTACATTTATTCTTGAGCCCGGATTGTTACCGTTTCCAAAAGCTAAGGGCGAGAATCAAATGCAGCAAGAAAAAAACCTTGAGTATGTCTGCTACACTAGGGCGAAAAAAAGAATGGTATTTATAAGATAGGAGATTGTTATGATTGAATGGGAAAATATTATAGATGGAGACGACTACTCTGCATTTGGACCCGAAGAAGATACGGGCGAAATGAAGTTTAGAGTCCAAATTAAAGTAGATAATCTTGATTCTGCTGCTGGTGAATTAGCATGGTATGGACAAGTTAATGTTGTAAAAAATCCTTTTCAAATACCAAAAGAAGAATTTGAAAAAGCATTAAGATTAATGGGTTTTGATTCTGAAGGGCCAGAGATTACTGGTTTAAATGAACTAGCACTATATGAAATATTATCGTCATACGGAATACATGCTACGGTCTTTCAGTGTCTTGCATGGTATGGGAAGCCAAAAGATCTTAGTTGGGGTCAAGGAATGATTACTATGGATTTTATCAACGAAGACGAGGATTGGGAACCCGCTTTTGAGTGGGTAAAGAAAAAAGTAGAAGAAGAAGCACAAGGTGTTTATATCATGTTAGGTATGTATCTTGATCGTGTTTTGAATAAAATAGGTTCCACAGGTTGGGACTTTATCAACGGCGATGTTCTTAGGCCGATAAGGGAGATGAAAAAATGAAAGATGATGAAGTGAAGCGGCCGGAAGATCCGTTTACTCAAATAACTAAAGAGGCAGAAATACAACCGTATCCGATTCAGAGAGAAGGGAATAAGCTTGTTTGTACCGCTTGTGGTGAAAGAATGTGGATGGGAGTTTTTCCAGGATATCGTCCTATCGTTTGGAGTTTTCAATCTGAGGATGGTACCACTACCCTAAAGTGCATTTGCGGGAATGTAAGTTCCATCGAAGGACCTCCGAAACAGTTTCTTCTCTTGTTAAAAATTGGAGAAAAGATTTTATTCACAAATGTAACAAAAATCATTGGTGTATTACTAACCCAGAATTTTTAAAGGATTAATTATGTCTAATTTTAAAAAGGAAAAAAAAATGGTTAAATTCAGTAGATGGTGGTATCGTTTTCGTGGAAATTTTTACGCTTATGGTCCTACTACTAAAAAATTTAGTTCTGAAAGAAAAGTACGAGCACATCTACGTGAAGTTTGGGAATGCAAACGTCTCCCTTATGGTACGGAAATTTGGAGAGCTGATTAATGGTTAAAAGAACAAAAACTCAGGCTATGAGGGAAGAACGACTACATAAACTTCCTATGGATGAAAGAATGAAAAGAGTATTGGAAACTATTTGGCAAATAATTGCTTGTGATTGTTTACAGTCGACAGATAACGGTATAATGTCACAAGATGAAGTTATCGAAATAGTTCTTGACGCAAGTCGTCCTGAAACATTAGGCGGTGACAAAGAAGCTGCTAAGGAATTAGATAAAATGTCTTACGAAGATCAGATCAAAATTGCCAAAGAAGTTTTTAAGTATAGGGAATATGGTTATTAGGAGATGATGATGGCTAATACGATGACTAAAAGACAGCTTGAGGTTCTAGTATACGCTGCAATTAGACGATTGCGAAAATATAAGGAACGTATGCAGACTCATGATACAGATGAAGCTAAACGTATTGTATTGAAAACCAGCGGACAACTTGAAGCTTTAGAAGATGTATATTCTGCAATGCAAGGTAATCCAGTTCTATTAAAAATGATAGCAGAAGAATAGGGAGGTAAATCATGGATAAAGTATCTGGTGATGAACTTGCAAGTGTCGTAGAAAATTCTTTAAATACGTATAATTTCACCGAAGATATTGAAAAATTTGTAGAACGAATGAGTTGTTCTCATAGGACTTTACAACAAACTTTCACAAGACTTTGTATTAAATGGTTAACTCATCTTTCTGAAGTAGGAAATAATTACGATCTTAGAAATGAAGCTAGTGTAGATTTTACTAAGTCTATCAAAAAAGAATTGAACAAAGCAGCACTACCATTTATCTAAGGAATAACAAATGTATTTTGTAATCCAAAAATGTGGAACTACAGATAATTCATGGGCTATTTTCAAAGTAGGCTCTACAAAACCTACGATGAAAGGATTATCAGAGAATGATGCAAAGTTTCATCAAGAAAATCTTAACAAGATTGAAGATGATATAAAAGAGAGTAAACCTGAAGAACCAGATAAGACTTTAACCTTGGCAATTAACGGCTACATAGCCGATAAAGAGCATAAATAGGATCGTTTTAAGGCCCGTCAGACGTTTCAAACGGGTTAAATGGTATACCGAGTAGGTCGTAATATTTTGGAGGTTGTATGACACATAACTTCAAACTCGATTGGGAAGTAGGATATAAGATTGTGAAGGCTTTGCCTTCAGGTTTGTGGTCTATTTTTTACCATCAAGGAGCAGAAGTACGTTATTCACCAATGGGAAAAATAGTTGCTCCTAAAAAAAGTTGTGGACCTCTTGCTGTTTTTGTAGATTTACCAAGAGCAGAAGTATTTGCAAGAGTATGTATACGTCATCATGGTGTAGGAAAAAGAATTGTACAAATATTTGAATGTTTGTATCTTCCAAGTGAGGAAAAAAGTCTTTGGAGAATACATAGAAGTGTGTTTAGTAGGAATCTAGATACTACTCCTTGGGGGACAGTATTTGCCAGCAGATTAAAATTACTTGGGAAAAACTTAAGGGAATAATTATGATCGCTTTCACAAAAGCATCCAGTCATAGTAAATTCTTTGGCGACAAACAATTGTTCAAACTTGGGACATTGTATGTTTCTGAAGGAGTTATAGAAATTTTTGATTTATATAATGTAGAAGGTACTAAGTTTGTAGAACTTCTTAAAAGACATTCTAAGGGAGATTGGGGTGATGTAGATAATCATGACAAAAAAATCAATGACAGTGCTGTAAAACATGGAGGACGAATTCTTAGTTCTTACAAGGTAAATGAAAAAGAAGTATGGGTCATTACAGAAGACGATAGAAGTTCCACAATAATGATAACACCTGAGGAGTATTAATATGATTTCCAAACAAACAGTTAGGGAAGTTTGTAAGGTAATAGAAAACTGGAGAACTGAATGGTCTATACCACACGGTTCTGTATTGGCTCTTCTTAGAAAACTTACTACAGTCAAAGGAAATAAAAGTTTTACGGAAACTATACAAACTATAAGACAAGAGTACTTCAACCTATAAATTCAAACAATATTAAAAACCCCTTGCAAAGTGAAAATCCTTATGCTATACCCTATATAGTAAGGTAAGCAAAGGAGTTAAAGGATGCAAGTAATGTATGATACGATTAACAAAAAACTTGATTCAATTGTAGCTGGTGTAGTTGAGATTAAAAATGAATTAGCACAACGTGATGCAACCGAAGAAGAACTTAAAAACGTTATTTCTCAGTTAACTGATGTAGATAGCAATTTGTGGGATATTGAAGAATATGTTGAGTATTTTGCCAAAAAGAAAGGAAGGTAAGTAATGGAAAAACCTTCAGTTAGCCTTGTTGGTGAAGATGGCAATGTGTTCAATGTAATTGGACGCGTATGTAAGGCATTACGTAAAGCTAAGATGCCTGAGCAGGCGCGGGAATTTCAAGCGAAAGCACTTAGTTCAGGCAGTTATGATGAAGTTCTTCGACTTGCTACAGAATACTGTGAAGTTTCTTAAAGATGACCAGTAGGTCTAAAGGAGACAATGTTATGGCAGAAGAAACAGAGACAGAACTGGTCTATACACGTGACAAAAGGTATGGCTCATGCTTTTTGTCACAAGAAGTGGAGATTCTGCTAAAGGAAGTTCCCAGTGACGGACACCGTGAAAAAAGCAAAGCATTTGAAGTAACAATCTACGGAGGTATTATCTATACACATATGCACATGGAAGATGTCATTGCGGAACTCGTGGAGGTTTTCCAAAGGATCGAGGAAAACTAATGGGAAAGAAAACGATAGCTACATTAATTGGAGAAGAACTTGAACCTATACTATGGAAAAATGTAAATGACGGTATGATTGTTTATCTTTATGCCACACACGAAGGGAAAGAATATGATGGATGTGGCCCTTTTCGTGTGATAAACGCAAATAAAAGAACACTCACACGTTGTGATAGCCATAGGCAATTTTTTCATTATCCTGAGGAATTGTATCGTTTAACAGGAAAAATTAAATTAATAGGAGATCTATAATGGCGAAAGGAAAAAACAAAACTCCCATAAGAATGCACACTTGCATTAGTTGTGAAGAAGAAGTATCTTGTCGTCAGTCACTTGCTGTAATTGGTGACAAATGGAAAGGTTATCGTGCTGGTAAAGGATTTCCGAGCAATCAGGCCGAAAGGAAGTGCAGGAAGAAGTGCAAAACAAAAGAAAATTGATAAATAAAGATTCTTGTTTTGAATGTGAAGGCAAAGGATGGGTTTTTGCTGATGATAACGATATGATGGGAAATTATCTTCCGAGTAGATGCATACCGTGTGAAGTTTGTAATGGAACTGGGAAAACCAAAGGAGGGATTGAAGATGGACGTTGACGATCTGACTATCAGAGAAGTGAAGCGGCTGCAAGCAATGTTCGGGGCTGGTGAGCCGGGAATCCCAATCGTTGACGTGGGGCGGAAGGTTTTTATCCGCACGGTTACGCACCACTACACCGGGCGGGTGACCGCGTGCAATCCCGCGTGGCTTGAACTGGAAGAAGCCGCGTGGATCGCTTACGACGGACGATTTCACGAATGTCTGGCGAACGGTACGCCGGATGAGGTTGAGCCATTCGTGGATTGGGTCCGCATTCCTGTCGGCTCGATCATCGACCTGACTCCCTGGAACCATGATCTGCCGCAAAAGGTGAAATAATATGAATCAAGCTCTATTAAGAACAAGTTTTGATTGGTCAAGGTCATGGTCAAGGTCATGGTCAAGGTCAAGGTCAAGGTCATGGTCATGGTCATGGTCAAGGTCAAGGTCAGGGTCATGGTCAGGGTCAAGGTCAGGGTCATGGTCAGGGTCAAGGTCAGGGTCAAGGTCAGGGTCAAGGTCAAGGTCAGGGTCAAGGTCAGGGTCAGGGTCAAGGTCAGGGTCAAGGTCAAAGGAATAATTATGAGCAACAAACGAAGAAATAAATGGAAGAAGCCTAAGCCTGGAAGCCTACGATCAAGACCCGAAGATCGTAAGGGTTCAGATGCACATCAAAGAGCGAAGAAATGTGAAGAAATTAGGCGTAGACGAGATTTTTGTGTCTATAGCGGAATTTTTAGTGGACAATTTGATTAGGAACTGACATGCAAATCCTTGATGCTTATTATTCTTCTGAAGCTGCTGAACTTCATGGCTACGCCATCTATAAAAATGGATGGGGACGAGAAGTTACAGTCACAGAAGTTGTAACTGCCGGTAAGAAACCAGGATCAGTGTGGGAAGATCTTCGATTTGTCGGAAAAGTAATTGAGTTTGTCGAATCATATCCAAGCCTCATAGATGTGTTTTTCGATGAATTATACGATAGAGAAGAAGATTTTTGTAGGAATCCGGATTACGAAATTTACGAAGAGGAATATAGAAAGGAGTATTGTTATGGCTGAAGAAAAGAAAAACCCATTGGATATTTTTGTTGAAGTATGTGCAGATTTTAACGCTGCAATCAATAACCTTACTTATATGGATATACGCGCTCTTGAAGAAATGAGAATAGAGGGTAGTGAAGAAGATTTCTCGGCACGTGAAGTCCTAATATTTTTAGGACAAATGCACGATTTCACAGAACGTATCGAAAAACACGTAAACAATTACATTGGACCTATCAAAATAAACGGAGTCAAAATAAATTGGGTTCCTATTGATAAACAAATCGAAACTGGACACACAATCAAAGCAATAAAATTGTTAAGAGACCAAGTTCCAATTGTTTTAAATGCAGCAAAAGAAGTGATCGAAAAACGAAGAGGGGATAAAGACGATGGCTGATACCGATCATGACGTATGGTCTAAGTTTCCGGACGACGATGAATGGAAACAACGTGCTATTATGCCTGACAAGGATAGCGCACTTCTTGCTATGTTTGAACTTGTTGATACCGATCATGCAAATGGACAGATTGGTGGAAAATACAAAACACTTTCCACAAGAGGTAATATTGTGAGGGAGGTTTATCCATGAACGAATATGAAGAAGAACAAATGGCAAGACAAAAACGTCACAGAGATTATGTAGGTATTTCTTGGATAGGTGCTTTCATGATGTTGTTTTCTTTAATCCTTCCAATTATCATTTGGTGTAACGGAGGAGGATTTTTCTCAGGACTTGAATGGTGTCTCGGACTCATGTTAGCAGGATTATTTGTTTATGGAGCAGGAGGAGCAGGAACAGGATTTAATAAGCCATAAGGCTCAAAAAGTATTGATAGTAGAACAGTCCCTTATAAATGGGATAGTATTTAGTTTATGTCATACTTTAAAGTTTTTAATAGGGAGCGAAATCATGGTTACAAAAGAACAATATAAAGCGGCGTGTGATGCTCTTCAAATTAATGAAGGCGCTTGTAATGGCAGGGGAGTTTCAAAGGCTCTTGCCAAGGCTTATGACGCTTGGGAAGGTGATACAGATGAGTCTAATAGATCGGCTCCAGTAAGACTGATCCTTTACCAACTTTGTCATCTTGCGAAGATACCAGTAGATCTTTCAATGAGTGAATATGGCGAAGACGTCAACAAATGCAAACAAATCAAAGAAGAATACGAAAGTTCAAAGTAATTTGGGTTAAAACAAAAAAGGAGTTGCAAAAAGATTTTCCTTACGTTACAATAGTATTAAATAAACAGGCGTAGGAACGCCACAACCTTTGGAAAGGAGACAAGAATGGCTAAGAAAGAGAAGAAACCTCGTTACGAGCACCAGAACCCCGAAGAGGTAAGAATGGGCAAGACAGCCGTCAAGAATCCCATTCATGGTGCGCGAGGCTGGAAGCGGGCAACCACGATTGCTCTGGTGGTTGCTTTCGGGAAGCTGAAGAAGCGCGACATCAAGAGGTCGGAACTGGCTACGCTCTTGACGATGGCGGGTATCACGTTCAAGTGCGATAGCCCGAAGGAAGGACTGTCCGGCCAGGATCGTGAGGCTAACGCCTACGCGAAGTGGGGACTTGACAACGCGAAGACCTACAACAACAAGAAGGTCGAAACGGTGATGGGATTCGCGGAAGCTGTGGTAAGCAAGAGTTCCTAAAATCCCTAGTGCTACGGGGATGCGGGGGGAAGCGTGGGATGGTGACGGCACTGTTCCACGCTTTTTTTCCAATGGTATTAAAAAAGAGTTGCAAAATGAATACAATGAACTTATACTATATACAGTAGCAAAGGGGTTGAAAACAAAGGAGACAAGAAATGATTGAAATCAATGAAGAAGAAGTTGTTACTAGTAGAAAGTTGAAGCTTGAAGGCGTAGAATGGCGTGTAACAAAAAGGGAAAACGGCCGCACTAATGAATATATGTTGCGGCAGATTTGGGAAATCGAGGAGTTTCCTGTCATTGAAAATACGCTTTCGAGACTGGAATACTTTGACGATGGTGATGCAGAAAACGGCCCGCGAATAGGATCAGATTGGGTTGATATCGAACATTCACAAATGATGGGCAAACCTTGCGAAACACAAGATGAAGCGGATAACTTTGTCGAGCAGATTCTCATTGAAATATTGGAAGCGAAAATAGGACAGCAATGACAAACGACAAAAAACTTCTGGTTTGGCTCGATGATGAACGGGCAATGCCAGAAGGTTACAATATTCATGTTAAAACTGCCGCTGAAGCTATTAAACTTCTTCGAAGCGGAACAGTAAAACATATTAGCTTTGATCATCACCTAGGAAATAGTAAAGGTACTGGCTATGATGTTGCTAAGTGGATCGAAGAACAAGCGTACCATGGACGATTCATGAGCATAACTTGGCATATTCATACCGACAATCCTGTAGCATATCTAAATATTCATGCTGCTATGGCAAACGCAGACAAATATTGGGAAAAACAATGCTCGTAACCTCATGGGAATGGCTTGTTAACCTAACCCACATCAAAAGGATGTGGATAATGTGGCTACACAAGGATCATCATACCATTCCGCCAAAAGAAAAACTAGCCCATCTTAGGGCAGAGATCAAACGATTTGATGTGCCTGGAAAAAGGCGCAAAAAGAAAGGAAAATAAGAATGACTAAGATTATTGAATTTGTCGCAGGTATCAAAGGCGATATGTCTGTAGGGATTATTCCCTTCGATGAAAAGGTAACTATAATTTTCCATGGTGATAAGCACGGCCAAAGCGTTCTTGATGATGAACCTACTCGAACAGAGATGACAACCGCTTTAGCTCAAACAATAGCAGAACTTGTGGATGGCTTTTGCGTTTCACGAAAAATTTATGAAGAGGACGTTATAAAAGAACGAATTATGTATGCGATTGAGGAGGACAGGAGACAGGATGAAAAGCAAGAAGAACAAGAAGCCCAAAAACAGTAAAGATTGTCCAAACTGCAAAGGGACAGGTAAGAAGTCTAAGGACATTTGGCCCAAAGGCACTACAGAATGTTGGGCTTGTCGTGGACGTGGCTGGTTTTTGAAAGGGTAAAACAATGGATGTTAATATTCTGCCAAAGTGTCCTAAATGTGGAAAACCCACAAAGATACTTCGTGATTATTTCCTGTACGTAACCTGCACTGATAAAGACTGTACATATATCGAAGATGTTTTAACGTTAGGAGTACGTCAACAAAAGGAAGAAAAGCCAAAGAAAGGGTAGTATTATGGAACAAATAGCAAAACATCTATGGATTCACCACGTGCATCCACACTTAGGGATATAAAGGATATTTTCAAAGAAATCTGGAAAAAGAACAGGAAAAGGATTAAGGACTAGCCCAAGACGCTAAATAAAGCGAAACTCTTTATTGGAGGAAGATATGCCCCATAATAAAACAGAGGTAGAGGTATTAAGCAATTTTAACAAACTTCTCGAAGAAGTAGAGGCTGAAAGAGCAAGGATAAAGGTATGGCATAATACGCATGAATTTGAAATAAGTAGAGACGGGAAAGTAGTACAGTTTTTTTCTACGATAGCTGAGTGTAGGGCTTTTCTAAAAGGATATCTATTAAAAACGAAGAAGTAATTCTATTAAAAACCTCTAATAATTCTATTAAAAACCCTTCGATTTTCTCGGGAAAGTGTTCATTTTGAGTTCATTTTAGAAAAAAGTGTTCATGGCTTCGAGGGATTTTTGACAAAAAATTTTTCACCACAATTCCTTTCCTTTCATATTAAAAATAAAAAAGAAATGAAAGAACTGAAATGAATCCAATCATATTAAGAATATTAAAAACAAGAACACATTCATACTGTTTCTTTTACAGAACTGAAATGAAAGGAATCAATTCACATTAAAAACTCTGACATGATCGTTTGAAAAGAGCTAAGTTTTCATTACAATGGGACGAACCTCATGAATGATTAGAGTTTAGAGTATTTTCACACAGATCAGAGTCAATTCTCCATAGAAAAGAGTCATTTCTTTTCAATTTAATATGAAAGGATTCTTTTCTTTTCTATTAAAAACAGAATAGATTCAAAAAGTATTAAAATGAGAAATGAATTTTTTCAAAGTATGAAATTAAAAACATTAAAAACTACTTGCAAAATGAACGAAAATGATATATACTATATATTAGCAAAGGGGCACTAGAACAAGGAGGTTGTTATGATTTTAACGGAATTGGGTATGTTCCCAGCATTAAGAAGTATGTTTCAGGAAATATTTCTCGATCAGGGGCTAAACTATCCTACAGCTTTTAATGTGGCGGAAGGTTTCGATTTACAACACATGGAAAGTTTGGCACAGAAGCTTACTCGAAGCGAACGGGAAAGCTTCGCAACGGGAAATCTCGACGAGGAGATTTTACCGTTGGTAAAAGCTAAAGGTCTTGAAGAACTACATGAGTTCTGTGACGAATGTTATCACATTATGTTTTAGGAGAAACCATGCTAAGAGGAATTACAAAGAAGCCGAAGAGAAGGAAGTCTTGGCTAGAATCACATCGTTGCAAGAACAAAACGGTAAAGGGAGGGAAGAAACCCGTTACGGTAATATGCGAAGATAAAAGATGTTCTTCGTTGTTCATCGTGAAGGAGGAAGGACAGAAATTCTGTTCAACCTGTCAGCGGTTAAGAGGCAAAACTTCATAAGACCCCTTGGAAAGAAGGAGTTGAGGTCATACGGATGACTTCTTCCTTCTTTTTTTAAGAATTTTTGGAAAAGATTCTTTTCTAAAAAAGAAAATTTCCCCAAAACTTTCTGAAGATGAAGACATTCCTGTGAATCTTTTCATACCAGTTATGGTTTGAATCATGTCATAGTCATAGCCCTGAGATGATTCTAATCCTTCTTTTCTGGCCTATACCATAACGGTATCGAAAAATTCGGTCGAGTATACGTTTTGTATACAAAAGTATTAAAAACGTATACTCGAAAACGCCAAAAATTTACTTCGATAAATGTTTAACAAAAGCATTAAAAACCTAAGCACGAAAAGCATTAAAAAAAACTTTAGTTTTTAATGTTTTTCGCTTTACAAACTTTTGCCAATGTGCGATAATGCGCTTGTAGGTTATTAATGCTTTTTGGCAATTTAACGGTGCGGCGCACAAGGTACACAAACCCCTTGTAGTTTAGCACGGGTAGTAAACCGTTTTTAATACGTTTGCAATTTCGTAAACGTAAACAACAAGGGGCAATGCAATGGGTAAATTTCGATACCACCGTGCAAAAGGTACGGCCTACGGCTGGCGTGCTGTATGGCAAATGCTCGCCAGCGACGGCGAGCTGTCGATACATAATGGCTATCGTTGGTGCTGTACAAACAAGCTAGCAAACCGTTGGCTACGCCGCGAAAGCTTTGTGCAGTTAACAGGTATTTAATGCCGTTACCTTATTTTAAACGAAAGGTAGGTGCTCGACAAAGCTAACGTTATTAATGTGTTTCGTTTTTAATATTTTTACAAGGGGCTTTACAATGGCAAAAGCAAAAACGACCGAAACGACCGAAACGACCGAAACGAAAACCGAAAAGCCAAAGGCCAAATACGAATTTGTACGGGCCGTTGGTATTGCCCTCGGCGGCACAACGCATACTTTGCCCGCAAGCAAGCGCGCGCGTGCCCTGGCGATTGTTGCGGCCTTTGCCGAAAGGCACAAACGCAAGCCGAACGCCAGCGAGCTAGCGGTTATACTCGGCAACGTTTCGACGATAATGGCGCGCTCGGCTAATTTCGCCTACGACATTAAAAACCGCGAAAGCGAAATGCGCGCATACGCTCGCTGGTCGTTAAAATCGGGTACGTGCCGCGACGCCGATTTGCAAGCGGCTATGCCGTGGGCGAGGGCGATTGTAAACGACGGCAAGCCCGTTACCGAAACGAAAAAGTAAATGACCGAAACGAAAACCATTAACAACGGGCGCCTACGGGCGCCCGTTTTTTTTTGTCGATATTAAAAAACGAAAACGAAAAACGAAAACGAAAACGAAAAACGAAAACGAAAACGAAAAACGAAAAGTATTAATAACTTTTTTGCTGCACAAACATTTTAGTAATACCATATTAAAAATAATAATATTAAAACCCCCCCCACATAATAAACAAAATTTTTTTTTATTTTGTATGAGTGTTCCCCTTTTAGAAACCTCGAGAATTTTTGAACTTTAAAACAGTTAATATCAAAAATTTAGAAATCTCGAATGTCCTGGAAACCTCAAAATATTAATATCAAACTATTTCCCGTATATTGAACTCAATCTGCCTCATATGACTGGAATCTGGAAATCAGATCGCTCAAAAAATATAGCACAACTACCTACAGGCGAAAAGGTTTTTAATAGAATTGACAAAAGAGTTAGTTATTATGTAGCGTCTAAAATATTTTCAAGTTGTTTTTTCAGAGTTTGAAGTTCATTGGGGATATCAGAAGATCGAGCGGCGGGATGCGTCAGTTGGAAAATACAAAGATCGTCTGGAAAATCTAAAGAATCAAAATTGGGGAAACGATCAAAAGTCTGTATAGCTAAATTGCCAAAAAGGATAATAACTTGTGGTTTGAATTTATTGATAATTTTCTTAATATGTTTATAATCAGCAGGAAAATGTGACGATGATTTGGAACCTATTTTGGGAGAAATGTTTTCCCAATGGATTTGACGAAAAAGATCTTCGCCCAAATATTTAATAAGACGTTTGCCTGTGAAGGATTGGGCTAGGAGTCTTTTTTGAAATTCAACCTTATGTCCTCTTTTTTCGGAACGATCAAGAGCTTCTTGGACGCGCTCAGGATTATAGACCCACATGTTTTGAAGGAAGGCGAGGATATTCAATTTATTCTACCTTCGTTCTTTAATTGATTTTCGAGAGATTGAATATGACTAATAAGAATATTAGTGATTTCTTGTAATGTATACCAAGTAACCAAACCAAAAGTATTTCCTATACTTATCTGATATTCTATGTGAATTTTTATACATGTAAGACAATTATTTTTATCAGGAAAACATTCTCCGTCGTAATCAGGATGATCTGGGCAACGTTGCATAGTTAATCCTTATTGAACCTTTCCCATAAACCATATTTGTTTAAATTTTCAATAAAAGGACGTAATGCTTCTTTTTGTCTTTGGACTTTTTCTTGATATTCTATTAGAAGTTTTCTGATCTTTGGAGTATCGGGGTATAGATCAATATTGCCAATTTCAAAAGAACATATATGTTCTGATTGGTTAATAAACATATCAGGATACATAATAGATTCTAATCCTTTAATATATTCTGCAATTATGGTAATTACTAAGGGATAATGGGGAGAGTCTTTATGTTCTTTTTCGCTATCAATAGAAACGTATGCATCTATAACTTTATAAAGAGAAAATTTGTCACCCTTTCTATCCGAACACCATACATTCGTAGGGATTTTATATTTTTTTCTATCTAATTTTCTATGGAATTTAAGTTGCATAACAATCTCCTATTCAGTGTAAACATAAGGATCTTTGGTCATCTCATACAAAGTATTTTCTATATTATACTTTTGTTCTTGAAGAGCTAATAGTTCTCTTTCTGTAAGACTTTTATTACTTGACTTTTCTTCGACAGGAAGTTCTAATAATTTTTCGATTTGTTTCAATCTATAATGTAGTCTATCAAATTCTTGAGTTTTTTCATGGAGTTTTTTAGCATGTTCTTCTTTGGGAAGATATTTATAGACTCTTTTGAATTTTTGTACACCATTTAGTTCTCCCAATGATACACAATATTCTTCAGGATCTAATTCAAAAACGGCTTGTGGAATATTTACATCAGTTGCTATTGTAGATTTAACTGTAAACATATCAGGATCCCGTAAAGGTATAGCAACATGGACATTTGGTGAATCAAACAATGGTTTATCGACACATAAACCTAGTATAACTTTTCTAATATCTATGGACATAAGTTTTTCCCAAAAATATTTTCCCATTGTCTGTTCTACCATTGACTTCACAAATTTTGATAGCCATCTTCCCCTCCGCTATTTCCAATGAACAAGCCTAGTATCCAGCCACGCTATTATTTCTTCCCTCGGAACTTTTGATCCGATTGGATATCTCTCTTGCGCCTCGTCGAGCAGGCGAGTAAAAACGTCTCGCTTTAGGTGTTTGTTCTCGGCCTCAAGCCCAGAAACTACTATCCTGACGGCATCCAGCGGCATTCCGTATTCCTCGGGAAGTGCGGGACATTTCTCCCGGAGGTACTTTTCGATAGCTTTGTTTGAATCTACGGCCACGCTCTGCCACGCCTCAAGCTCGGCGATGCGCAGGCTCCGCTCAAAGGCTGACGTGTCGGCCTCGGTAAGCCGACTGCGCTCGGCGCGGATAAGCTCGACGACAGCCTCGACCGCACCCTGTCCCGGTTCGCCATCGTCATCCCACTGACGCCAGAATTCCCTCGCCCTCTCTTCCGCGTCGTCAGCTTGTTTCCTATGTGCAGGACATGTACGAGCGTCGCCAGTGCAATTTGGATCTTTTCTTGCTGGATCAATCATGGCCTTAATTCCTTAGGAAGAGGACCGATATAACCTTTTGTAAAGATCCATTTTGTGGACCATTCTTCACCATCTTCACTAGATTCCACAATAACAATACGATTGAGTTTTCGCATTTTTTCCGAAAACTTTTTAATATCTTCAGGAAGCGGATATTCAGGTGGAAGATTTAGATACTCCATTGTATATCTCCTTAAAGAATAAATGCCCTGATGGTCACGTTACATTTTAAAGATGCTCAGGGCCGGACACCCCTGGAGACAATGTGCATCCATTTGCGCCCACTTCTTTCTGTCATCTGGATGCAAACGCACGTGACCTCCACGCCAATGGCGAAAATGACAGAAAATACGTTATAGCTACCATACTTACCCCTACCTCACTTGTTTTTGATCGTCCTCTGTCTATCTGAGCGATCCATTTTTAAGCCCTTACTGTTACTATAGTTAATATAACATCCATGGGTTCAAATAGCAAATCCTATTAAAAATTAATTGATTTATCTATTTTGCAATTCTTTTCTTACTTGCATAAGAATTTTGCCTAGTTTATTTTTTCCTACCCATTTACCATCAGCTCTACATTTTCCCCAATATTCATCACCCCAACGATTTCCTTCAATAAGTTTTGCATTTCCAGTATCAATGAGTTTTTTAGCTAAATCGGAATTTTGGAAAAACTTTGCTTTAACTGTTTTATACATGATTTTATCTTTAACATCATCCCAATCTTTGCGTAATTTAAGTTTTTTTCCTAAACGTTTTGCTTGGATAAAATTTTCACACTTACGAATTTCTTTACGAAGTTTTTTCTTTTTAGTTTTATGAGCTTGATAGTAATGTTCAACAGAACGCCATTTTTTTTCAGCAATTATAAATGACGCCATATAAAAATTACTAAGGAATCCATAACCTCTTCTAAAAGAAAAAATCTTTTTAGCCATTAGATATTACCTTTTCTATAATTTCTGTAGAAGTATCATTCTCCCAATGGAGAATCAATAAATTATCTATTTTCTTTTTAGGATTTTTTAATCTAATAGCATTTTTGAAAATTTTATCAATTATCAAAATATCGCCAGAATGAGCAAAATCTCCTATTCTGTATTTTGCTTTGACTCTATCACCAACTTTTATATTAATAGATTTCATTTGAGTATTTCTAATGCAATTTGTTCGATAAGATCTTCGTTTGAAATTTTGCCGAATTTTTCGAGATCAAGAACAATACGTTTAGGATGCATACCTATGACAAAACGTTGTGCGTGAAGTTCTTCGCTCCATGAAATATTGTGTTTTTCACAATATTTTTTGATTATTGTAGGATTAGCCATGTTTTCCTCCTATGTTTGTTGTACTTATAATACCATTAAAAAGCCATCAAGTAAAGGGTAAAGGATATTCCTTTTGCGTTATTCAGAATTATGAAATTTTCTATTTTAATGGCAAATTATAATGGTGCAGAATTTATTGAACAAGCGATACAGTCTGTTTTAAATCAAACTTATAAGAATTGGGAATTAATAATTGTTGACGATGCATCGACAGATGGTTCTATTGATATTATATCCAAAATAAAAGATTCAAGAATTTTATTAATTAAACGTGATACAAATTATGGTTATGGAAGAAGTTTACAGATTGCGGCTGCAAATGTAACAGGTGATATAATCGGGATATTAGACAGTGATGATGCTTTAAGATTTGATACTTTGAAAATAATGAAAAAAGCTTATGAAGAGAATCTTGACTGTGGATTAATTTATAGTCAACATTTTGTGTGCGATGAAAATCTTGACATAATATCCAGAGAAGGCAAATGCGGAGAATTACCTGAAAATATGACTTATCTGGATGTTTTGCAAGATAAATCTCAAAGAACAAGAGTTAGCCATTTTAAAACATTTAGAAAATCTGTTTACAGAAAGACTGAAGGATTTACAGATCATAGAAGGGCAGTTGATAAAGATATTATTTTGAAACTTGAAGAAGTTACCAAATTAGAATTTATAGATCTTTGTTTATATTATTATCGGAAACATTCTAAAGGAATTTCTATAAATCCAAGTTCTATTTATAATCAATTTGCAATAGATGATGCTAAAGAAAGACGTGGTCTATGAAAGTTCTTTTTCCTCCTTTAAAACGCTGGTCTGAAATTAAGACAGGAAAAGGATTTTTTCTGCATAGATTAGTGCAGGCTATAACTGACTTTGATATTAAATTTGTAGATAATATCAAAGAAGCTGATTTGGTTTTTTCTCTGTTTAAATCTCATCCACAAGGTTATGGTCCTAAAACTATAGCTAGAATAGATGGTATGTATTATGAACAAGAAAAAGATCCAAGAAATAAATCAATAGGAAAACATCTTGAGAAATGCGATGGGATTATTTATCAAAGTAATTTTTCTAGAAAATGCTCTGAAAGATTTTTAAAAAAATACTTTAATTTTAAGAACAGTGTCAAAGAAACTGTTATATTAAATGGATGCGATATATCTTTTTATGATAAAATAAAACCAAGGAAAAGCAAATTTGGATATAATATATTTTGTTCTTCTCGTTGGAGAAAAGGGAAAAGATTAAAAGAAATAATAGAATTAGTTTTAAGTCTTCCTAATACTGCTTTATGGATTGCTGGAGAACCTGATTGCAGAATAAAAAATAAACGTATTAAATATTTTGGAAGAATGACACAAGAAAAAATGTCAGAAATTATAAAGATGTGTGACGCATGTATCCATCTTTGTTCACATGATTCTTGTCCCAATGGAATAGTAGAAGCAATAGGTGCCGGTACTCCTGTTTTGTGTTTGAATAATGGCGGTACTCCTGAAATTGTTGGGGAAAATGGTGTAATTTCTAAAGCAGAAATTCCATATAATTTTGAACCTTGCGATGTTCAAAATCTTCCAAAGCCTAATATGGATGTATTAAAAAAAGACTTGATAGAATTATTATTAAATGTTCCAATAAAGATAGATAGATATTCTGTAGACATAAAGAAAACTGCAAAACAGTATTATGATTTTTTCTTGGAGGTTTTGAATGCCTAAAGTTTTAATTGATTGTGGAGCACATAATGGTAATATCCTTGAATTGCTTATAGAAAAACTTGGACCTTTTGATAGAATATATGCTTTTGAATGCAATCCGGAATTTAAGAAGTATCCTCCCAATGTAACTTATATGCAAGCCGCTGTATGGACTAAAAATGGAGAAATAGATTTTTATCTTTCTCCATTAGGAACAAAACCTTCTTCTTTATTAAAAGAAAAAACTACTGGAAAATTAGATATTGAACATCCTATAAAAGTTCGATGTATTGACTTTAGTCAATGGTTGAAAAATACAATTACAAAATATGATCATGTAACTATGAAAATGAATATTGAAGGTGCGGAGTATGATGTACTTGAAAAATTGATAAAAGATGAAACTATAAAATTGATTGATGCTCTTTATGTTTCTTTCCATAGATCAAAATTGGATTTACCTGATCTTTTAAAACGAGAAAACAGTATTAAGACAGCATTGACATTCAGGAATATATCTATTTCGGATTGGGGAGATCTTTTAAGAGGATGGATTCGTGAACGAAAAACTAAAAAAGCAAATTCTTAAGAATACACAGTGGCCCATCGGTAAGCGTGATAAACAATATCAATCCATTGAAGAAATGTCTGGGATTAGAGATATGGAACATAGATATGGAATTATGCGTTTACCAAGAGATTTTGGAAATAAAAATGTTTTGGATTTAGGATGTAATTTAGGCACAGTTTGCGTTTATTCTAAAAAAGCTAACGCTAATAGAGTTGTTGGAATTGATTATAAAACAAAAACTATTGATACTGCAAAAGATTATGTTTTGGAGTTAGGATTAGCTATAGGTTATTATACATTTGATATTAATCAAGGATTAGAAGAATTAAAGGATCTTATTGGTGATGAAAAATTTCATTATGTGTTTGCTCTTTCTATATGGAATCATGTTGAACATAAAAAAATATTTGAAATTATCAATTATTTTTGTAAAGAATTTTGTTGGTTTGAAGGTCATGCAAAAGATGATTCTGCGACAATGCATAAAATCCTCAAGGATAATCTTGACCACAAAATGGTTGAATTTCTTGGATTTACTACGGATAGAAATCAAAGACCAAATTTTTTGATAGAGAAAGTATTTTAATGAAATCTTTTGTTTTAGATGTTATAGATAGAAAAAATATAAAAATAGATGATATAGTTTATAATGATCTTTGCATAGGGAAATGGTCCGTATACTTACAGTATGGGAAACATGGTTATAAATTTTTTCTTTATCCTTTAAAGCAAGATGGAAAATGTATTTTTGATATAGATTTACTTGAGACATGTTCTCTAAAAAAGATTGAAGAATTGGCAGAGATTTATGAGATATTATCAAGTTACAATTTAGCTCCTAAATTGAAAGAAATATTTTCTTTTTCTTTTAGAAACAAAAAAGGATATGGATTAAAAGTCGAACACATTATTCTAAATGAAAAAGTTTTATCATGGAAAGCAAAGGGTGATTATCTGAAATATTTACGAGACATTTGTATAAAACATAAAATTGTAAGATGGGGAACCATCGAAAATCTTATATGGGAATCGAGCAAATCAGGAAATTACATTTACAGTGAAAACGGATTTAAAGTTGTAGATATTGATCCAAGATGGGAGATAAAATGACTGATTACGCTAAAGAGATTAAAACAATTTTTTGTGATATTGATGGTGTAATTTTTAAACATTGTGGAGATTTGACTATTACTTATGATCAAGGCGGAAAACTTTTACTCGGAGTTACAGACAAATTTAAAGAATGGGCTTTTAAAGGATATAAGATTATTCTTATAACGGGTAGACCTGAAAGTATGCGAGAATTTACTAAAAAACAATTAGAAAACGCAGGATTATTTTATGATCAACTTATTATGGGATTACCACGTGGGGAACGTGTTGTAATTAATGATCGAAAACCAAATTCACATATTCCAACTACAAAAGCAATTGATTTAGAACGTAATAAAGGATTAGAAAATGTTGACATCTAAACTAGCATTTGGACCGATGAGTGAAGAAATTATCGAAGCTGTTTACAGATATTCTTCTAGTAAATACTCCAGTAAAACACTAGTTCAATTGATGCTTATTGCTTCTAGAAATCAAGTTGATTATGATCATGGTTATGTATTTAAAACAAAAGAATATGCAACTTTTTTGGATAAAATGTATAAGCGTTATCCTGAAGCTGATATAAAAATTTGTCGAGATCATTGTGGTCTTGGATTTTCTAAAAGAAAAGATGATGATTTAAAATCTGTTTTTAAAACAATCGAAAATGATATTGAAAATGGCTTTGATCTTATTCACATAGATTTGTGTCATTTAGATGCTAGCCTTAAAAGAAAACTATGTTGTTCTAAAAAACTTATGACTTTTGCTAAAGATTTAAATAAAAATATTTTGTTTGAAGTTGGAACAGACGAAAATATTGGAATTCCTGAAAATAATCCTAAAAAAATTATTGAAAATATTAATTATTTTTTGGATTCTGTTAATCTTGAATTTTATGTAGCGCAAACTGGAAGTCTTATTAAAGAAATGTACAATGTAGGAACTTTTGTAAAATATCTTGTAAAAGATATATCGGATGTTTTACATAATAAAGGAATAAAACTTAAAGAACATAATGCTGATTATTTGTGTAAAGAAAATATTCAGGAAAGAATTGATTCAAATGTAGATGCATTAAATATAGCTCCTCAACTTGGAGTTATTCAAACAAATTGTGTTTTAGCTCAATGTCAGATATATGGGATTGAATATAGAGATTTTTTATATATAGTGCATCAAGGAAGACGATGGGAAAAATGGACTTCTGAAAAAGAAAATTTATATTTTCAAACTATTCTTGCTGGACACTATCACTATAAATCCCCCGAGTATCAGAAAATTATAACAGCGTTAAACAAATATGTCGATATAAAAGAAATAATTATCGGACAAGTTACGGATTGCATTAGACATTACGATTCTTGCTTTAGGGGAGTAAACGAATGACTGTAATAGATAAACCTTGGGGAACTGAAGAAATTCTAGAATCTAATGATAAGTATGTAGTTAAACGAATCTACATGGAAATAGGAAAAAAATGTAGTCTTCAATATCACGAAAGAAAGAAAGAAACAATATTTGTCTTAGTTGGTTCTTTAGAAGTAGATATAGGCGAATCTGTTAATAATCTAAAAACTATTATAGTAAATACAGCAGATGGTTTGACATTAGATCCTGGAGATATCCATAGAATGAAAGCTGTAGAAGAAGATTGTATTTATCTGGAGATGTCTACTCCAGAACTTGACGATGTTATAAGATTAGAGGATGATTATGGAAGAGTATAAAGTAGTTATACCTTGCGCTGGAGCAGGTGGACGCTTAGGTGGTCTAACTAAGCATGTCAACAAGGCTCTTATTACTGTTGGCCTTAAACCTATTATTTCCTATATTATTGAAAAATTTCCTGAAAATATTGAATTTGTAATTGCTCTTGGATATAAAGGGCAATTAGTTAAAGACTTTCTTGAGCTTGCTTATCCTGAAAGAAAATTTACTTTTGTAGATGTTGATCTTTACGAAGGAGAAGGATCAAGTGTTGGTTATTCTTTATTCTCCTGTAAAAAACATTTACAATGTCCATTTATTTTTTGTGCTAATGATACGATAGTTACGGAAGAGATTCCTTGTCCAGTAAAAGATTGGATAGGATATTATGCATTAAAAAAAGCTAATGATAATTATAGATCAGTTAGTCTTGATTTTAATGTAGTTAATTATGTCCATGAAAAGGGTGAAAATCCGAACGCACGTCCTTATATAGGATTATGCGGTATAAACAGTTATAAAAGATTTTGGAGAGCAATGGAAGATAGTGATTTATCAGAAGGGGAATGTATTGGATTAAATGCTATATGTCAACTTCATGCATATCCTTTTATGTGGCAAGATACGGGTAATCTATCTGATTTAGATTCTGCACGTGCAAGAATTGGACAGCAAAAAGAATTAACTATTCTTCCTAAAGAGGATGAAGCTATTTGGTTTGTTAATGACAAAGTAATAAAATTCCATATTGATAAAGATTTTATTAAGAATAGAATAGAACGGGCAAAGCATTTAGAAGGATATGTGCCAACGCTTCTTGACGCAAGAGAAAACATGTATAGTTATAAAAAGGTTGAAGGAAGAATGTTTTCAAAAAGTGATTCTATATTATCGGATTTTAAAATCCTTCTTAAAGTTTTAGGAGGAGGTTTTTGGAAACTTTGTGGTTTGAATCCCGATGAAGAAAAAGAATTTGATAAAGCTTGTATAAAATTTTATAAAGATAAGACGTATCAAAGAATTGAACAATATTTTTCAAAATATGATTATAAAGATACTGAAGAAAGAATAAACAGAACATATACGCCGAAATTATTTAGTATGCTTGATACTTTGGACTGGGATAATATTACTGATGGTTTTGCTGTCAGATTTCATGGAGATTTACATTTTGAAAATATTGTTATAAATGAAGAAACTGATTTAATGGATTTTTATTTTATGGATTGGCGACAAGATTTTGGAGGAATTGTAGGAAGATGTGGGGATATCTATTATGATTTCGCAAAGCTGTTACATGGTATGATAGTTTCTCATGAATTGATAGCGGATGGAAAATTTAATATTTGTAAAAAGAATACTATGATTAATTTTGATTTTCTACGGAAACAAAGTCTAATAGATTGTGAGAATTATTTTATGGAATGGATTTTAACAAAACCTCAATTTGATTATTATAAAGTAGCTGTTTTGACTGCACTTATTTTTCTTAATATTGCTCCGCTTCATGAACATCCTTATTCTGAATTTTTGTTTTATCTTGGAAAATCGTATCTTTACAAAGTAACAAGTGAAGTATGAGAATAGCACTTTGTCTATCAGGTCTTATTGGTAATGCCAAGGGAAAATCTGGCGATGCTTCTTCAGAACAATCTGTTTTAGATATTTCTTTTAAGTATTGGAAGAAACATGTTTTAGATAAAAATGATGATATTGATGTTTTTATCCATACTTGGGATGTAGATCTTGAAGATAGAATTAAACAATTATTTGATCCTCTTCTTATTACAGTAGAAAAACAAAAAATTTTTGATATTCCTGATTATGTAGTTGGACATCCTGAACAAAGAAAACAAAACCATTATAGTAGATGGTATGGAAATAGAGAAGCTGTTGGTTTAAAAAGAGAGTATGAAGATTATTGTGATTTTAAATATGATATGGTTATGCTTTCTAGATTTGATGTAGCATGGCAAACCGATGTAATTTTTTCAAAATTTGATTCTTCTTGTTTTTATGTAGGAAATTGGTGTACGTTAAGAGATAAAAAAACAAATTTGAATTGTTTTAAAGATGGAAGAGGAGATCTTTATGAACGTTTGGAAACTGAACCTCTTTCTAATTTTAAACATTCACATTTTCCTATCAGAAGAGGAATGTTAGATCATTGGTTTTTCTCTCATTCTGAAAATATAGATAATTTTGCTGAACTTTATAGCAATTTGGATGAATATTTAAAAGATCCAAAAGCATCTAGAGATCCTAATAAACCCGATAGTTCTTTAAATATTTGTAATCATCAATTGGTTTGTTATCATCTTCAAAAGCTTGGACTTTTTGATAAAGTGCGTTGTGTTTTTCATTCGTTTAGTGATTTTCCATTAACAAGATATAAATTTTTAGGATCCAAAATATGAAAACAGCATTGTGTTTATTCGGATTAGTCGGTAATATCAAAGGGAAAGCTGGTAAGCATTCTTCTGACAATGAACTTCTTGAACTTTGTTATAAACATTATAAAGAACACATTTTAGACAAGAATGATATTGATGTATTTATTCACACTTGGGATATTCAATTTAAAGATAGAATTTTAGAATTATATAAACCTAAAGATTCGATTTTTGAAAAACAAATTCAATTTAAAACTCCTGATTATATCAAGAGTAATAAGTTAAGAAAAAATAATCACTATAGTAGATGGTATAGTGCTTGGAAATCTGTATGTCTTAAATATCGGTTTGAAAGAATGTTTAAATTTAAATATGATATGGTTATGTCAAGTAGATTTGATCAAACTTGGGAAACTGATGTTGTATTTGAAAAGTTTGATCCACAATATTTTTACGCAGGACATTGGTGTGAATTATTTGACATGGTTGGTCGAGTTTTTAGTGCTGGACAAGGACCGTTATATAAGTGGATAAAAGAAGGTAGAGATATATCTGATCTTAAACATTCGCATTATACTAAAGAAAATAAGGGATTAGTCGATCATTGGTTTTTTTCTAATTCAAAATATATGGATAAATTCCATACACTTTTTTTGCATTTGGATGAATATCTAAAAGACCCCGAAGCATCTAAAAATGGTAAAATTTCTAATCATGCTTTGGCTCCTTATCATCTTAAAAAAATTGGATTGTGGGATAAACTCAAATTTGTATTCCATTTTTTCGATGATTTCCCATTAGCGCGAAGAAAATATTTTGGAGTGATAGAATGAGTTTTAATAAAGAAATGATAATAGAAGCCATAGAATTAATTGATCCTAGATATGAACACGTTCTTGAATTTGGAGTATATAAAGGACGATCTATAAAAATTATTCGAGAAAATCTACCAAATTCTTTTAGAGTATTTGGTTTTGATTCTTTTGAAGGATTGCCAGAAGATTGGAAAGATTCTAAAAACAATCTTGTAGGAAAATGTAAAAAGGGATTTTTTTCTACTAATGGTAAAATTCCCGATATAAGAGGAGTAAAGTTTTTTAAAGGATGGTTTAAAGATACAATTTCTGAATATAAAAAGATCGCTCAGAAAATTGCTTTTATCCATATAGATTCTGATTTGTATAGTTCTGCGAAAGAAATATTATGGGGATTAAATGATTATATTGTTAAAGGGACCATTCTTCTTTTTGATGAATGGTATTATGATCATGATCCTAAATATAATGATCATGAAGAAAAAGCATTTTTTGAATGGTCAGAAAAATTTAAAAGAAGATATGAAATGTTTGCTGAATACGATGGTAAACAAATTGTGAGGATTTAAAAATGATTAGATGTGATTACCCTAATTGTGGATGTAAAAAAACTACTACTTTCAAATGGATTTCTCATGTTTTAAAAACAATTTATTTTGAAGTTCCTAAAGTAGCATCTACAAGTATACGAAAAGGATGTTTCGGTATTGATGTAAATGATCTAAAGAAAAATAATCCTTATGATTTTGAAGTATTTCGAGATTCCAATCTTGAAAAATATTCTGATTATTTTAAATTTACAATTGTCCGAAATCCTTGGGACAGAATCGTATCTATTTGGAAAATGTATACAACACAGTCTTCTCGCAAAAAACAAATAAAAAAATTATTCAAAATAGAAGATCCTGCTAATCTTTCTTTCCTAGAATTTATTGAAAAAATGACAGAAAAGAGGAATCACCATTGGGAACAACAAATTGAATTTTTGCCTAATTTAAATGAATTAGATTACATAGGAAGATTTGAAAATCTTAGGGAAGCTTGGCATTTTATTTCTTATAAATTAGGAATAAATACAAAATTACAGAAATTAAATGTCACAGATCATTACCATTATCATTATAGTGAATATTATGACAGAATAACAAAAGGAATTGTAGAGAAAGAATATGCGAAAGATTTTAAAATACTTAAATTCAAATTTGAAGTGCTTTCTTACTGTGATAATTTTTCTAAAGAAAAATCTAATATTGCAGGATTAAAATATATTCCGACTCAGGAACCATATAGAAGTAATGGTTGTCAAATGATGAATATTCCTTCTTGGTTAGTAAGAAGAAAGGAAATGAGAAAAGATAGTTTTTCTGTAAGGAATAGAAAAATTTTATTTAAACGTATTACTCCTGAAATGAAATGTATCTTAGAAATTGGCGTCAATAGATATGCAGAAAAATCTTCTACAAGTATTGTTTTTAAAGGTAAATCTGACGATTGTGTTTACTTAGGAATTGATTTAATGGATAAATCTTATTTGGATAATCCTGAAAAGAATATATATACAATGAAATGCAATTCAAATTTAAAACAAAAGGTTATAGATAAATTAAATAGTTTAGGACAAGAACAGATAAATCTTCTTATTATTGATGGGGATCATTCAATCAATGGCGTTATAGGTGATTGGGGATTTACTAAATGGCTTGCTGAAGATGGGATTGTATTTTTACATGATACAAATGCACATACTGGTCCTATGCTTGTTTATGACGCTATAGATGAAACTATGTACAAAAAGAAGAAACGTTGTACTGGAAGAAATGAAGATGGCAGTTTTAAAGATTGGGGAATTGGTGTTTGTAGGAAGATTAAAGAATAGAAATTACATCTACAAATTTAAGCATATTACTTTTTCTATTCCCAATATAAGAAATTAATCTTTTTTGTAGATTTTTCGCTAATTTTTGGCGAAATTCATGATTTTTTATAAGATATTTTGTATATTCTATAAGTTTTTCGGGTGTTCTTGCTAAAAGTGCAGTTTCCTTGTGTATAGCATAATCCCGGACCCCTCCAATATCCATACCTGCAATAGCACAACCACAGAGACCAGCTTCCATTGGAGGAATATGTAAGCCTTCCGTCTGAGAAGTAAACATCCAAATATCACACTCATTATAGATCCAATTTAATTTTTCAGAATCAGGAGATCTGTAATAAGAACAAGTATTAAATTTTACATCATTCACTCCAAATGTTATGACTCTGATTTTTTCTGTTTTTCTAATTTCGTTTATAGTTCTTTTAAATAAATCAAATCTTTTATATCCTCTTTCGTGATACAATCCTCCGATAGTTATTCCTGTTCTTGCGAAATTACGAGAATAAAATATATCCAAATCTAAACCCGGATAAACAACAGGTGGATAAGAATTAAATCTTCCAATTCTATTACTAAGCCATCTTGCATTCGTAATAATTCTGATTTTTTTGCAAAGTTCTAATATTTTTTCATCAGACTGAGACCAATTTTCCCAACCTCTTACGTACCAAATTTTCTTAGCTTTAGTTTTAAATTCCAACAATGGAGGAACTGAATTAATACCAGTAGCTATTATAACATCTAAATCTTTAGAATATTCTTTTGTAATACGTGCTACACATTTAGACCATGTGTAATTGTATTTGTCTGCAACAAGATAGACTTCATGTCCTAATTCTGTCAAAACATTTGCACAGGAAACAATAGTTTTTGTTCCACCATTGTTTCCATAACCACAGCCTAAAGCAGTGAAAGCAATTCTCATTTGATTATATCCCAAAGATGTTTTGCAGCATGATTGATAGAAAGATTTTTCCAGTAATAATTATAAGAATTGTATTGATCGTAATGTTTAAGGATATGATAAATGCCATTTAATATACCTAATGTATTAAGTTGACAAGATATTCCAGTTTCAGGAGTAATATATTTTTCAAACCAAATATTCATGTCATTGGTCACTATTACAGGAAGACCACATACAAGAAATTCTGGTAAAACTCTTGGACAAGAATCGTATTCTGTGCTGCATATCAAACCCATTTTACATTGACTCATAAAAGCAGAAAGATTTGCTCGTCTTTGCCATCCTACTGATTTGATATTATGTTTTTTGGCAAGCTGTTTATCTCTATCATTTAACATTCCTATATGAAGAAGAGAATATCTAGAATCTTTGAAAGTTTCAAAAGTTAGTTTGATTCTTTTTATATCTTTGTCAGTAGAATTTGCCATAAAACAAACATCGTAATTTTTCTTTCCAAATCGAAACGAAGGATGAGGATAAAAGATATTTTCTGCTGCGGGTTTAATAAATAATTTAGAACCAGGAACTTGTTTTTGTTGTTTGACACTATCGACTAAAATAATATCCCAATTGCCGTCAGACGGTTTAAAACGATTACCGGCACCATAGTATACCCATTTTGCACTTTGAATCGTCTGACGAGCCTTTAAACAATCAGAGAACCCACCTCTAGCAATAACAACATCGAAATCGGTAACAGGCAGTTTATTTAAATCAGGAACCCATCTTTCGACGAATCTAGGACTAACAACTTTGATTTTTTTATAATCTCCTCCCCAATACCATAGTTCTACTTCATTAAAATATTTACACATTCTTTCAGCAAGGATAGTCCACATGTCTTCGCATTGCCATATGTGATCGTATTTAAGCCTTTCGGGCTTAAAAGTAGGAACTTTACCACGAAGGAAAAGAAGTTTCACAGAATCGCTCCCTCGATATCTTCCCAGTCACGTTTTTTACGAAGACGTAAATTGTTTTCCCAAGCGGATTCAAGGAAAGAAGTATCAATATCTAAATCTTTGAATAATCCTATGATTGATCGCATATCTTTAGGAAGACATTTGCCACCAAATCCTCTAGCATTGGAAACTTTCAAATGTTCAGCAGAATACATAGGATCGGCAGTAACGATTTCTACAAGTTTTTCGTAATCTACACCAAGTTTATCAAATCCTTGTTTCATCACATTTGCGTATATGACTTTGATTGCTCCTAAGGAATTTGCAAAATATTTTGTAGCTTCAGCAGTAACAGTATCACATCTATATATTGGAATATCTTTGTTAATATTTTCTAAAGATCTTATGTATTCATTGACCTTACAAGGATATTCTGCCCCTATAACATGACGTTTTGGATTTATGGCGTCAAACATCCAAATAGATTCAGTAAGAAATTCAGGAGAAAAATAGATATTAGAATAGCCAGTACTTCTGATTAATTCTTTAGTTGTACCAGGAGTAACAGAAGATTTGATAATAATATGTTTTAAATGTTTGGTTTTGATTTTAACTATATCTCCTACTATTTGTTCTACAAGATGAACACTTATTCTAGGATTATTATTTATATCTACACAAGGAGTAGGAACACAAACAAAAATAAATTTGGATTCTTTTACAACTTCTTCAAAGCTATAAGTATCAGGATTTTTAGGATCATAAAATTTTATTGAAATATTTTTTCGATGATGTTTAAAGAAAAGAGCTGTTGCTTTTCCAACAATGCCATAACCTATGATTCCAATATTATTCATTTTTAAACCTTTGTAATAGGATGAAAATGCATTCTGGCTTTACCTACCTGTTTTTTAATCTTCCAATACTTACCCCACTCACAGAGACAAAATTCCATATCTTGAAGTGTCAATCGTGGACCTTTGAATTTAATGCCAAGATGTTCAAAATGTTCATCTTGTTCATCGGTAAGTTCCGACATTGCATCTGTGTAGGAAATACATTCCCTATTAGGATATATTGTTTCTATTCCAAATTCGCATCCTGGTCCTGGATTAGCAAAAGTATCACGAACTTTGTCAGGGAATACTCCAGCATAGACCATATCTATACAGACTTCGTATGAAGTAAATCCTCCGAATCCATATTGTTTAAGAAAAAATTTAAAGCATCCTTCCCAATCTAAAATTTTTCTAAACTTTTTAATTTCTTTCCAGATATACTTCCAATTCTTTTTGAGTTTGGTGACGATAGTAATGAAATTAGCAATACGAGACTGCTTAAGATTTGATTGACAAGTAATGTGCGCATTTGTAAAGACTCTAAATCCTTTTGATTTGTAGGAATTAAGGCGTTTTTCGTATTTTTCGGGATTAAATTTTTTTCTGAGAGGAATTCCACAGGCTTCAAAGGTTTCGATATTGTTGTTAATCCTATAAAAAATGCAAGCCCAAACTTTATCTTGAAGTCTCGGATACTTATCGTTTTCAATAATATTTTTAATCATCCACTGACTGCCACGATCAAGAATACGATAAACATTAGTAAATTTATATTTTTCTAATATTGGGTCTTTAGTCCACGGAGGAGGTTTTTTCTTTATAAATCGACGTATATAAATGTTATGACGTTTATGAAGGAATCTGAAAAACATATCAAGATTTTTCTGACAAACTTCAGGATAATCTTCAGGTTTTGGAAGAGCAGATAAAGATTTAGAAGATTCTCTTTTTAGAACCATTATTCACCCCTTGTAAAACCGTACTGATATTGTTGGAGAATTTTGTCAACTTTGTCATCTTCTATATCGCAATGCCATTGTTTTTTAAAAGCATTTCTTGACTCATGAAAATGTAATAACAATATACCTTCGACGTTAACCTTTTTACGATAATCAATTAAACGCTTTTTAAGTGATGGAAGTAAATTTCTAAGAAGCTGAATATGTTTACCTAATTGACAATCAAAATTATATTCGCTGATTTTAAGAGAAATTCTTATATCACCAAAGAGAATAATGCGCATTAAAAAATCTGTTACTGCATATGTAGGATGTTTAAAATTAAGATTAAACATTCCTATCATATCAAAGACTTTCTTGTGAACAAGAAAACAATTAAACCCTGAAGCAATTAACATTGATCCTTTCATTACTTGTTCACAAAATATATTAAACCAATTATATTTCCACATAACATCGTATCCACTAATTAAAATCCAGTCTGTATTAGACGCTGTAATAATAGCATTACAAAATTTTGAAAAATTACAATTTTCAAAATCTATATCCGTATCTATTATATTTAAATCATGTATTGTTTGAAATGATGACTCTTTATCTAAAAATTTTTCCAATTTTTCTATTTCTTCTTTTTTAAAAAAAGAAAATTCAAAAACTTTATTGTTAAGCATTTTATAAAGTTTAATAGGATCAAAATTATTACTAAGAATATTTACATCTGTATTGGAAGGAAGTGTATTAAGAAGAGAAATAACTGATAAATAAGTCACTTCTGTTGGCATAAAATAATTCAGAATATTGCAAGTGATTGGTATCATACTATAATTAATATGACAGAGTTGATCATGAAAAATATTTAATATTTTTAAATATTTTTTATTATATGAATTTCTTCCAACATTACGAGACGCTAGGGCGTCGCGCACAGGCGCTTGCCCTAAGCGTCTTAAGGGAGGAAGCTGGAGATTAGGATCATGGAATTTGAAAAAGCATTAACAAAAGAACAAAAAAGAAAACAAAAATTAGAAAAATTATTAAAAAAATATGGACATCTTCTTAGTATTCCTGCGGGAGTTTTACCTTTAGAACATAAAGCTCCTTTAGGTGGTGGATTGAAATGTTTTCAGAAAATATATCAGCGCAAAAATGGTAAAAAAATAAAAAACCTTCCAAAAATCCGCTGTACTAATCCTGCCGTAAAAGGATCATTTTTTTGTAAAAAGCATGGCGGTGGTAATACACATGCAATGGTTCATGGGAAAAGAAGAATGTCCTCTATTACCGGAGGATTATACGGAAGAGGAATGCAACAAGATTTTAGTAATCTTCTTGAAGAATTTTTAAATGATCCTAAAATGGTAGATCTTAGACCTGAACTTGCCGCATTACGATTAGCTCTATCGGAATATATGAGTGAACTTACTTCTGGAGAACCCAAACAGTCTCCAAAGAGATTAATCAAATATATTAAAGATATTACAGAAAGTGAAAATACAAATTATGGAGAAAAATTTGTATTGATAAGAGATTTATGCGCTTCTCAAAGTTTTTTAACTGATGGTGATTCTTTAGATAGACTGTATAAGATAATAGAAACTATAAGTAGAGTTGCAGAAAGAATGCATAAAATACAAATGCAAGATAATTATATTTTGACTCCTGATGGGTTGAAAGTTTTCTTAAGATCTATAGTTGATTTATTAAAACAAACTATTCCTGATCCAGACATATTGAAAGAAATTCAAGAAAAATTGTTAGAAATTTCTATGCAGACAAAGGGAAATATACACGATGTTGGTAGAAAAAACGTAAATATAATGAATGAAAAGGAAGATATGGAATTTCAGGAATTTGATTAATGGCACAAAAACGTAGAAGAATAATCCAACACATAGTTCAAAATCCTTTTGAAGAATTAGCTCTCGGATTATCAGCAGATAAAATTGAAGATGAAATATGGGAAGAAAAGCCTGTAAGTATTCAAGAATTTATTGAAGGCGAAGAATATCTTAATTTAAAGTGGAACGGAAGAATTGGTTGTCGTCCTGAGATAATGAAAATATTGAAAAAAGTATCTCAAGATCATATACGCGAAGCTGTTCTTTTATTAGGTAAGGGTTCTGGGAAGGATTATTCAGCAGCAATACTACATTGTTATGGAATTTATAAATGTTTATGTATGAGGAATCCTCAAGGATTTTATGGATTATCTAGAAGATCAAAGATTTATTTTGTTAATACCGCAAGAAATGACCAACAGGCAAGGAAAGTTTTCTTTGAAGAGTTTAGAGGAATGGTAGAAGATTGTCCTTGGTTTGAAGGACAATTTTCTGAACCTACAGGCAGTAGTATTTTTTTTGCAAAACGAATTGAAGCGATTAGTGTAAATAGTCAAGCTTTTGGATGGCTTGGATATAATACCATACAGTGGGTTGGAGATGAATTGGCATTTTTCTTAGAAAATGATAAAGATGAAGAATCTGATTCTCGTGCAGAAGAATGTTGGGAAGCCGCTTATGGTTCCTGTAGTACGAGATTTGGAAATTATTATAAAATGATTGGAATAACAACACCACGTTATGATGATGATTTTGTAATGAAAAAATTCTATGAATTACAAGATAGACCTGATGGCTACGCAATTCAAAAGGCAACTTGGAATATTCACCCTGATAGAGAAAAGAAAGATTATTATTGGGCGTTGACTAGAAACTATCGTCGTGCTATGCGTGATTTTGGAGCAGTTCCAAGTGGTGTTATAGAATCGTTCTGGGCTGATCCTGATTTTGTAGAAAACAATATTTGTCAACAATGTAGGCAATGTCCTGTTTATCAGAATAGAGGAATAGATAGCGATATTTATAGTTGTTGGGATTATGATAAGTGTAAAGTAAATGCTTATATGGGAAATGGAAGATGGCGTGAATGGTTTAAACCTGAAGAAGATAAAGAAATATTTATTCATTTTGATTTATCAAAAAATAAAGATAGAGTAGGATTTTCAGTAGGGTACGTAAATGATTATATTCAAGTCGAATTAGATTTACATGTAATGAAAGAAAAAGCAGAAAAAGAAAAAGTGGAATTAAAAACTCTTGATGACGATGATCGTTTCGAAGAAAAACCAATGATAAAAATCTGTGCCATTGGTACAATTTCTCCTGCAAGTAAAAGAGACTCAAGACTTACAAAAAATGGTGAAATTTATTATACTGGTATTTTAAAGCATATTATTGTAACTCTAATAGATAAAGGATTTGAGATAGGCACTATTTCTTTCGATCAATTCCAAAGTCACATGTTGAAACAATCTTTAGAAGATATGGGAATAGATGTAGAATTGATTTCTTTGGATAGGAATGATACTTTACCAGTGCAGGCTAAATTAGCCCTAACAGAGAATAGAGTTGAATATCCTTATTCTAAACTTTTATGTGATGAAGCAAGACATTTAAAGTATATTAAAGGTAAGAAAGTGGATCACGCGAAGAAAAAGTCAAAGGACGTATGGGATGGATTTGCTGGCACTATAGCAGATTGTGAAAATTATTCCGGAGGAAGTAAAACATTTGCTTTTGAGGATGATGAAGAAGACGATGATTAAAAGAACAATTCCTGAAATTAAAACCAGCAATATCGAGATGCGCACAAAAGAAGCTTCTGGCTTCATAGAAGATATTATATTTGGAGATATTTTAACTTCTGCTTTTGAAAGAATATCGGATCAGGATGCGTTCGATTTATATAAATCAAACGAATGGGTTGGAAATACTGTAAATAGAATTGTAAGAGATTGTGTTAAAAATGAACCTGTTGTTGTTCCAATTAGAAAAACTAATAAAGTTTCTAAACGTCAAGAAGGAAGGATTAGAAAAGTCCAAGATTTTCTTTGGAATCCTAATAAGGGTAAAGAAAGTTTTAAAGAAATAAGAGAAAAACTTATACGGGATGAATTAATATATGGACGTGGAGGAATAGAAAAAGTAGTTGATAAAGATTCTAGAAAATTATTAGAAATTTATTCGGTATCTGGTAAAGACATTAGAGTAATGGCGGATAAAAAAGGAAATCTTCCTCCTACAAAAACTTATAGACTTACAAAACATCCTTTTAGTAATTCTAAAACCGATAATGAAAATACTATTTGGTTTGATTTTGACGAATTAATTTTTGTTGTATTGAATCCAATTAGTAGAAGTTTGTATGGAATTAAGATTTTGGATAATATAGCTTTTGCTGTAGGCGTCGATATTCTTCGGTCAAACTATAATGGAAATTTCTTTGTTAATGGTGCTGAGGCTTCAGGAATTATTTCTGTTCCTGATTTAAATAAAAGAGCGTTTAGAGCATTTACAAGTAAGTGGAAAACTGGACATAAAGGTGCTGCTAAATCTCATAGACTTGCATTCACAAATTCTCAAGTCAAATTTGAAAGGATGTCTTTATCAAATCGTGATATGGAATTTGGAGAATATGGTAAAGAATTACGTGATAAAATATTTAGTGGATATGGAATGCAACCTGTTGTAATGGGTATAGTTGATTCGACCACAGGAAAACTTAATTCTAAGGAACAAATTAATCTTTATAAAGAGGGCGGTTTAAGACCTGTTCTTGAAAAGGAAGCTTATTATTATACTTTAGAAATTTTACATATGGGATTTAATATGCGGGATTTAAAAGTTACATTCCCAAGTATTGAATTGGCTGATATCGAAACTCAAACGGGAATTGAAACTCAAAGGCTTACTGCTGGAACTACATATATTAATGAAGTTAGGGCAAATCACAATGAGCCTCCTGTTGATTGGGGTGATAGACCTGTTGTGCTTCAACCGGGAGGAGGTCAAGTCAATCCAGGAGGTACGCTTGTACCTCCTTCTGGAAGTAAAAAACCCCAGAAAGAATTAGATCTATTTATAAAATATTTTGATTCTTTAAAAATTAAGCTTAATGCTTTATTTGGAATACTTGATAAAATCAAATTTGAAAAATGCAAGATTGACGAAGTTTCAAAATCACAAAGCATAAAATATAATGGAAAGAACTTTAAATTAAAAAGATTTACATTGCCGAGTAAATTTAAAGGATGTGAATTAGATAAAACATTAGATAAAATTATTGATTATAGATTAGTAATTGAAGGAAATTACTATGATGATTATATGGAATGTTTGCTTTCTAGAATAAAAAGTGCGATAGTTTCTAATATAATGGATGGAAGTGAGAAAAATATCTTTAACGAGATGGATAGAATTAAAAATGATGAGATGAATTATGGTCCGGCTACGGTGATTTTCAATGGCAATAATACCTCAAGCTGATATTATCGAAGAAATCCTGAAGAGTCCAAAAGCTTTTGAGCGGAATGGTCTTGAAGAGGATTTCTGTATTTATGTAAAAAATATTAAAAAGAAGAAGATAAATAAAAAGAAATTTATTATAGAGGGATTTGCTGCTACTTCTGATAAAGATCGTGTTAACGACGTTATTACTAATGCTGCATTGAAAGAAGCTAAAAATCATCTTCTTCAAGATGGTGCAAGTACAGTATTTTATAATCATAATCGGAATAGGCCAATTGGAAAAGTTATTGCAACAGAATTTATTTTTAATAAGGGACTTAAAGTAACAATTTTGATTTCCAAGGCTAAGGATGTTCGCAGTATAAGAACTAAATTACGTGAAAATGTTTTGAAATCACTGAGCATTGGAGGGCGGTTCAAGAAAGTACGAATTGAACGCGATGAAGAAGGAAGAGTCATCGCGTACAAGGTACTTAGAATTGAACTTTATGAAGTCTCTGTTGTCGGACTTCCTGCCAACCCCAAAGCCAGAATTACAAGTGTAGAAGGTAAGCCGTTGAAAGGATGGACTAAAATGTGGAAAAACATTAAGTTCAAAACTTCAGCGACAAACGACAACGGAAGGAGTGATAAAGTGGCTAAGAAAAAGACGAAGAAAAAGGATAAGAAAGAAGTTGATAAGGATGTAGACGATAATGATGATGAGCAGGAAGATACGTTTACGAAAGAAGTTGTTTCTGAAATGATTAAGGAAGCTATTGATCCTATTTCAGAAAGTGTAAAGGAAATTGCTGGTTCAGTTAAGAAATTAGCTGATCTTATTCCTCAAGAAAACAAGAATGACGACGATGATGATAACGATAATGAAGACGACGATGATGAGAATGATGAAAAAGACAAGAAGAAAACTAAAAAGAAGGATAAAGACACCAGTGATGCTCCTGAGTGGGCAAAGGATCTTGCAGAAACTGTCGATAGCATTTCAAAACGGATGAAGAAAATTGAAAATGGTAGCGATAATAAGCGGAAAGGATATACTGGTTCTGATGATCCTGATGACAATGAGGATGACGACAATGAGGATGATAAGGATGTACCCAAGAAGAAACTGAGTGAAGACCTGGACGAAGATACCCTTAAGTATCTTGACTATATCTATAATAAGGAACCGGGAAAATACACGAAACTAACTGATGAGGAAAAGCAGTTAGCAGATGCTCTTTATGCGGCTGCGATGTTGATCATTAATGGCAAATAAGAGAAAGAATAAATTTGTTAGGAGGTAAAAATGCGTACAATGTCCCTAATTAGAAAGGCGCTCAGTGTAGGGACTGGCGGAAATATTACCGATTATCTTCCTGCTCCAATGGCTAAGAAGATAGTTGATTATATCCGTGAAATCAGTCTTATGCGGCGTCTATTGAAAAGCTTTATTCAGAGATCAAGGACTTGGAAGAAAGCTACTAGAGCTACTGGTGGAAGTGCATATCATGTGGGTGACGGAACTGAAGTTACACAAACTAACTTTACGTCCGGTAGTGTGACGTGGACTGCCAAGAAGCTGATGGTCTATTTCACTGTGGATGAAGAAGCATTTGAAGACTCTTTGCCTGATTTAATGTCACAGGTACTTGATGATGGCGCGGATGCACTTGCAGAAGCAGAAGAAAATGCTATTTTAAACGGTGACGATGGACATACCGCAACTGCCGCTACTGTTGCTGCTGCTACGGAAACTAACTGGTTCACTCAAGATGCCCGTTTAATGTTCGATGGAATTTTCCCGGTAGCTACAAGTGCTAGTGCTTCTGATAATGTTGATGCTGCGAGTGGAACTTTTGATAAAGAAATGGTAAATACGGCACTATATAATCTTGGCAAATACGGACGGAATAAAAGTAAACTAATTGGTCTTCTTCCTTCTTCACAAGCATCAAATATCCGTTCTAATTCGGATTGGCATAGTGCTGCAACTACTGGCCTTGCTCTTGCTGCATTTATTTCTGGTATGGGATCTGCTGGTGAAGCTGATGGTCTTGTTACTACTATTTATGGGATTAGATTTTTTGAAACTCCTCAGGTTTCTTCAGCAAATGAGGATAAGATTGCAATTCTTGATAAATCTAGTCCCGAAGTTGGTGATAGGCGTAAGATTAAGCTTGCCACTGATAATGTTGTTGAATCTGATCAGCGCAAATTTGTAATGAGTGAACGTATTTCCTTTAACTATAATAATAAGGCTCAATTAACGGCGATTGATAATCTTAGTACAACGATTGCTTCTTAATAATAGAATAAGAAACAATTAAAGAAAAGGGCGTTTTCGGACGCCCTTTTTTATTTAGTGATTTATAATAGACATTTTATTATTATATAAGGAGATTATTATGAATATTGCAGTATTCAGTGAAAATAGAAACGATTATTGGAGCGGAGGAAGATGGTATCCGTGGTTTATGGGACATGTCCTTGCCAGCTTAGGACACAAAGTAATATTATCTACAAATAATCTTCCTACTTTTGATAAATGTTTTGAAGAATTTCCTGGAAGAGAAAATATAAATATTTTAGTATGTAAACATTATGGCATTAGAAAAGATATGAATAAAATTTTTAAGGGAGGATTTGATCTTACTATTGGTTCTCCAATTTGGGGTGCAGAAAAAGCCGTTACTTTTGCAGAAATATTTAAATGTAAAAGTATGATTTTATGTTATGAACCAAATAATTGGATTGAAGAAAAGAGTGGTAGAGATGACATATTGTTGCCAGGACAAAATTGGTCTAGTTATATAAACGCTTCTAGAAAGTGTGATAAATTTCTTTGTAATGCAAAACTTCCTGCAAAATATGCCCGCAAATGGATTCCAGAAATATCGGACAGAATTGATTATTTATTTAATGGGATTAATACTGTAACTGCGGATAAAATAAAACGTATATTATCAGATAAGAGAAAAAATCAAGTTGTTTATGTTTCAAGAAGTGATCTTTATAAAGGATTTGAAGATATAGGTAAATATTTTTCTGATCTTAAAGACAAACCTAAAATTATTTTTATAACAGGAATGTTGAAAAAAGAAAATGAAGAAAAACTTTTAGATATTTGTCAAAATATTGGTTTAGAATTAGAAGTAAAAATTCTCATTGATGATCAACAAAAATTTCAATTAATTTCGGAAAGCAAGGCATTATTTTTCCCATCTAAGTGGGAAGGTTTTGGTATTCCTCCTGCTGAAGCTTTTTATTTATCAGTTCCTGTGATCTGTTATGATTTACCCATAACAAAGGAAATTTATAGAGATTTTCCACATTATTTGCGATTAGAAAATGAAGAACATAACAAGAAATTAATGAAAAAATTATTTACTGATAATGATTTTTTATTTAGAAAAATAAAAGCTGCAAGAGAATATGTGACTAAATTTGCAGCTTTTGAAAATTACGCACAACATTTGAATGAAAAAATAGCAAATGTATTTAAAGCACCTTTAGCTGATAAAGTTGAAAAAGTTTCTTCACAACAGGAACGAAGTATTATTTCTAAATTACAACCAAAGAAGAAAGCTTCTGATTTTAGTAAATCAGATCTTAAGCCTAAATTTGTATCAAACAAAAAAGTATCTATAGTTATTCCATATTATAATGGGAATTTACAATATCTCAGTGAATGCGTTCAATCAATAGATAGACAAACTCACAAGAATAAAGAAATAATTTTTTTAGATGATGGAACTACAGATAAAGAATGTAAAAAAGCAATTAAAATTATAGAAGATGCTGGCGAATGGCGTTTGATTAAGCATGAAAAAAATCAAGGTATACCAAAATCTATGACGGATGGTGTGAAAGCCGCTACAGGAGATATTATAATTTTTTTGGATGCGGATGACACTTTGCGTGATCGCGCTTTAGAAATAGTGACATTGTGTTTTGAACAAAATAATAATTTAAAGATGTTATATACAAATGAAGTACACATGAATGAAAATGGTGAGATTTTTGCTGAAGAACGTAAACCAAATTGGAATATTGAATGTTTGTATACAGGACAATACTTAAATCACCTTACAGCATTTAAAGCTGATTTTTTGAAAAAAATGATGCCATGTTCTGAAAAATATGGCCGCAGTTGGGATTATGATTTGATGTTGCGTATTGCCGAAAAAACTTCTGAGATAAAACATATTCCAAAGATTTTATATAATTGGCGAATCCATGGTGGACAGTTTGGCGGAGGGGAAGGAGCTTATATTGCTCAAGAAAACGCTATTTCAGCTTTGAATGCACATTTAAAACGCATAAAATTAGATAAGAAAAAACAAATAACGCAAACTCCTAATTTAGGATTTTATGGATCAAAACATAGGATAAAAAGAAAACCAAAAATATTAGTGATCACTATGACAAGAGATATTCACTATCTTGGACAATTATTAATAAGTATGGAAAAACATACCCATATCCCATATGATCATTTGATAGTACATCATGAACCTAAAGGTAATTGGGATAAAAATATATTAGAATATTTTAAAGTTAAAGATTTATGGTTTGAGCTTGAAGATGGAGAATTTAATTTCTCAAAAACTCACAACAAAATGATTGAAAAACATGGAGATGGATATGATTATTTTGTTTTATTAAATGATGATATTATTTTAAATGATAGATGGCTTGAAGAATCAATCGCAATGTTCGATTATAGGTGGGATAAAGTCGGAGTTGTTGGAATAAAATTAATGTACCCCAATGATGAAGATATCAGAAAAATAAGATTACCGAAATATTGGATGGAAAATGTAGCGACAATACAACATGCTGGAGTATGTTTGTTGAAAGATAGAGGGGCTGCTCATTGTTACGTTAATAGACCGAGCAATATGAGAGCAATAAATTTTGCTAGAGAGTTTGAAACAGTAACATTTGCTGTAGTTACTATTGATTCAAAGTGCTTTAATGAAATTAAAATGAATGAAAAATATGATTCTGATTTGAATGATATGGTTTTTTGTATAAACGCGAAGAGAAAAGGATGGAAAATAATATATACGCCTTGGGCTAATGGAATTCATTTAACCTCTGTTACACGAGAAAAATACGGTATTGCTGGAAAAGTTGAAAATCAGGTTGCATTTAGAAAAGAATTTAAGGAAGAAATAGAAGACAAAATGAATTATCCTCAGATGCTAAAAGCTGAAGAGGAAGGTTTATGAATATCGTAATCTGTGCTACAACTTATTTTAGATTATCTCTAACAAGACAATGGCTTACTTCTATTTTGAAGTATTTCCCTGAAGATGCTATTCTTTTGATTGCTGATAATGGAAGTAAAGATGGTACAAAAGAATATTTGGAATCTTTGAAAGAAAATAAAAAAATAGGATTAATAAAATTATTTGATAAAAATATTGGAAAAGCTAAGGCAATGAATTATTTATTTGCAGAAGCAAAGAAAAAATATAATCCTCGATTTTTAGTAAGTTCCGATAATGATATTGTGATTTGTAAAGATTGGGATAAAATATTAATTGAAGTTTTTGAATATTGGAGTAAGAAGAAGAAAATGGGATGGGTAGCTCCAATATATGAAGAAGATAATTGCCCAATGCCAGAGAGCAAAGCAAGAACTATTAAATTGGCAAACGAAAGAGGAGCAGGTTTTTGGGATAAAGGTGGTCTTGCTGGTGGATTTTTTTTAATGCCAATTGAACTTTATGACCATTTGGGCGGTTATTGCATTGATAATGTTTATGGAGGAGTTGATGGAAGTTATTTACATCTTTGTAGAAAAAATAAATACCATTGCGGATGTACTCCTAAATGCGTAATGAGACATTTATGTGGCGGAAAGGAATTTGAAAAGTATGAGGAATGGAAATTTCAAAAACAGAAAGAGCTTAAAGCCTATATGAAGAAGCATGGGAACTTTGATTTTAAGATAGATAAAGGCTTTTTCGATTAGGTATACCCTTTTATTATTTTGACAATCTGAGGGGGGAGTATGACGATCAAGAATGTGCTCTGTGTCGGGGGTCTAGGCTATTTAGGCAGTACAATATCGGGTAAACTTAAAAAAAATGGAAACAAAGTCGATATTTTAGATTGTGGAATGTATGATAATCTAGATGTAGTGGATGAAATTCGTCCTGACAACTTGTTTCAAGAATCCACATACAGTTTTGTATTAGATGTTAAAGATTATGATTTGATAATATGGTGCAGTGATATAGATGTTCCAGAATATTATGATCAAGGTTATGAATATGACGATCCATTTTTTGATTTGTGTTTAAAACAAGCAAAGAATTTTTATTATGTGGGACATTATATTGATATGATCGAAGATAGTCCATATAAGACATTTCGTAATTTTATTATAAATAAAAGAAATAAAATTATAAATGGAGGAAAATATTATATAAGATGTGGAGAATTATTTGGACCATCTCCACGAATGAGATGGGATACGCTTGTAAATCGAATGATATTTATGGCAATTACACAGAAACAAATATTTTTAGAAGGAGATTGGTTATCAAAATACCCTATTTGCAATGTATCGGATGCTGCTGAAGCAATAATTGAAAATACGACAGATGCTTCAGTGGAATTTAATACATTCTCTTCTATAATGTCAATGGTAGAAATTGCACACATAATAGGAAATTGTTTTGAAGATTTTGAGAAAGTAAATACAGTAGGAGATTGTGATAAAATTTTGGATTTAAATTTTGAACCTGATATTAAAGATAATTTTTCGATAGAATCAAGCATTAAACAAATTATACGAGAATTAGAAGCAGGACATCTTCCTGATTTTATGAATGACACGTATAGTAATGAGGTTATTGTTAATAATATGATTAATGGGCGTCTTGCTTGGAGTAGATTAAGAGAATGAGTTATACCACAAAAGCTTCAGCTCTTATATTTCTTCAGAATTATTATTCTTCTGCTGCATTAACTGATATTACGGATTATTTACTTAATGCTTCAGATGAAGAAATAAACTATAGAACTGATACTCAATGGTCTGAAGATACTGAAGATCAGACTATTACAATGGATGGAAATGCTGAAAGATTTATTCAAGTTCCTATAAGGCCAATAATTAGTATTACTTCTATTACAATTATAAGCATGGATGAAGATGAAACAAGTCTTGATTTGTCGGGAACAAATAGAGAAGTAAGATGGAATGATGAAACTGGAATGATTGAAAGAATTGATGTAACAGAAAATTCTTTAATTGAACGTGATTGGGATGAACAAGAAGGTGCAGTATTTCCAGAAGGTATAGGCAATATTCAGATCGTTGGAAAATTTGGACGTGCAGCACCTAGTATGCTTGAATTAATTGCTAATTTAATTATTCTTCGATATATGACTCAGATTGATGCTGAAAATTATAAGACTGATCTTATTTCTGAGACAATGGGAAAATATAAATATATGATGGATCCAAAATCAAAGAGAAATAAAGAAAACGAAAACCTAACACTTGAAGGATTAATTAATTATTTATTTTCTATTCTTCCTAAAGACGATAAACTTTTTTTAGATGCAATTTAATGAGTTTTGAAAGTTTACTAAAGGATAGATGTAATATAAAAAGAAGATCGTTCACTACTAGGAATACTTATGGTGAGCCGGTTTATGGAGATCCTTCAGTTATAGTTTCTGATGTTTCGTGCAGAAAGGAAGAAATAACAGATGATTTAGATGAAGCAAGACCCGTAGCTGGAAATAGAAAACGTTATTTATTTTTTTATCCTGCTGGAACTGATATTAAATCGCAAGATATTATTGAGATTGGAAGTAGTGATAATTATACTGTCGAAAATGTTGAACCAATTGGTGGAAGGAATGCTACACATCATCTTGAAGTAAAAGTTGAACAAGTTAGGGACACATAATGCCTTTTAGGGGAGCCAAGGGAGGATTATTTGTTGCGGAATTTGTTAAGGATCCCGTAAAGATTATCAATAAATCTTTTAAAAAATGGGATAAAATTCAGCAGAAAAAACTTAAGAAAGCATTGAAAGGATCTGTTGTATATCTCAAGAAGAAAATGGTCGACTATGCACCGTCAGGAAGAAGTGGAAGAGGAGCACCATTAAAGACGTTGATTAAAGATTTACCTATTGGAACCGTCAGAAGAAAAGGACAAGGAATATCAATATTCCTTAACAAACGAGGATCAATAACTATTACTTTAAATATTAGACCAAAGAAACACGCCAAGATTAGATGGGTAAACGATGGAACAGGAATATATGGACCTAATAGAAAATTAATTAGACCGAGAAAATCTGAATTTTTATATTTCGAAGTAGATGGACAGTTAATAAGAACAAGATCAGTGCGAGGACAACCTGGACAAAAATTTATTCAGAAAGCAGTTAATGTGTCTAAGTTGATTATTGCTAGAAAGATTCAAAAAGCTTTTAGGATATAGGATAAATGCTTTGTTTTTGCAGTCCATATTACAAGATACGACGATCATCGTGGATGCTCTTGAGGACGTCGAGCTTGGTGATATCCTGGTGGTCGGGAACATAGGGGAGTAGGGAATGGCTGATGGCGTTGCAATTATACTTCACACAACTGGTCGAGGTCAACTCGGTGATGGTGATTATGATCCCGGTAACGTGATTGCTGCTTTTGAATATTTTGAAGAGCAAGGCGAGATAATGTTGCAAATTGGTGCGGATGAACGCGGTCGAGTAAGTGATATCGGTTCCGAAGCTGAGCAGAAGTTTCGCACAGTGCTCTTACCCGGTGCGAAGTTGGTTGACGTGATGGCTTATGTCGGACGTGGCAAGGTGGAACTCAATGTGTCACATAGACCCGAGCAGGAAATTTCCGCAACTGTGGCGCGGTTCGATCCGAAGCGCCGTTGTGTCGTGAAAGTCAAGCGTATACTTGGTGATTTTGGGGAATTACAGCGTGCTAAGCGTGGCCCCGAATGGGAGAAGGAATTGATCCTTCCTAATGATGCGGAGCTTTAATGGCAGACCGTACCTATCTTGTTAAAACCATCGGCACTACTGGCCGGGATTATGCCACGGTCGCCTTGTGGGATGCCGGGCTTGGCGACATGAGCCTTGGTTATCAGATCGGTGTGGTCTACGCAGACTCGGTTTTCACTGAATATAACACGTACGTCTATCATCTTACCAGTGATTATAACAACTATAGTACCAGGGTTGATTTGATTGCTGCGAAAGATGAAGCTCCTATCTGGCGTCCTGGTGCTGTCGCGGCAAGTTATATCATCCGAAACCAAATGAAAGGTTTAACAGCTGGACTCGATTTCGATGGTGTTAATTTAACTGCGGGAATTTTATTTCAAAGTCTTCATGGTGCCAACACAGAGCCTGGACAATTAGTCATTGCCTGCCGGGCGAGAAATGGACCAGCTGAAGGATTTTATGCTAGTAGTAACTATAGAAGAACGCAATATCATTTATGTCTTGCCGATAATAATGCTGGTGATGGCTTCCGGAATGGTCTCCAAAAGAGTATAGGCTTAACTTGTTGTGGTTCCGTCAAGAATGGCGGTATGGGGCTCAGGGGATATAATGATTCTTATAGGCCAACACAAGCATATAACTGTTATTTCCTTGGAAATATTGGTGATGATGCTGACAGTACATACCCACCTGTGGCATCCTTTTACATCTGGATATCAGACACATCTCTAGCTGCCGGAGATGACATCCATCGAAGTGTTGATCCGACCACGCTCGGTTTTACGGACTGGGCGGGTGATGATTTCCGTCTTGCAGCTGGAAGTCCTCTCCTTCAAGTTGGTCAGCCTATTGGCAATGCTGATAGTAGGTATTCTGGATTCCGTCTTGAGTATTACACCAATCGCCCCAGCCGCATGATGATTCGGGATGTGTTTAACAATAATTTAACACGTGCATATTTCGGCGAACGTTTTGACATCGGGCCGCATCAGTTAAGTTATGCTCCAGCCTCTGCTGCCACGCCCACTTTTGATTCCCTTACCGACGCAGCCAGTTCCGGTGAACTGGTAGTCGTTTGGACTTCTGCTGAGGATTGGGTTCTGGTCGTGGACGATACGACTGGTGACATTCTCGGCGGTGGTTCTGGTGCTTCCGGTGGAGTCACTATAGGCGGATTGACTGATGGAAATCCATACACTATTAAGATCAAGGCCAGTTCGGAAGGGAAAACGGATTCTGGATATTCTGGAACCAAGACCGCTACGCCTACTGCTGCTTCTATTCCTACAAAATGCAGTAATGTTGCGGCTTCAAATCTTAATAGAAATCAGGATATAAGATTAACTTGGGATAAATCTTCTGATGATGATGGATCTTCTGTTGATGGATATCAAATATATTCTGGAACTACACTGAATGCAGCTTTAACATTGGCAAATTCAGGAGCAGATTATGATTTTGAAGTAGAAGCTGACGGTTCAGCTTCTTATGTAAAAGATGTAACAGGATATACAAACAATATTGAAAGATTTTTTGTTGTAAGAGCAGTATTGCGTAAGATTGGCGCAACAGATCACGCTGATGGTGATGGAACTCATGCATCGGCAACTCCTGCAACAGACGCTGATATAACCCCCACAGCAAAGGCAACAGGTGTTGGAGCGGTATAATGGCTAGACTTGGTATAAGATTTACAATGCCTTCCGATGCTGATGCTGATGGTATTGCTGTCGCTATTGCTGAAACAGCGGCTGAAGCAGTTACAAATGCAAATGCTAAGACTTTTGCAAAAATGAAAAGATATAGTGCTGGAACTACAAATACGATTTACGTTTATTCTTTAGCTGATGGAACGCAATTAACAAAAGACACAAGATATTATTTTATAGCTAGTCCATTTGACACGAGTCTTAATTTTAATACGGATTATGATGCAGATGATGTAGTTAGCGGATTAGCAACAGGTATTTATGATGTAGCCGCTGCTGCTGGAAGTTTTGAAGCTACATTGGTATCTATACTTAAAGCTGATAGCACAGTTCAAGCAAATGTTTCAAAGGATCAAAGTGGAATAGATTATGAAATTTATCCCACTGGTTATCATCCCGTAGGAAATAGATTTCCACAACTTACTTATGAATTTGACGAAGGACCATCAGAAGATGCTATACCTGCTGGAAGAAGATCTTTAAAACTTATATATTGGGTGAAAAAATCTCAAAGCGAAGCATTCAGTAAGATAAAAACTGTTACCGATAAACTTAATGAACTTGTTAATAGATCAGCAGGCGATTACCAAAGTGTAAATGAAGATACTAATACGGGATACAGAGTTGCCGGTATTATAAAAACAGGTGGAGGCATTGATTTTGATGAAGAACATAATTGTCACACTTTTGAATTGATTTATGATATAATTATTTCGGAGGAAGAAAGTTTTGCGGCGGCAACGAGCGGAGAAGCAGACTGGATTTAATCAATTAGATACTGGACATATTCCAGTATATGCTTATTGTTCTGAAGAATTAAAAAAAATAACTTCCTCAGAAGCCGCTCTTAGTAGACCATTTAATGTTGTTAATTTGACATCTCCTAATAAAATTAATCTTCACATAAGAACTTATGTCGATTTTTATGGAGGTTATGCTGAACATGGAAGAAATGTATTATTTAGATTAGACGATACAGGAAAATATAATTTAAGACTTACACCAATCAAGACACCTATTGATATTGATCCTATAGTTTGGAATAGATGTAATTGGTATACAAAAAATCCTAATTTTAAAAAAGACGAATCAATATTATTAACAATAGCTGGACCAGGATGGATGCAAAAGAAATATTTATCAGAACATAGGGTAAACATTGGTTGGACAATGGTAGAAAGTATGGAACCGCATTCTGATATTGTGCTTTGGTTAGAAAATTGTGATGAACTATGGTGTCCAACTGATTTAGATTGGGCGAGATTTGCAGTAGCTGGAATACCTGAAACAAGTTTATTTAGAATGCATCTTGGATATGATGAGAAAATGTATAATCAAAATATAAAACCTTTAGATATTTCAAATGTCCGTAATAGATTTGTGTTCGGAGTTTTAGGATCATGGAATAAAAGGAAAAATGTAAAAGCAATTGTTCAAGCATTTGCACAGGCTTTTGGTCCTGATGACAATGTTAGTCTTTTATTGTGTTGTAAGTACGGAACAAGACCATATGGAGAAGAAAAAGAGAATGATGAGCGTTGGACTATTGTTCATGAATTTAATCAATACCTTGAAGAAATTAAAAAATCGCCAGATGAATATCCTCATATGTGCTTGATAGATGTGCCTTTGCATGAAAGTGTTATGC